TTGAAGCAGGTCTTGTTGAGGTAGATGAACGCGCCCGCTCGCATGATCGGCGTGACGTCGTAGTCGCCGTCGTTCCAACGCGAGCGCGTGCGGTTGTAGTACTCCTCGTCGAGCTTGTGCAGCTCCTTGTGCTCCTTGAGCGTCGCGACGAGCCCACCAATGTTCGAGACGATCGTCTGATACGTGACGATCAGATCACGGTTGACGTCATTGATCGACGCAACCTCGGGCTGCACGTCGAAGAACAGCGCACCACCGCCAAAGAACGGCTCGAAGTAGCGGCCCCACATCAGTGGCATGCGCTTGCGTAGCTCGGGCAAGAGCTTCGTCTTGCCGCCGACCCATTTGAGCGGTGGTTTCACGCGACTCCTCGAAGAGTCACAGTGTCCGTCATCGAGTGGTACGTCCAGCCCGGCACCGCGCGAGCGTGAAACGGCACGTGTGCGAATCGATCGCCACATGCCTTCACGTATGCGCGATGTAGCAACCGCAACGCCTGGAGGGCTTCGTTTTTGGTCATCGGTTGAAGCAGTAGTAGAGAAACTCGATCACGAGGCGAGCGCCGCCGAGCATGAACAGTGGGTACCAGAAGAACGTGCCGAAGATGTCTGTGGACTTCGTCGTCGGGTCTTTGGGAGCCTGACGCGCAGGCTCGACTTCTCGACGAAGAATGAGCGGTTGTGCTTGTGCCTGCATCTTGATCTTCCTAAGCAACTCGTTGAGGTCGTCGAACCGTAGTGGCTTGTAGCCGCGCGATGGGCAGTCGCAGGTCTCCCAAGCTTCGCCCTGCCGACGAACCATCGGCTGATCGCACATCATGCAGTTCACGAGTGCCTCGCTGCGAATTCGAGGAGCGCGAGATCAGCCGGGTGATCCGTGCGTACGCCCCACGAGATGTTGGGCCCGAAGTAGACCGACCACCACGGACCACTGATGCTGTTCTCGTTCTTCACCACTAACGTTGGCGGACCAAAGTGCGACGGCCTTGCTTCGGTGAGCCCGAGCCACCGCGCATCGACGATCGGCGTGATGAAGGAGAGGTCTTTCATTTGGCGTCCGTGACCGGCGCTGGCTTCGCGAGCCGCGACGATTCGAGGATCGGGATGTTCGCCTCGGTCGGCACGTAGACGATCTCGCGCTGTGCGCTGCCGGCGACCTTATCGATCCACAGGTAACGCAGGTACTCGTCGTGCCCCTGCAGCCCGTTGGCGATGATCTTGTTCGCCTCGGCGACGCCCTTCGCGCGCTCGACCTCAGCCTGTGCTTGGAGCTTCGCAGCTTCGAGCTGTGCCTGCGCTTCGTAGACCTTCACCTTGCGGTTGGACTCGGCGCGCTTCAGCTCGGCCTCGCCCTGCTTGGTCTGCGAGTAGACGTTGTACTGCGGGCAGCCCCACAGCATCGACACCGCGACGAGCGCCGCGAAGGTGATGGGGCCAACGATGACTTTCCCGACGTGGTCTTCCATGGTGGTTCCTCTATCATGCGGGGATGACACCGCGGTGTCACTTGGTATCCTTGGCGCAATCGGAGCAGAAGTCCTTGAAGACGCTAGGGTCTGCTTCTCGTTGGACCCACGCTCGCCGCTTAGCCTCGGCATAGACGGCCTCCTCGCTGTGGCCCACAATCGCTCGGCTGCACTGGCCATCGCAGACGAGCGCGGTCATTTCGAGCGCGGGGCGATTCGCGAGCGCTTCGTACATCGCCTTCCAGCGATCACGATCGTCGATCGCGGCATTGTATTGCGCCTTGAGGCGTTCGTAGGCTTCAGTCATAGCTAGTCTGAGACCACCCGCTTGCACGCGAAGCACTCGATGACGTGCAGCCCGATGATGAACGGGCCCTCATGAATGCCGATGGAGCAGAGCAGCCGTGCCCAGCGCGAGCGCGGCGGCGGCTTCGGTGGGGGTGGAAGTTCGATGGGTGGCTCGCGATACGGCATCAGAACGGGATCCCATCGTCGTCGTGCTCACCACCATCGATGGGCGCACTCGGATCGATGTCGCACTCGAATTCCTCGAAGTCGGGCTGACCCTGCGGTTCGATGCCGTCTACGCCAATTTGCCGCGCTGGGATGTTGATACTGCCGTCGAACCCACGCGTGACGTCGTCACCAAAGTAATGCTGTGCGACGAGCAGATCCTTCTCCTCGCCGTCGGGGCACTGATCGAGCGCTTTGAACGCAGCGTCTTCGATCGCCTCGCGGAGCCGATTGCGTACGATGATCGAGAGCGCGTCCTCGGGGAATTCGATCCACGTCAGCGATTCCTTCGCTCGCGTGATCGCGACGTACTCGATGTTCAGCTCTTCGGGATCAACCCGTGGTCGCCAATCGCCCCACTTGGGGTCGGGCTTGCGGTGCCGCTGGAACGTCTCCTTGATCAGGAAGACGCGATCCGCTTCGAGGCCCTTCACCTTGTGAACCGTCGACAAAGTGATGTTCGACTTGTGCTCGGTGCCAAGCACGTCACGCAGCAGCCCCACGACACGACTCGGTCCACTGGCGTACTCGATCGCGCACATGGCCATGCCGAACATTTGCTCGGCGCGTTCGGCGAGTGCCGTCGACTCGGCTTTCTCGGCACGATCCTGTTCGAGCTTGTACCAGCGCTCGGCGCTCCGCTTGAACGCGTCGGTGCTGCTGTGATCGAGCTTGTCGACGATGCGCAGCAGCGGATAGATGATCTCCTTGCCACCGTTGAGCGTGAACCGCACGCCACGCTTCCACAGCTCTAGCGCTACCCGCAGCAGCGGCGCGTTTGCGCGAGCAAGCACGAACGTCGTGCCGGCAAACCGCGCTGACATCTCGACGACTGCCTTGTCGAACATGACCGTGGTGACGCTGCCCTCGGGGGCGCCGGGGCGAGCTTTGAAGTCGGGCACGAGCTGACTCGCGAGGCGCACAACGGCTTTGGGACAACGCCAGGTGATCGTGAGCCCAAGACGCTTGGCTTTGTACTTCTCGATCATCGTCTTCCACACCTTGGCGCCCTGCGCTCCGCGCCAGCCGTAGATCGAGTTGTGCACGACGATGCCGTTCGCGGAGTACAAATGATCGACTTCCACGTCGAGCGAGTACACGAGCCCGGAAAAGCTTCGATGCGTGATCGATGAGACAACACCCCACGAGTTCGTGCCGCTCTCTAGCGGCAGCGCCATAACTCCAGGGATCAGGTTCGACGTGTGGCACAAAAAGTACGTCGGGCGCCCTTGATGATCCCGTAGATTGGCTCCGGGGTACGGCCACATCGGCTGCTCGAAGCACCGATTATGCGCATCCAAACATTTCTTTGCGCGCTCATGGTGCTGCTCAGAGGTAAGCCCATCAAACATCGCTTTCAACGCTTCTGACGTGTACAGCGAGTTGTTGTGAATAGGCTCGAACGTGGCTGTGAAGAGGCCGTACCGCGCGGCCACGACGCTCTCGTAGATCGAAGCTTCCTGCTTTGTGTCGAAGCATTTCAAGATCCACACGCTATCGGCACGCTCTAGCCGTGCGCGTTGAGCAAGATGAAACGCTTTGCCACCGTTGGTTTTGCTATGCGTTTGGCACCAGCCCACACGGAAGCCGCGGTCCTCGCGATACATCAAGTACACGCAGTACAAGTCACGACGCGCCCAGCGACATAGGAACTTATGGTTCGGCGTGGCCTCTACCTCTCGCCCATCGATCTGCACGCGCGATAGACGACCGTTGTATGGCCGTTTACCCAACGTGAACGCACGGCTGCCCGTGCTCCGCTGCGCCTTCCGTTGCCACGGCACAATCTTGTGCCTCGCCGGGTCCAACTCTTCGATCGCAACGTCACCATCAGTCGTCGTCACGACGGTGCCTGCTGGATGACACTGATGCGGATCACCGACGAGGATGAGCCGACCATCGGGCGCGAGCAGCATCTCGATCAGTGCGAGTTGCGGATCCGCGACGTCCTGCGCCTCGTCGACGATGACCGCCTTGTACCGACTCTTCGGCTTGAGACCGAGCACGACGGGGCCCCACACCATGTCGGGATAGTCGATGTACTTGCGGGCGCGGAAGTTCTGGCTTGCCTTGTACGCGACGCCAACCACCTGCGTGATCGTATCCATCTCGTGCGTCGCGAAGTCACCGAGGCTTTGGTACTCGATGCCGATCTCGCGAATCGTCTTGCCGTCGAGGTCGGGTGCGGCTTGGATGTCCTTGACGGTGCGCAGCAGGCGCACGGCGCAGCGCCGCATGTTCATCGTGAACGAACCGCCGCCCATCCCACGCGCCAGCTCGCCCCATGCGTCGTTGATCAGCTCCTCGGTCGCGTCGTTACCGGCGTCGCGCTCGGGGAGGGACAAATGCGGGAAGTGATCGCGCAGTACCTTGAGCCCGACGGCATGCAGCGTCTTCACGACGACGACCCGTCCTTTGGGGATCAGTGGCAGGCGCTGCTCCATCTCGACCTGGATGCGCTTGTTGAACGCACACAGCAGTGTGCTCGGCGCCGGAATGACTTCGAGCGCATCGAGCACCGACGTCGTCTTGCCCGAGCCTGCACGTGCGTCGATGAGAAGGTTGTCTTTCGCCGTCTGCACGCTCGTGCGGATCGTGGTCTGTTCATCCGTTCGTTGCATCACTCGTCTTCCTTCCGCGCCGCCTCGGCTTGCTGCTCGGTGAGTTTCTTGAATGGCGCCCGCAGCGGGTCGTCGATCAGAATCAGGTGGCACAGCGCCGGTAGCTGATCACTCACCCGACACGCGATGTAGTACGCCTTGTCGTTAGCGCCATCACCGACGCGGTAGAGCGTGATCCACTCCTCGTCATTGAACCGAGCAACCTGCCGCGCGCCCAGCGATCCGATATCGGGCCCCATCACGTCCCCTCCTGTTTCAATAGTTCGATCGCAGCATCGATCGCGGCGAAGACCGGCAGGGCTGACTCCTGGCGATCGTTCCAGGCGACGATCGATTCGCAGCCGATCACCGTGCGAATCGCGCGCAGTGCCGTCGGGGCGATGATGTTCCACACGTCCGGGTCGGTGACGACGCGATCGATCGTGACGTAGAGGCAGCGATCCGAGGTCTTGCCCCAGCCCTTATCGACGAGACACTGCTTAGCGGCTTGCAGGATTTCGATGGGCGACATCGATCTGATCCTTCTTGAGCGCGAGCAAGACGCCGAGCTTGCGTAGGAACGCAGCAGCCTCGTACTCGCCGTTAGTCCACTTCGACGCGCGAGGGCCCGCGACCATGAGCTTGGTGACGGACTTGCGCCGAGCCCAGTGAAAGAGCAGGTTGACGAACGGTTCAACCGCACTGGCTGGATCCACCACCATGCGAGGGATCTTGCGCAGCTGCGCTCCTTCCCACGTCATGCGCGTACCTGGCGTTGCTAGCGGATCCTCGGCATCGACGACGATGATAAGAAGGGCCTCAGCCATGTCGAGGTTCGTCGCGGTCCGCGCGGAGTATCCAGGCAGCGGGCACCGCACGAGGTGCTTCGCGATCTCTGCGGGGATTGGGCCGTCCTCGTCGCAACCGTTCTTCGGCATGTAACCGCCGACGGCAAAGCCGGCATCGATAGCGCCTCGCAAGGCACCACGGTCAACGCCGGTTTGGCCACCCGTGATGATCGTCAATCGCTCGTTCATGGCTAGTTCTTGGTCTGGGCTTCGAGTGCGAGGCGATTCTGTTCGAGGTAGTCATTGAGGCTGAGCTGCTCGAACTGCTGGCAGTGTGGTTCGGTGTGAAGCAGCGTCTCGTCCTCACCGTTGGTGAGCCCGGCAGTAACCGTGCCTTCACAGAACGCGCACGGAAATTCGACGAGCGGATCGAACGTGAACTCGGTGCCGTCGGGCTTTTCGAGCGTGTCAGCCATCGGTCTTCGCGGCCTTGCTCGGGAACATGATCTTCGCCATGTCGACGATCTGGTCGATCGTCTTCATGCGATTGAGCATGTCGTCGAGCGTGATCGTCGTCTTGCGCCGCAGGAGCGCCATCGCTGCGAGGCAGCCGAGCAATGCTGCGTCAGCTCGATGGTTCTTGACGAGGTCGACGATCTTCTGGCCCAGCTCGTAGGCCTGCTGAAAGTTCTTGAGGGTATCGGGGTCGATGTTCATTTTGATTCCTATAGCGCTACGGCCCAGGCGATATCGTCGGACTTCTGGGGCGAGATCACCCATCGTTGTGCCTTCGGTAGCATCCAACGCTTGCGCACGTAGCGCATCACCTTGCCGCGAACCGAGCGCGCGAATGCAGTCGCCCATGACCTACGACGGAATCGATAGCCCTTGATCTCGCCTGCCTTGTTCTTGAACGCGACGATCCAGCGGCCTCGATTTGCCGTCGAGCGCGCGGTCAGCGGATTCGGCAGCCCATCGCCTGTGTAGACCATTGCAGCGGCGGTCACGATGAATTGCTCGCTGAGCTTCACGACTTCCTCTTGCGCTTCTTCATCGCGGCTGCAGCCGAGAGCGGAGAACGGCGTGGACGGCGATCGACGTTGAGCGCTTCGATACCGAGCTTGTCGTTACCGTAGTCGAGGGCCGTTCCGAGAGGGCACCCCTGGAGGTACGGACATCTACAATCGGCGACGCACACGTGATGTGTGCCGTCCCCGCTCTTGTAAATGAACGCGCGTGCGGGGCGCCCGTTGTCGGGACGCCAGCGACCATCTTCACCGAGGCGCAGTGGATCGTTCTGGTCGTAGTCGACACCGTCGGGCTTACCTGCGCCGCGCGGGGGTCGACAAAGTGCGTGGGTATTGGCCATGAGCTACTTCTTTTGGGCCGGGTCAACGCCGAGGCGCATCGTCGCGAGCACGCGCTCGTACGTCTCCGGATGCACCTTCACGTCATCGACGAAGTACTCCGCGGCGGCCAAGCCATGCCCGCTCGCGCCCTCGACGATCTCGATACGTAGGTTCGGCCCGTGGTACTTCGTCGAAGAGACGAACACGGTCTTTGGGTTGCGTTTGCTCACTTCTGCTCCTGCCGTTGCCGTTTTTGATCGATCGATTCGCGATCCTCGTCCCAGCCGCTGTACTTGAAGCCGGCTGCTTCGAGGACCGCCATGCCAACATTGGTCGCGAGCCATTGCACGACGCTCGACGCGACGAACCAGTCACGCACCGATGGCGTAGGCGCCGTGTCCGCGGGCTGCCCATTGCGCCACGGGCCTTCGTAGGTGATCTTACCGAGCGAGAAATCGTCTACGGCGTTTCGCCACGCCGCCATGATCTTGGTCTCACGCGGGTTGAAGCCGTTGACCACGCGGTAGTGCAACGCCCCACGGTAGCGCCACTCGATCATCGATTCGATCGCCGCCTTCGCCTCACACACCGCGCACGGGCACGGGTTCGGCTTGTCGTTCGGGCAGTCGACGTAGTCGCAGTCGCGATTATGCGCGATGCGGTACAACGCGTTTTCGAGCACTCGAACGTTGTGCTCTAGCGCCATCGCGCGGTGCTCTTCGCTCATGGCACCACCGCAACGTTTCCGCTGCCGTTGCTCAGCTCCTTGTGGACGCGCTCGAACTCCTCGTTCGAGGCGAACGCCCGCCGCGTAACGAGCTGCACGTAGCGCCAGTAGTCGTCGCTGTGCCACTTGAACGGGCACGAGCCACGATAGCTACCTTTGCAGTGATAGACGCGCTTACCGTGCGCGGGCTGACCAGCCTCTGCGCTAGACCCGAATGCCGAGCCACCACAGCGTGGGCAGGTGAATTCGATCTCTTGAGTCGTCTCTGGCATCGACGAGCCCCGTTGTAGTCGATGGGGCTGTCATCGATGCAACTAGATGCTCGGCGCAGGCTTATCGGCAGGTCCGTGCGTGTGTTGCTGCGGCGTTGCGCCGAAGTTCGCAGGTTGCGTCGGAGCAAGGAACTGCGGCACCGGCATCACGCGTGTGTCGTCGGTGATCTCGACGCGGTGGACGTCGAACCAACGGCCATCAACAGGTTTGCCGTCCTTGTCGAGTGGCGGCGACAGCACGGCTTGGATGCAGCCGTAGAGGTCGAAGCTGATCGAGGCGACGACGCCCTGAAAGCTGGTGATCTTGTCTTTGCCCTTCTTGCCGAGCATGTCGATGTAGTCTTGAGCGCTCATGGCTCTGTTCTAGGCGATGGGGCTGTCATCGCCGAAAAACATCAACTTTTGGTTTACCTTTTTGGGGCCCTACACCTTGTCCCAGCTATCGCCGATCTTGGTCTCGACGGGGAAATTGATGGTGCGCCCATCGCGCTCGCGCTGCGTGGGGAACACGCGATCGATGTCAGCGGCGATGGCTTCGGCGTCGTCCTCCCAGCACTCGAACACCGCGGCGTCGTGAATCTGCGCGATCGGCTCGGCCTCTTTGTACTTGTCCAGCTCGTCCATCATGCGCGCCATGCCCTCGTTCATGATGCCCGAACCGAGTGACTGGATGCCGATGTTCATCGCTTCCGACGGCTCGACGTTGCCCATCGGCCACACGCGACGCCGGCCGACGATGATGTCGCGCAGCTCGAACGGTGGCGACGACGCAATGCGCACTGTGTCGTGCTGCCACTTCACGACGCCAGCCATCTTGCGCATCAAGGTCTCGACGGCCTTCGCAACGTCGACGAGCTTGACGTTGTAGCCTTCCTTGAGCATCTGCTTGTGCAGCGTCTCGACGGAGCCGCCGTAGAACGCGCCGTACTCCATCGGCTTGGTCTGCTCGCGGACCTGCTTCTGGCTGTCCGGATCCATCTGGTCGAAGCCGGCGAAGATCACGCGGGCGCACTCGCGGTGGATGTCGAGGCCTTTGCTGAAGACGTCGAGCAAGAACGGATCACCCGACACGAGTGCAATGCCACGCGCTTCGAGCTGCGAGAAGTCGAAGCCGACGAGCTTGCGTCCCGGCCGTGCTCGGATCTGCGCCCGGAGGTTGGGCCGCGTCATCTTCGAGATCGAGCCATCCTTGTTGACGCGGAAGATCTGGCCTGTCGCGTTCGTGAACTGACCCTTCTCGGGGACTGTGAGGCCCATGATTTGGGCAAGCGCATCGGCGACGAGCTTCTTCCACTTGTCCTTGGGAACGTTCGAGACGACGGGCCACCGCGACGCCCAGCGCCCGGAGATCTTGTGCACGCTCCAGATCGGGTGGATTCGATCGTCCCAATCGGCGTAGCCGTACTGCACGATCTCACCACCGACGGTCCGATCGAAGATCTGCCAGATGAACGTCGAGAGGAGCTTGTCGTTCTCGCGGAAGTTGAGGATGTCGCGGATGATCGGAACATCGACGAGCGATTCGAGGACGTCTTTCTTCGTCGAAATCTGGCCTGCTTCGGTGGTCTGATAGAGACCAACGCCCATCGCGAGCAAGAGCGCCGCGATGTGCTTACCAGCGCCGATCTTCCATTTCCAATCCGGGTCCTGCTTCATCACGTTGAGTCGGACCTGATAGCGCTCCTCGAAGTCGTCGGGGTCGAGCTTGCGCTTGACCTGCGCCTGCTGCAGTGCGAGGTGATGCCAGATCTGCTCGCGCAGCTTCGGGTCGCGAGCAGTGTCTTCGACGGCGCGTCGGGCTTCCTGCACGTTCTTGCTGAACGTGTTGAGCAGCGTCGTGTTGATGTCGCGGTTGACTGGCATGCCCGCGAGGTGCATCCGACTCGCGCACTCGGCCATCTTCTTGTCCAGCTCGTAGACCTTCTCGACCTTGTTGCGCTTGATGTGGATCGCGAGCGGCGAGCGCAGCCGACGCGTCGAATACGTATCCTTCGCGTTGTAGAGCGTGAGCTTCTCGGGCGTCTCCTCGGCGTTGCGAAACTCGCTCTTCCACGGCTCGACGCCGTAGAACTGAGCGGTGACGACCTGCAGGCGATGCGCATTGCCCGGGAACGCCGCGTGGTGCGCGAGCAGCGTGTCCTCGAACAGGTGCGCCGGCAGCTTGAAGCCGTACGCACGCAATACAGTGCGATCGTAGAGCCCGTTGTGCGTGGTCAGGATGACCGAGTTGAAGAGGATGTTGAGGTAGGTGTGGCACCACGCCGGCAAGAGGTCCCAGTAGACCGAGACGGCGCGCTTGCTCGTTGCTAGGCCGATTGAGCGGATCTTCGCGACGTAGGCCATGAGCGCCGAGTGGCGATCGGGTTCGTCGACGTAGGTCTCTAAGTCGAGCGCGACCTCGCCCTCTTCCATCGCTTCGCGGAAGATGTCGAGGAAGAGCCGCTCCGCGCGTTCCTGGTGCTCCCATTCGATCTCGACGTTGTCGAAGTTGAGCCAGATGTCCTTGCCACGCGCGATCGAGTCGACCTTGACCGCGTCGTAGATGATGTTGATGAACGCGAGGTCGGGCGTGTGGGAGCCACCGATGGACGCGCCGCCTCCACGAAGTAATGCCGCTGGGTGAATAGCGGGAACGACGCATCGAACGCCGGAACCGTCGACGTCGACGCGGAACGTCGTGCCGACGATGTCCGTGATCTTGATCGGCTTGGGTTTCTTCGGCTTCGGGTTGAGCCGCTTCTGTTGCTCACGGGCCTCCTTCTTGAACTGCTGCTCCTTGAGCCAGACATCGTATTCGAGCACCGCATCGCGCTTCGCCTTGAGCGCCATCCGCGCCTGATTGCGTGACAGCTCGTGCATGAGCCACGCCTTGTCGGGCTTCGCACGGCGGACCTTTCGATACTCGGCGGTGAGCTGCTTCGCCCGATGGCTCAGCATCTTCTTGAGCCGCTTCTCGGCGAGCTTGCCGATCTTCTTTTGCTTCGCTAGCTCGTTTTTCTTCGTCGGCTGCTGCTTGAGCTTCTGCTGCTTCTTGATCTCCTTCGGCGTATCGGGTGGATCAATCGCGTCGAGCACTTCCTTTGGAATGATCGAGCGCGCCGCAACCGCGCCGAGCGTCAGCATCGGCTTACCGGGGAACTGCGCCAGCTCGCGCATCAACCGCGGCCTGCACGCTTCGGCTGCGCGATGCCGATCCTGCTCGTTCGAGTTTGGCGTCGGCATGCACAACGTTGCGTTGAGCACGCCAAGCTGCGCACGAGGACGTCCGATCTTGTGTAGGATCTGCTCGACGACTTGCCCCGTCGGTCCGACGAACGGCCGACGCAGCATGACCTCGGTACGGCCAGGCCCTTCGCCGCAGTAGAGCCACATCGGGTCTTCGGCGAATTCCGAAAACACCGGCTTGTTCGGCATGCCCAGCGACGAGAATGGGCAATCCTCGCAACGCGCACCGTCAGCGGTTCCGCGATAGACGGGTGTTGCGGCAGCGTTCATCGACCCGACGCGCTTCCTGCGAGCGGCGTGTGGGCTTTCTTGCCCGGGCGCTTCGTAACGATTCGTCGAGAGCCCCTGCGATTGACCTCGACGGAAAATTGGTGCTTGGTGCACCACCAGATCGGGTGATAGCGAAGATTGACCCGACGTCGCTTCCCAGCGACCCATACGCGAGAGAACGACTCGACGACGCGATAGCGCACAACGAGTGGTTTGCGACAGAGCGGGCACCGCATGACGTCAGGCATCACTTCACCGTGATCTGCAGCTCGGCAACTTCGCCAAGACGTGGGACCTTACGGGCCGCTTTGCGCCGTAGTGAATGCGTGCTTGCCATGTACCCGTCGCGTCCTTCGCAAGGCACGCCGATCTTCATCTTGCAGTAGCCGCAATCGACCTGCACGACACACGGGTGCGTGCGGATCCACACGCCACGTGCGGCGGGGTGCGGGACGAACGCGAAGCCACCGACGACGTACACCTTCGTTGGCCCACGTCGTCGCGCCTGCAGCTTGCCGCGCAGCGATTCGAGGGCCTCGTTGGCCCACTGTTCGCCCTCCGCTGCGGCCTCGGCAGCTTTGTGTGGATCCGACATCAGGTCTTCACCTCGAACGCAATCGTCTCGCTGTGGCGATAGATCGTGCCGCCGAATTTGCCGGTGCCGATCAGCTCGGCGAGGTGATGCCCATTGATGCCGGCGACGCCGACCATGAACCGGATCTCGCGCTGCGGCTGACCAACGAGCTGGTAGAGCACGAACGCGCCCGTGAACGTGACGAAGCGAACCTCGTCATGCGGGATGCGGTGGATGGTCGAGCCGTCGATGATCGTGAGCACGCACAGCTCAGAATCCGGCGCCACTACGCGTACTGCCCGTTCGTTTCCAAGCGGTCGTACATCTGCTCGCGAATCATGCCGAGGTCCTTGAGCAGCTTGCTCTTGGGCCGGATGTACGCCGCCATCGAGAGCCCGATATCGAGCTTGATGATCTGTCCACGCTCGACGAGCTTGCGCAGATGCCGGTAGACCGCGCGCTCTAGCGCTTGCGGTGACTCGGCGGTGCCGTAGTCGTTCTCGACCTCGCGCAAGATCGCGCCGAAGTGCGTAGGCCAATGTCTACTCGTCGCGTTCGCGATCGAGCGATCGAGCGCCTTCGATGAACTGCGTCGCCACAGCGGGCGCCCCTCGCTCGCTGCACGCTCTGGTTTCCGTTTCGTCGTGATCTCGTGCGCCTCGTGAAGCTCGACGATCTCGCAGTCCTCGCTCCTGCAGTAACAAGCTTCAGCCATGCCGCGGGCAGACCGCGGGCAATTCCCCGGTTGAGACATACCTATCCAGCCCCCTGGAACTCCCGTCCGACAGGCGGGAGTGTTAGCGGTTTTTACGCCGCACCGTTGTTCCGACGCTCGGTGCGCGCGTGAGCCCACCACATAGCGACGCTCAGGTTGTGGATTCAACTTTTTTGATCAAAATTTCACGCATGCGATGATCCTCAGGAGATCTTCCTGAAGCATCGCGTTCACTTCGCGATCAGATCCCGCATAAAATTCTTTGCAGAAACTTTGATCGGGAGCGCATTCGCACACGTTATCCACAACACGTCGCATAGCCATCAGCTGTGATTGCGACAGAACCGCACGCTCATAGAATCGGGGGATGCCAATCCGCCTTGTCGATCTAGAGCCGTCGTTCGTACGCCATGAGGTGAAGATCGAGACACGCAAGCGTGTGAAAGCGGACGTGGCATCAAGCCGCCCGTTCGGTCCATACATCGAGGGCGACTTCGAGAGCCACACGGGCCCGACCGAGTATCGCGTGCACGTGGACTCGCTCACCGAAGCCGATGGCATCGTCTTTTTGTGTCCCAAGTGCGTCAACGATTCTGGGCACCAGGTGCTCTGCTGGTTCGAGGATCGCGTACCCGAGGACGTAAAGCCTGGGCCAGGCCGTTGGTGGCCTGTCGGCACAGGCTACGAGGACCTGACGTTCGCGCCGCACAGGAAGAGTAACTCGGTCGCGCTGCTCGGCGGCTGTGGAGCGCACTTCACGCTCACCAACGGCGTGATCGAGGGCGTGTAAAGGCAACGAGCTGGGACCACCCCAGCTCGCTGTTCCGCGTTGACGTTTGGACACCACCGAGAAGACGTCGCACGCGAAAAAATTGGCTCGCGATCGAAGGCGGACGTCTATACGCATCCCAACATCGATCACGGGCCGAAAATAGTGCGGTCTCTCCCGCCGTCACGCTCGTGGGCACAGTCTGCCGCGTTCGCATCTCTCACAGAGCCCACTTCCGTCGCTTCAAGGAGCCGGTTCTTTAGCGAGGCAACGATAGCCACGTTGGTGGCGAAGCTCGTCGGCATTGAACCGTCGAGCCCTTGTCCCGGGTTGCAGAACCACCTAGGCGCGGCGTGCGCCGTTGGTCGCCGGCTTGCCAGCGCCAGCCTTCGCGGCCTGGCTCTTCGCGTTCATCACGGGCGGCGGCGGCGTCTGCTGAACCTCGGCCGGCGCTTCTAGCGGACGCTCGTTGGCGACGTTCGCGAAGGTCTTCGCGGGACGCGGGTTGCCGTTCTCGTCAGTCGTCGCATCACCCTGACGGTGAATGACGGTGACGAGGAGGCGCGAGCCCATGATCTCGCTCGCAACGAAGCGCGAGAGGTTCGCGCCGCACGCGACCATGAGCGCCTTGATGCGGCCCTGCGACTGCTGGAGCAGCGAGTACGTACCGAAGAGCTTCTGGCCCGAGAAGGCCTTCGCCTCGTCGGTCAGCTGCGCGTCGGCCTCGGCGATCGTGAACGTCGCCTTGATCGTCGGGTTGTTGTTCTTCGACGGCTCCTGCTTCAGCATGCTCACGTCGACGACGTAATCACCCTGCGGCACGAGCTGATACTCACCGGACCATGCTTGGACGTCGGTGTAGTCCTGCTCTACGACGAAATCTGCAAACTGATCTTCCTGGGCCATCTGACTTTCCTCTGTTGGTGTTGACGTTGCTAGTAGCTACTGCTTGGCCCCTGAAGGAGCCTGAGACCTGATGACGACCGGCGGTGCTTTCGCAGCCACCGGCTTGACGGGCGAGACCACGACGGTCTTCGCGCCGTTGATCTTCGGTAGCGACTCACGGATCTGATCCGGGTCGTAGCCGAGGCACGTGACGAGATCGCTGTACGTGCCGCTGAACGGATCGGGCAACCGATCCGCGTTGATGCCTTCGCGGTGGCCCGCGATGTACTTCATGTACTGGCGCGTGCGGATCTCGCGAACCTCTTGCTTGTTGATGCTGTCGACGCGCGAGTAGAACAACATGTCGACGCCCGCGGAGAACTTGTCCTGCTGGCCACCGGGGATCAGCGGACGACCCTTCGGATCGTCGTCATTGGGGTGCTTCGCGAGGCAGTTGTAGATAACGGTGGCGCCACGCTGCTGGAGTTGCACACGGACCTCACGCAAGTGCCGGCCGAGATCGCCGTACGCCGCGCGCTGATCGAACTTCTGCTGCGAGCGAATGATGCCCGCGAGGAAGAAGTCGCAGTAGAACGTGAACGCGTCGAACACGACGGTGCAGACCTTGCCGCTCGCGATGAGCGGGTCCATGCGGCCATACATCTCGACAAGGTCGTTCATCTTGTCGATACCCCACACGATTGGCTCACGATCGGGCTCGAAGTACGTCTCGTGATCCATCGTGAGCGCGCTCTTCCAGCCGTTCTCCGTCGTGTCAGCGATGACAAGCGTGCGGGGAAACGAACCGGAGAAGGTCGTCTTGCCCGAACGCGTGTCGCCGTAATTCAGGATCGACAGACGGGGCAGCTTCGACGGGGCGTCAAGAGTCAGCTCACGCATTCCATAGGCTCCTGCTGAGGAGCCTGCACGGCCGCTGGCTTGCGCCAGTTGCACTTCGGATTCGAGCAATACGCTCGCTTGCGAGCTGCTTGGCGCGTGAGCGGCCCACTGCAGTGCGGACATCGCTTGATACGAATTCCGCGCTTGCCAGTGTGCGACTCATGCGCTGCATGCAGCTCTTCGAGCGGACACCGCTCATCGCGGCATGGCTCGAATCCGAAGTCAGCTCTGAGGTCCACAACGGGAGCAGTTCTACGCGATGGGGCTGACATCGACGTAATCAGCCTTGCCACCACGATGGCATCGTCGTGGACGAGGCCTTGAGCGCGGTGTTTTCACTCTGAAGCTGAGCAATGCGCTTCTCCAGCTCTTCGATCTTGGTCAAATCGGCAGCGTTCTCGTCCTCGAACGCCTGCTCCTGTGTTTCGAGGGCGACGTAGGCTTGACGAAGCAGTTCGATCGGATCGGTCTCTCGATCGGTCACGGAGCCGTAGCGCCAGAGGTATCGCTTGATCTCTCTAAGCAGCGCGGCCTCGCTCCACTTCTTTTCACGCGGTGCGATGGCTTGATCGAGGTCGGTGAATTCTGGGGTCGCGCACGTAGCCATGCTAGTTGATGCTCCATCCCTTGCGGGGCTTTGGGGGTTCAAGGCCGAGGACCTCGGCCGCTTTCTGCTCGACGAGAAACGACATCGACACGCCCTTACGCTTCGCTTCGGCGCTGATGCGGTCGTAGTGATCTTTGCTGACGCTGATGTGGCCGCTGTTCTTTCTACTCATCGGGTTCCTCTAGTGCTGGTGCTGGTTTGGATCGACGGGGTCGCTTCGAAGCGAGTGCGAGAGCGATGGGACAGCCTGCTCGGTGAAAGCCAGCCCCAAGGCACTTGAGGCAAAATTCGACTTTCTTTGGTTGAACCGGCTGACCCTTCGCTCGTGGCATCGTTAGCTCCCCGTTGTGCAGTGGTCCCACCACTCGCAGAAGCCATAGCGATCGATGCAGCTGTGGCGTGCGCGTGGAAAATTATCCGTCGCGCTGGCGAGCTGAATCGCCCCCTCCCAGCGCTTCAGGTCTTCTCGGTGCTGACCGGTCTGCCAACTCGACGGCGCGATGATCGTGCGCGTGAACTGGACCTCTTTCTGGCGGCCGATGATGTTCATGATCACGCCGCGTAGCGGACCGTAGCGTTTGTCGAGGCCGAGCCGCTTCCACAGCTCGACCTGGCCGAGGACTTCGCCATCGTTCGACCAACCGTCGGTGGCGGCACGGTCGAAGCGTTGCTTCGTCTTGTGCTCGATGATGTACGTGCCCGGTAGACGCATCGGCGCCTCGTCGGAGAAGTACGCCACGAGGTCGTAGCGGCAGCTCTCGTTGTTACGCGGATCGCGTAGGTTCAATTCGACCGCGAGCGGAGTGAACTGATCATACTGATAGAACAATCGATACGCGACGAAGAGCCGCCACGCTTCCGCGGCGTACTCGGGGTTGCATTCGAGCCGCACACGCTCGTGGAGCGTGTCCGGCGTGAGCGGGTACCGCGGATTGATCTTCCGCATGTACATGACCGCGAGATACGTATGCACGAGCGAACCGACTGCGATAGCGGGCGACTCGACCGCGATGAACGGCTCTGCATGCTCGATGTAGCGGCGCTTCCACGCGTAGGGGCACTTCTGGAAGAGGTTGAAGCTCGACCAGCCGCGCCCCGTCGATGCACCACCGAGCCGCTCGACACCATGATCGTGGAAGATCCGCGACACGACAGCATCGACGAATGGGTGCAGGATCAACTCGATGCCACCACTGACGGGCTCTTCGATGGGCTCGTCGTCGGGCGGGATCACTAACTCGACGCTCACACCAAATGAATCGGTGTACTCGACGAGGCAGTCATCGACCTCGGGGTGATTGAAGAAGCCATCCTCGCGCGGCGACAGCTCACGATCGCAAAGCAGACACGTGATCATCGCCAGCCAAGCACAAGCGCTGTGAAGTACGCGGCGAAGATGAGAAGGACACCGTGCGCCAATCCCGAGAACAGTTTGCTCGCGGCCCAAAAGTACGGGCTCTCGCCATCGTCGGGCTCGCTGCTGCGCATGCCGAACAGCACGTACGCCGAAAGCAGTGAGATGCCGTACCAGGATTGGTACGTGGGCCCGTCTCCATACTGGGGTGCCAGCAAGAGGTTCCACAGCGTGTCGGCAATCTTGGCGCTCACCAATGCAGTAATCGGTGAGATAACGAACAAAACGACCAGAAGAATTGCGGCCTGCGTCCCCGTGATCTTTGTCTTACCCATGCGCGCCGACCGTAAGCGCTGGGGATGACATCGCCGTCAGGCGGCGAGCATGTCTTCGAGGAGCCGATCGAGATCGGCCTCCTCCTGAGTACCCAACGCTGCACTACGGAGTGCGTCAATGGCATCTACCGCAGCGCCAACACCCAAAGGATTCGCGGCACCTAGCTTCGACACGAGCGAGCGGATGATGCGCTGATCGACGATGTGATCGGCGACGACGAACGTGACGTCCATCCCACGCAATGGCGAGAATGTACGCATCTCGGCCTGGCCGATGACGGCCGGTGTGTAGTCGATCTCGCCAAACAGCGCGAGCCGCGCGACGCTGAAGTCGACGGCAACCTGCGCAACTGCCATGTTGGCAACGAGTGCCATCGGGTTGCCTGCGCCGCACTGCTCTTTCCAGTGTGCAATGCGCTCTTCTCGGGTAACGGCGGGGATGTCACCGTGGATCATCACCGCACGGTCGCCGAGTTTTTCCTTCACGCGCTCGGCGGTCTCCTTGTGCCACGTCCACACGACGATCGGCTCCCCTGCATCGAGCGCCTTGTTGGTCTCGGCGACGATCGTTGGCACCTTGAGCAGCGCGAGCTGCGATCGATAGTGCGCAAGGTTGCCGGCGGTGTTCGTGCGCTCGCTTTTGAGCTTCGCCGATAGGATATCGAGCTTGCGCCGCGTGACGTCGTCAACGCTCGCGACGATCACGCTTCGAGTGATCGGCGGAATGTCGTCGGCAACATCAACCCAGCGACGACGTAGCATGATCTCGCTCATGCGCGCCTTCAGCTCGACCTCGTTCGAGAGCCCTGTGTACTGAACGCCGTAGCCGGTCTGCACCGGCAGCCCGTAACGCATGCAGAAGTCACGGAAGCCGCCAAAGCCGCCCGGCGCGACGAGCCCGAGCACCGCCCAGAGGTCCGACGGCAGATTCCAGATCGGCGTGCCGGTCATCGCGATCACACGCTGTGCTCGCATCGCGTGGAAGATCGCCGCGTTCGTACGCTTGCTCTTGTGGTTGGTGAGGAAGTGCGCCTCGTCGAAGATCAGCGTGCCGATATCGAGCGGCGTCTGCCAATCCTTGATGACGTCGTAGTGCATGAACACGAGCGGGTGCTTGAGCACGTCCGGGTTGAACTTGCGCCCCGTGACGACGCCAATATTGTCGGCATGCTCGGGCCATACCCGTCGCATCCAACCCAGCCACACGCCACGCGCCTGCAGTGGTGCTGTGACGACGAGCGGACCCGAATCGGGTTGATGCGCCATCAACGCGGTGAGCGTCTTGCCAACGCGCATGTCATCGCCGAGCAATGTGCCGCGAATGCCACGCCGCGCGTGGATGAAATCGATGCCGGTCTGCTGCGTCGTGCGCAGCTTGAAGCCCAGTGCTTCGGTAGCCACATCGCGCTGTGCCCAGACCTCAGGAACGTTGTTCGTCACGCTGAGCAGCCGCTGCGCCTCATCGTTGTTGAGGAGCGGCAAATGCGTCTGATGGATGCGGCACGTCGCGCCCTGCAACAAGATGCCGCTCGCGCCGAAGATCGGGCGCACCATATCGATCGGCGCGACGTACCAGCCAGGTTTGCCAACGAATGGACGAATCATACGGCCCGTCGCAAGTCACCGCGGATCGCGGCTTCAAGGTCGGCATCGTGCTGCGTGCAGTTGGCCGCGAGGTCACGACACTCATACGCGAGCTGTTGCGCGACGGCGTTGAGCCGATCGCGCTCGTTGCACACCAACTCCAGCTCACGCAGCTTCGTCGCAAGCGCCGTCCGCGCGAACGCCGCACGCTCGGCGTGCTCGGCGACAACGGCGACCGTCGGGTAGTTGTTGCCACTGCCCGAGATTTTCTGGTCATCACGCAGCCGCACGCGAAGCATGCCTTCTTTGTCTTCCACGGCGCTCACGCGTAGTCCTCGTTCCAGACCAGCTCACCGTCGGGGATGTCGAGGCCTAGCTCGACCTTCGCGCGCTCCTGCAATGCCTTCCACTGGCGCTTCGCCTCGTCGAGGAACGTCTCCTCGCTGTAGTTGTGGAAGGTCTTCGTCTCGCGGTCGTAGTAACGTTTGCGTGCCCGCTCGACGATGCCATTCATGACGCGTGCGAGATCATCAACGCGGCAGATTCCCACCGAGAGACTACGATCACCGCTGTAGCCCCTGCTGAGCGTAGTGAGGATCGTGATGCCGAAGACGTTCGCGCCCGAGTCGTACGAGCTAGACACGCCCGCGCCCAGTTCCTGAAGGATGTCGCAGAGCCGCTCGTCGTAGTCTTTGAACGCTGACGCGTCGTAGAGACCATAGATGATCTCGCTGTAGGGGCCCTCGCCCATTAGTTCACGACCTTGTCGTCGAATTTGTCCTTGACCCACGCATCGGCGCTCATCGTCTCTTTCGACTCGATGAGAACGAACCACACTGCACGAAGCACGGCCCGCCACTTCGAACGATAGGAGCCAAGTGGGCGGGGATCATGCGCTGGGTGCTCTTTGCCATAGACGATGAAGCGTTCAAGCAGCATTGCGGATTGCCTCCTGTTCACGATCCCACGGGATCAGCGGTGTCGTTTCCGCTTGGAACAGCGGATGGTTGGGGTTACCACTGCTCGTCGTGCCGAGGCACAGCAGTGGCTGCTTCGCGAGCGGCGACGAGCGGTAGAGATGCAGAAGATCCTGAATGCGCCGCCCGGCGCCCGGGATGTCGAGTACGTGTGATCCCCACGCAAGGCACACGTCAGCGCGAACATAGCTGCAGCCCAGCACGTGACCGGGCATTGCGAGCATGCGCTTGATCCATCGATCGCTATTGGGCTCGTTGCCCATTGCCGGATCAGGGCGCCCGCATTCAGCCTGACGAATCCGGGCCTCATCTCGAATAACCTTCCAGTCCTTCGAGCGATAGCTCCACAGATTGCCGACGAGGATGTGGCTGTAACCGTGATAGTTCGCGATGCGCACGCACGACTCGGCGGTCGGATCGTTCTTGATGTCATCCGCCGTCGACGGATTGAGCATCAGGTAGATCAACACGCGCCATCGCGCGAAGTCGTAGGTCGAGCGGTCCCACACGGACGCTCCGTCGTTCCACGTGTAGAGCGCGTGCTCCCACGACCGCATCAGCGCGAAGCGGTGCTTCTCGTCATCGGACAATCGACACGCCTTGTACGTGTAGACGAGCTTCGGTTTCTTCACCGGCATTCTTCCCTCACGCGCATGAGTAGGCGCCCAAGCCAGTTCTCACCTCGGCCTCGACAGACGCCCCAGTAGTGGTCGCCCCACGTGTTGCCCTCGATGAGCGGACGGTTACCAGTCGACAACAACATCGTACGTAGTTCTCGATTGCTGAACTTCGAACGTAAGCACTCGTGCATGATGTCGAGCTTGGTTACCTCGAACATCGGGTCCATCAAGACCTCGCCTCCACGACGCTTCGCCAAAAAAGCGGTGATCGAGTTGGCGATGTAGTCGTGATCCTCTGTCGAAGCCGCCTTCGCAGCCTGATACGCATGCTCGACGGAGATATACTGCCACCCGTTGCGCTCGACGGTGCACAGGTAGAAATTGCTGAGAAAGCGATACGCGCCGTCGAAGCGGTGGATCGAGTCATCGGCGCCTGGCTGCACGTTGCCGTTTCCTCTGCGCCTCGCTACGCCGCTTGAATCGCTGCACTTGCAGCCGCTCGATAATACCCGCGGCGCCCACAACCGCTCCAATGCTAGCCATCAGCTGCGAACGCTGGAACTTCGTGAGCGTGCCAGGAAACTCGTCGTACCGCTCACGCAAGAACAACACGGCGTAGCGCAGTAGCTTCGGCTCGCAGTTGTCGAGCTTCATGGGATCGTCACCCCACCGGTAGCGCGGCACCAAATGCCACGACGCTGCGCGGTTGACGGTTTGTAGCGGCCCATGCAGTTAGCTCTACTCGCTGGGGATGACACCGCCGTAATCGCGACGCGGATGACAGCCCCGCCGGGTATAAGCTCATCCCTCGGAGCTTCTGCGTGTCGTCCATTCCACCCGGCTTCGCGGCCCAGCACCGATACTCGATCACCAAGATCCTCAACGATCGCCGCATGACGGCGCGTAGCCGCAAGCTCGCGCTGTGGAACTACATCCTCAACGCTGAGATCACGATGGGCTCGCAGTTCCTCGTGACGAAGCCCGATGGATCGCTCTACATCACGCTCGGCGCGACGAACCAAACGCTGTCGCTGCCGACTGGTGGCCGTGGTGGCGAGAAATGGTTCGCGTACTTCAACCAGATGTACGGCTTCACCGAGCGCGAGGATCAGAGCAAGTGGCTCTACGATGCGCTTCGGCACTATGTGCTCCAGCAAGGAGCGCGTGTCGAGCTGCGGCGCTTCTCGGCATACGACCTCGCGAACAAGACCGTGTACCTCTCCGCGTACAACGGTCAGATGTATCGCCTCGATGGTGGCGACGTGCAGACCGTTGGTGCGGGCGAGGACGGGATCTTCTTTGCCGACGACGACGGCGGTCAACCATGTGATGTCGACGTCGGGCCGCACGGCCTCTTGTTCGATCGGCTGACCAACTTGAATTTCGCCGACTCGGGCCTCTCGGGTATCTCGCCCGAGCAACAGCGCAAGGCGCTCATCATCTGGATGTTTGCGCTCGCGTTCCCCGACCTCATGCCGACCAAGCCTCTCGTGCTCCTCGAAGGTACGCAGGGCTCGGGCAAGAGCGCCACGTGCCAGCTGATCCAGATCGCGCTAATGGGTGCGTCGTCGCCGATGATCCTCTCGAAGAACAAAGAGGACGACTTCGGCGTGCTCCTACTACGCTCGCCGATCGCGGTGTTCGACAACACCGACAGCTACATCGAATGGGTGCCGGACGCGATCTGTGCGTACACGACGGCGGGTCTCTGGAAGAAACGCAAGCTCTACGCGAACGACGAAGAGCACATCATTCGCCCCCACGCGTTCATCGCAATCGCGTCGAAGAATCCCGCAAGCTTCCGCCGCGAGGACGTCGCTGATCGCTGCATCATCCTGCGCCTCGAACGTCGCAAGATCTTCGTCCGCTTCCAGAAGCTGCAGCAGGAAGTCCTCGATCAACGTGGGCAGATCTTCGGCGAGTACCTCTGGTACGTGAACCGCATCGTCGAGGAACTACGCCTCTACGGCGATCAGGAAGCCGAAGGCGAGACGCATCGCATGGCCGATTTCGCGGCGCTCGGGCGCGTTGTCGCTCGCGTGATGGATTGGCCACAGAGCGAGATCGACGGTCTCATGCTGGCGTTGCAGGGCGAGCGCGACGCATTCATCAACGAGGAAGATCCCCTCGTCGATCTGCTGCACAAGTGGATCGCGTACCGACAGAAGAACGGCCCGAGCAACATCGGCCGCTGGATCAACCCGATGCAGCTCCTGCCCGAGCTGGAAACACTCGCGCAGGCGTACACAGTGCCGTTCAAGCACTCCGCGCGATCCCTCGCGCAGAAGCTTCGCTCACCACACATCGAGCGTGAGTTTCACGTCGAGACGACCATCCTCGCTGGCCACAAGACATACCGCTTCTACCGCCACACTGATCCACGCCTCGAAGTCGTGATGGGTGGTGACACCAGCGACGATGAAGAGCTTCTCGAAGCGCCGTGACTGCTCGCGACAAGTTCAAGCGCGGAGATCGTGTGCGGCTTTCGTGGAAGGGCCTCAAGAACTACCGCGGAAGCACCGCGCTCAATGCGCATACACGTGCTGTCGTGATCGGCTTCGGGCGCTCACCGACGATTGTGAAGGTGCAACGGGATGGGATGCAGACGATCACCGCCTATCATGTAGATTTGTGGGAGATCGACCCTCAACTCCCGCTGCCCGGCGTTCCGGAGTGACGACGAAAATCACGTGAGCTGTCCTGTGAATAACTTGTGCGGTTCGCCTCGATTATCCACAGCAAGGCCTAGAACCTCGATTCAGGCCCGTGCGGCGATGTCATCCCCATCGATTACAGGTGGTCTCGATGGCCAAGTGCAAGACGCCCGGACGACGCAAGCCGCGACGTGCAGCGCCTCGCGCCCAACAGCACGGCCTCGACGACGACCTCGCTGAACTAGCGGCGGTCATCGCAGAATTCCAGCTCGACAACAACGTACACGGCTGGTTCCGTCCTGCATGGCGCGACGGCTGGCAGGCGATCGAGCTTGCGTGGTCGTCGTGGGGATCGCTCGGGTGGGGCATCCCGACCGAATACGAGCAGGAGATTAGTCACTGGCTTTTCTCGATGCTTGCACGTCGCACTGTCACAACCGACGTCTACGAGCGTGCCGGCGATTTGATCGAGACGCTGCCGAGTATTGGTGATATGCGCCGATCGAAGTACCTCATCGCCGCGTTCCGTTGCTACCAGATCCTCATCGCGAACAGCTCTGGTGGCGGTGAGGTCTACAACGACGTACTCAAGAAGGCGTTCGACGGCATCGAGATCGAAGAGCCGCTCGGGTACGCCGAGCACATCCTCGAATATCGCTGCCGCGACGCGATCGGCACCACCGCGCAGCTGCAGGGCGACGCCAATGATCGCCTGCGCCGTGCCTTCCGAACTGCTTGGCAGCGTGGGCTCTACCTCGCTGCGTATTCGCTCCCTCCATCCGTCGATTACTCCGTCAAACCAACCGTCGTGAAGGGATGAGCGACGATGAAACATACGACCTCTACGGCGGAACACCGCCGAATGTTGGCGGGGACACCTCGTACGGTGCCGCAGAGGGTATTCGCGGTGACGCCGCTGCCCTTCGCCGACGAATCTTTGAAGAGATTCAGCGACGCGGATATATGGGGCTCACATGCGACGAAGCAGAAGTTGTTTTCGACATGCGGCACCAAACCGCGAGTGCTCGTATTCGTGAACTTGTTCTCAAGGACCTCGCCTTCGACTCCAATCGACGAAGAACCACACGATCAGGCCGATCCGCGATCGTGTGGGTCGACCTCCGCTTTGCAAAGGAAATGATCATGGCCACTAGCAACCAGCCCACCAGCACCAAGACTCCGTCGCCCGCCCGCGCACCCGGCGAGAATGACCCAAAGCTCTTCAACGTCATCGTCGTGTTCGATGTCTACGCTGTCGCACGTAGTGGTGAATCGGCGCGTGAGTGTGTGCTCAATTGGATCCGCAACGAGCAGCTCGAACCGAGCGAGCAACGTGCGCTCGAAGCCCGTCGTGACCCTGAGGTCCGCCTTGCATGGCGCGAGGAGAAGCCCATGGTCGCCGATGACATCACCGACGAAGAATTTGATGGCTTCGTGAAGGGCAACACGACCATTCAGGTGTTCGAGCATCTCTATTTGAAGCGGTAGCGCACGATGGCAAATCCCATCGATATCGTGTTCGTGTTCATCTCGGTCCTCGTCCTCGGCGTCACGTCGATCACGAAGCCGAGTACCGCACGATGTCCGAAGGGCTGGTCTCTCTCGACGGGAATCCGGCGTAGTGGCGACTTCTCGTGCTGGCCGGCGCCGGTCGGCGGAAACGACGACGTGCTCACCGGTCGACAGACGGCGATCCAGCCTCCTGGCGAGCTACGCGGTAAGATCTACTGCACGGGCGGCACCGAGCCGATCGTTGGCTACGACGGCGTCAGCGTTGGTTGTCAGCGCGGAGGCTGGAAGCCTTGATCAACATCAGGGACCTCAGCGTGCAGCAACGCAACGCGATCCTGCTGCTCTCGACGACGGAAGGTTTCACGACCGGACAGATTGCCGAGAAGCTTGGCACCGGCCGTGGCACCGCCAGCATGCTCGACTCGCTACGCAACCGCGGCGTGGTCAAAGCACTTGGTCACTACTCACCCGTGCGTTGCAAATGGCTGCTCACCGACGCTGGCGTCGAGGTGCAAAAGCAACTCAAGGACGCACTTCCCAACTAGGATCTCTATGGACGACAAGACCGAACGAACAGTAATCGTGTGCATCACGCTTCTGATCCTCGCGGGCATCGCAGCGATGTACACGACCTGCCAGAAGACCGACGAGCATCGCGCCGAATGCATCGAGCAGGGCAAGACGCCCGAAGACTGCAAGCGCCTCTTCAACAGCACCAACTCGAACTGGTGACGTGCGCGGCGAAGGCACATGCACGAAGTCGCGCGAGGATAACGAAGAGCATCCTCACCACTGCATTCACCCGCGCGTGCGCCATCGCGATTTCATCTGCTGCTTCTGTGGAGATCTCTTCGAAGGTCACGACGAAGCTAGTGGACCGCATGGGCAGTACCGGCCACGCGTGCGGAGCAAGACTGCTTGACACGCGCGATCGTCATCGCCATCATCGCTTCATGCTCAGCAGCAGTATGTGAGCGGGAAGCACCCGCCGCCCGGCAAGAAAGCCCTTCCGAAGTCTCGTATGTGCTCGTGCGCAGCGACCTTCCCGAAGGGGTCCAACTAGCCCAGACCGGACACGCAGCGCAAGAAGCCCTCGGGTATCCGCCAGTGATCATGGTCGTCCTCGCGGTGCCCGACGCCGCCACGCTGCAGCGATACGCCGACGCCCTAGCGGCGGCCGGTATCGAGCACGCGCCGATCGTCGAGGATGCGGGCCCGTTCGCAGAGCAGCTCGTCTCGATCGGCGTGAAGCCCACGACCGACCGGGCCGCCATCAAGCGCGTCGTCAGCTCGCTGCCGATCGCCGGCAAGAAAGTCCCTCGGCTAGATAGTGCTAGCCCGAAAGGGCGGGGAGGTCTCGACTAATACCCGCACTCATCGAGAGCGCGAGGCGGGCGCGTGCTGAAGGAACCCGCCGCCATGGGGAGGTAGCTCAGCATGCAGAGCAGCGGTGTTACAGCCGTTGGTCGGTGGTGCGATTCCATCCCTCTCCACGTTCTGCCGAAGTAGCTCAGTGGTTAGAGCAGCGGGTTTACTAACCCGTGTTGTCGCTGGTTCGATCCCAGCCTTCGGCGCGTATGCTTCGAAAATGGCGCGAAACGTGGTCGAGACGCATGTGGCGGATCAGGGCGAAGTTCGCCTTGTACAGGATCGTCACGACGACGAAGCTCGAACTGACCGATGGTTCGTCGAAGTCATCGCGCAGTTCAGGTTCGCCGACGAGATGAGCGCGCGGGCCTTCCGCGCGAAGGTCCACGCATTGATGTCATCCCAGTGATGTAATCTGGGTTGATGGACCTCAAGCATTCGTGGCCGAAGCTGGTGTTGGGTGCGGTTGTCGCTATCGCGCCCGCGGTGCTGGGATACTGCAAGGCGTCGCGGGAGGCTGAAGCGCAGGCTGCGCAAACGTCACGCGAGGCCGATGCGGGCTACAAGACGCTTGTGGAGTCGGTGCAGCACCTCGAAGAGATCGTGCGCACGCAGGACGCGACGCTGCGCTATCTACTCGGCGAGAAGAAGGTCAGCATCAGCGAAGCGTTAGGTGCGGGCTCGGGATCGGCAGCAACAGCAGCCCCGATCGCGTGGCGCCCGAATGCACCTACGTTCAAGGAGCTACCACTATCGAATGCCGAGGCGTTTCGCCAGATCACCGCGGAGTGATTCAGTGGAAGAGCCGCGCGGATGCGGGCGCGAATGCCACGGCGAGGCCGATCAACATCGTGAAGAATAGGATCTCGCCGATGCGTTGCGCTTTGCTGTTCGCGCAGAGTAGGTACATCAGCAGTCCAGCGATGCAGAGGATGAGACAGATGTATTGCATCCGTCGAGGCTAGCCCCGGTTCTTCGGGTGAAGCCACTTGCATCGCGGAAACCAATATGGTGAGGGCTCGCTAGGTGGTGTTAGCGCGTTGCGCTCCGACCATGTGGTTAGCCACCAGTAGATGATCCCGTAGATCGCGAGGCCGATGCCGACCCACGCGCCGAGAATCCACGCGAGGATCGTCATCTAGCGCGCGGAATGATCTGCAAGTAACGCTCGCGGCGTGCGAATCGCTGTGCAGCCGTTTTGGTTCTGAAGCATTTCACCAGCCTCGCGGGAAGCTGGCCCGGAGGCAGCGTGAACGCGCAGTATTCCTTCCTCGAACGCTTTCTCGAACGCTTCTTTGCCATGCGAACGAGCCTACTATGCGTCGTTTGATTCGGTCTATGTAGTACGCCCGCGACGCTCGGCCGTACGCGAGAGCATGAACGCACCAAGGAGGCCGCCGACGCCGATGCCGATGAGCGTCCACGGGATCGCGCGGAGCTTGAACGATTGTTCGAGGATCCAGCCCTCGGGGTCGCGCGTGTTCGTCGCCGAGTTGCCTGTCGGCTCGATGCGGACCTCGTAGTGCGTGTGGCCGATCGCCTGATCGAACATCGCCAGTTGCTGCCCTTCGCTGACCCACTCGCCCTTGCTCGGTAGAATCGTCGAGTACGAGAGATGCGCGAGCAGGTGGTAGACGCCACTCTTGCCCTGCAGCAGGATCACGCCGGGTCCATAGCCGACGTATGGTGCCTTCGTGCCGTCGGCGACAGCGATGATCGTGCCGGCTTCGGGCGCGAACACACGCCGGTCGTCGGCGAAGAGGTCGACGCCGTAATGGACGCAGGGGTAGTTCTTCGTCCCGCAGCTACCGTCGGACGACGAGTAACGCATGCAGCCGTAGCATCCGGTGCGGCCGGTCTTGAACGGTCCAGTCGGCCAGCGAGCCATGTATCGAGCCTACCACTGCGCGGAACTGTCAGCCCCAGCAAGTAGGCTCCCCACGATGGATAACGCAGGCAAGGCACACGACACGCCCTATGGCTCTTCGGTCATCTCGAATCAGCCCCTCGTGACACCTGCGCAGTTTGCAGCACACGGTCTGAAGTCGATCGCGGATATGGTCTTTTCCCAACCCGCGACACCGCATGCAGGGCCTCAGCCACACGCTGGCACTCAATACCACCTCAATGGCGAGCCCACGCCTCCGACGGAGACACTTGGCTCGATCGTCGGTGACTTCCTCGAACGAATCGTCTCGCACGTCACCAAGCGCGTCTCCGATGACGTAGCTCAGCAGCTACGCGAGATGGAAGACCGCCTCGCGATGGCAATGGTCACGCTGCACTCCGAGGAGGACATCTCGGAGGACATCCAGCAGCAATATGCGACAGGCCAAACGTATGAAGAGCTGTGCCGCACGATCGCCGAACAGCGACTCGCAAAGCTCGCGGACGAGCTGGACGATGTGGGCGTTCAAAACAACTACGTCGTCGGGGATCAGGGCGAGCTGGCGATGCTGCTCGTTCACGACGCCCATCACCGCATGTGGACGATTCGATGCGTGTGCTTAGAGCCGGCGACGTTCGTTTGCCGTATGGGCTCGTTTGTCGCCCCTATGGACGAGGGCGAGGGCGAGCACAAGCCGATGTTCGGCGAGGCCGTAGTCACGATGTTCCGCGCCATGCGGGAAGGCCCGCTACCTCACGTTCAGGTGTAGCCCGCAATCACGCATGATACCGTAGCCCCATGGCTACCCTGGTGCGCTCGTTGGGCGCGGCTAACCCCTTCGCAGCGGGGGCGAATCCCTACGGCGCCGTCGAAGGCAACCCGATCGTCGCGCTGATCGCGCAGGTCAACCGCTTCGCCGGCAAGACGATTCCGTGCTCGGTGTCGTCGGGGGCTGCGAGCGGCGGCCTGCGTGTGCTGAATAACCCGCTGCCGCTCACGCCAGTGGTTACAGGCGATGTCGCCTATGCTGCCGCGCAGATCACGTACGCTCGCTACAACTGCAGCGGGATGGACTTCTGGTCGGACACCAAGTCGAACTGGGTGCTCCGAGCGCTACAGAGCGACACGATCGCGTGGGTGAACCAAAACCTCAACGAGCTTACAGTCACGCTCGCGCAGTACGGCGACTCGCAGGGCTACCCGCCGGCCGACGTCGGCATCACGAAAGTCGATGAGAAGGTCACGCCCAAGAAGCTGAGCAAGACGACGGTCGTCAGCGTCGGGGCTATCTTCACGATTGTCGGTGCGGCACTCTCGACGTGGAGGAAGCTCTAATGTCGTTCTGGGATGACCTGTTCAAGGCTGCGCCGACGGTGCAGTCCGACGAGATCGACTGCCTCAACAAGGCGAATGCTTCACCACAGGTGAAGTCTATCGACGATCTCATTCTCGAACGCACGAAGAACTGGAAGCCGACGGGGTACTTCACCCCTGCCGAGGTCCAAACGCTTCTTGCGACGCTCGAAGCCGAAGTTCAGAAGGTCGGCATCGCTCTTCGCGATGCGCCAATGTCGACGGGTGACGCGCGGGCTGTCAAAGACATGGCCTTCGCCGACATCCTCCGCAAGTACACCGACAAGAAGAAGGTCTTCGAGGACGCAGTCGCCCAAGCGAACGCAAACGGCACGCGCGCGATCAATGCGCCGAGCCTCAAGGACTTCGTCCTCGGCGCGATGCGTGCCATCTCCGATGGCTACGTCACCGCTGCAGTGCTGAGCTGCCGTGAGACGGGCTTCGAGAAGGTGCTGCAGGGCGCCTACAACGCGATGGTCGCGATCGGCGGCGTCACGTACCACGTGCTCGGTGTCGCGGTGGAGGCCGGTGAGGCCGTCGTCGATGCACTCACGACGTCCGCCAAGATCGTCGCGTGGATCGCCAAGGTCGCGCCGTGGGCCGCGATCGGCGTGGGCGGGTACGTTGGGTGGCGTGTGATCAAGAAGAGCAAGCGCTTCGGGCTCGTGTCGGCCGATCACGGCGGCGCGAACGCTATCGACGCCGGCTAACCGCTTGCGCTGTCGCGTTCTGCGCACTGAACAGCGATGTTCAGGTGCGCCGAAACGCTCCGGAATTTGTAGGTGCAACTACATGCCATAGTAGTCGCGCCTCGCCTAACCCTTCCTACCCCTACCCTTTGATCTGATCTTGTAAGACTCGATCAAACGCTAGGTCCTAAAAAGAATATAGAGGCGCGACACATATGGCATTGTGTTGCACTTACAATTTTTTTCGGGAGAGTAACGGGGTCTAACGTGAGCTGGCCTTCGTTTGAAGGAGCGTTCATTCAAACGTCTAGGGATCTCGGTAGACTTGGGGCTTAGATCCTACTGGGAATAACAGAAATCTAGGATCTCGTGATAGTACAGACCATGGCTCGGATACCGAGGTGGCATGAATTGCCGGATGGTGCTGTCACTTTGCGGCTGACGTTACCTGCAGCTATTGCGAAGGTGGTCGTCAAGTTCGCGAAAACCAACGATATCTCATACGAATCGGCTATAAAGATGTTCCTGGGTGAGATCTCGTTCCGATTCGATGAGGGTGAGGCGATGTTCCTGTCACCCGCGTTCCAGCGAGCCCTACGTCAGGTTCGCGAGGAGCACTTCGGCGTGATCAATGAGACCGCCATCGCATTCGATCTCAGCAAGGTCCACAAAAGCACGCGGACGAAGAGCGGCTTCGTTGGTGTCTATGCGAACGGCAAAGGCTTCCGCGCAACGGGCAAAGCTGGCCCCAACAATCCTGGCGAGAAATCGCTGGGCACGTACCCAACTGCTGAAGAGGCGGCGTGGCGTCGTTACTGCTACTACAAGCAGAGCAAACTGCCGTACGGTGAGCTGGAAGTCGAGATGCAGCGTTGGCGCAACGGCGAGCTTGGCGAGCGCTTCAAGGGCACTGACGAAGAGCTGATCGAAGAGATCCGCAAGCACGCCGGACACACCGGCATGCTCGAAGAGATCTTCGGCTCCGACGGCAACAACGCCCCACGAAAGTCGAGCGGCGTCACGATCAGCAACGAGAAGCCGAAGCCGCCCGACGTCAAGATTGTGCCGCTCGGGCTCAGCAAAGAAGTCGCTGACGAGATCTTCGGCCCCGACGAGGATTAGCCCGCGAGCTTGCGCAGCGCTTCGTTCTGCTCTTCGAGTGCACGGATCTTTTGGCGCTGTGCTTCGAGGAGCTTTCGACTCTTCTCGATGACCTCGTCTTGCGCCCGAGCTGTCTCGGTCTTGTACTGGATGGTTTCGGCCTGCGTCGCGATGATGTCACGCATCATCGTCTTCGATTCTTCGAAGGTGGCCTTCGATGTCTCGAAGTCGGCTTCGAGTCGAAGGCAGGTGTCCGTTGCTTCCTGGATCGCGTCGCGCAACGTGCGCTTCATATCAGCCTGCATGTCGTCGAAGATCTCGACGAGGATTGGCTTGAGGTCGAACGCGACGCAGATGCGATCCAGCGCGAGCGCTATCGAGAACAGGATCATGCGCAGCGCGAAGAATGGCGCCACACCGATCCGCCATAACCACTTCACGAGCACGGCGTCACCGTACTCGATGGGGCTGTCAGGGACGTGCGGGGAACGATCCGCCGCGCGGGCGCGTCGCGAAATACACGAGACCGAACACGCCACCCAGTGCCACGACCGCAATGGCAATCTTCCACCCGAGTGCCATCCCCGTCGACGCCGCCGCGAGCTGTGGTTGACAGTTTCCGCAACCCAGCTGCTGCACCGCGGCCGGCGTGAAGTCGTTGGGGACGCCCGTCGGGATCTGCGGCGTCTGCATGACCGGGGTTTCTGGGACGACGGGTGGAAGGTTCACGCGTCGATGCTACCCACATTGATTGGGAGAAGAAAGAAGTGGGCGCCCTCGCTCAACTAAGGGGCAGGAGCGAGGACGCCTAGGATCGTTTTGCCGGCGTCGGGATCGGCAGTGGCGATCTTGATCCCCGATTAGCACGCATCGAGATTCAGATGCAAATTTGCGTTTTTAGTGGACGGTGGATGACGCTGGCGCAGCACTACGTCGGATCCGATCGTAGTACGCCTTGCTTTCGAACTCGAAGCCTGTGGATGACCACACGGCACCGGTCTTGTCTCGCCACTTGATCACGTACCAGCGATCCCAGTTGTAGCCCGAGCGTGTATCGAACGTGACGCCGCATTGGCATTCGATGAAGCGAACGATTCGTTGGCCAGGGCTCAGCTCCTCGGGTGGCGCAGAACACACGACCTCTCGCTCGCACATCGGGCAGTGAGCCATACGCCGAGCTTACGGGAAGTGCTTCTTGCAGCCGGGGCAGATCGTGATCATCGGTGCGCCGCCGCGTGGATTCGATGCCATCACCGGCTCGCCCGCGAGCACGCTCGCCGGCACCTGCACGACGCCGTCGGCAACGTTGTGCTCGTCACCGCAGTAGACCGTCGTCTTGACGCTGAGGCCCTTGCGACCGACCCACTTGATGACGCAGAGGCCTTTGTTGGTTTCGATACCAGCGACCATGCCAGGCATTAGGCAACTCCGTTCCGCATGTCGATTTCCTCGACGGCAATCTTGGGCATCGCAGCGCGGCGACGCTCGTGCTTCTCGCAATCACGTGCGAACGCGCGGAGGTCGATCGCGCACGCTTTGTCGTCAGGGCCCGCATCGGGGAGGCCTTCGATCTGCGTCGCGAGTACCATAAGTTGCTGCCATGGCCAGCCCTTGATCGACTCGGGCGGCAGGTTCGCGACGGCGAAGCGCGCGATCTCGGCGCAGCGACGAACGGCGGTGTTGAGCGCCGTGATGTCCTGTTCAGTGCCCTTCGCGAGCCGCAGCTCGATGAGCTGTTTGTGCAGATCGGCGCGGTCGTTCTCGGCGGCAGCCTTTGCGACCTGCAACGAGTTGTAGTCTTCGAGCGTGAGTGTGACGGTGCTACCGATTCCCATGGTCCGCACTTTCGTCGCTGGGGCTGACATCGGTGATCGTGATCGCTGAGCCCAGCGTAAACAGGCTGTGTTGCATGAGGGCTGCGACGATCGGCGTCCACACGAGTGAGCAAAGGCCGACCACGATCGGCGAGAATTCGACGTAGGGCTGCCAGGCACGAATCGCAGCTTCGACGCCGAGCCCGTACCAGAAGCCGGAACACGCGGCGCAGTCCATGAACCCACCGAACCACGCCGGGTAGCGCGACCATAGCCAGCTCGTGATCTTGGCGCGGGAGCCGAGGTAGTAGAGCGCCGCCGTGAGCAGCGGGTAGAGGAAAGCGACAAGCACTAGGTGACGCCCTTCTTGACCAACGAGCCGCCGAGGGATGTATTCGCGAGCGTGGGGCGGCTGTTGATCGGGTATGGGCGCGGACCGTCCAGCTGCTCCTGCAGTTCCTCGGGCAGCTTGTCGGCCTTCTGGGCGCCACGGGCCATCGATGCGCCCTGCGCGCCCGACCATTTCGAGCAGAGGTAGTTGTGAACCACGAAGTCGCCCACCGGGTTGCCATGTGGGTCCTTACCGCCACCGCTGCAGACGCCGGCCGAGCCCTTCGCGATCTCGTGGTCGAGCCGATCGACCATGCCGCGGATGTTATACACACGCTGATCGTCCTGCCCTTGTGGCGATTCGAGCGAGATTTTCAATGCTTGCTCTAGGTTGCCCTGGCGCTTAGCGCTCCACTTCCTGCGAGCCTCTTCGGTCGACCAGTGTTTGCAGTTCCAGCAACCCTGCGTTCGCTCGGAGATGCGGTCCTTCGGGATGTACAGCTTCGAAGGCCCATCGTTGTCGATTGGTCGATTGCCCATCTCCTAGTCCACTAATCACGATCATTGGGCTCGGTCAAATCGAAGTCCGTTCAAAAAGTGACTAAGTCGGGTAGAGGGGTACGTATAATTTGACAGGCCCATTTGGCAGGCCCACGATGCTTCACCAATGGGCGCGCCTCTAAAGCAACCGCAGAACCGCACGTTCGATGACGCGAAGCTCTCGGCGATGGTCGAGCCCCTGACGATCCGGATCGAGCGGCGCAAGGGTTCCCAGCGCACGCCGATCCCGATGCCGCAGGGAGAAGACGGGCGCCCGCCGGGCACCGGACTCTCGTGTGACGAGATTCGTCAGATCGAGCCGTGGCTCGTCAATGATTGGGCCGGCGGGGGCTACTACGAGATCACGGTCACCGACTCGACGGCGCCGACGCCGCTCATCATGAAGTGGGAGCCGTTCTGGAACCCCACCGAATTCCCCGAGAAAACTCCTCCCACGCTCGCGGAGGCTGTTGCCAACCGTCCGCAGTCTGTCGCCGCTCCTCTCCCCAAACCTCTACAGGTGGTACCTCCGATGGCTAATCCCGCGTTCCCTGGCGGCTTTCCGCCTGGCCTTCCTGCTCAGCCCGCTGCTGCGCCTGCACCGCAACCGTTCTACGGATACGGTCAACCGTATTACGCGCAGCAAGCCTACGGGCAGTCGCAGAACTATCAGCAGCAGGCATGGCAGGCCGAGAACGAACGCCGCCGCACGGAGGACGAGCGTCGCCGCGCTGAAGAGGAACGTCGGCTCATGGACGAGCAGACGCGCAAGTTGCAGCAGGAGCTGCAAGCGGCCAAGGATGCGGCACTGCGCCGTGACTATGAAGCGCAGCTAGAGCGCGAGCGATCGGCGGCCGGCGAGCGCACGAAGGCCCTCGAAGGCCAAATGAACGAGCTGCGTTCGATGATGACGACGCTTGCGTCGAACCTTCAGACGAACACGCAGAAGAACCCCGAGCTGGATGCACTGCGTGAAGCAAACCGCCAAACCGCCGAGCGCCTCGAACGCGAGCAGCGTGAACGCGCAGACGAGCGCCGCGATCAGCAACTACGCGAGATGATCAAGGCGCAGCAGGAGCAGTCGCAGCGTCAGTTCGACATGCTCAAGGCGCAGTTCGATCAGCAAATGACCGCGCTGGCGCGTGCGTCGGAGAACCGCGGCCCCGACCCGGCGTTCACGATGATGAAGGAGATCATCACGCAGAACAGCCAGTCGTTGAAGGACATGGCGCACCAGAACTCGCTGCAGTTCGAGCGCATGCAAGGCATGATGATGAAGCCAGCGGACTTGATGCTCCTCACGAAGGAGTCGCAAGGTTCCGTCGAGCACATCACTGATCGCATGACGCAGTACTTCGGCAACGTCATCGACATGCAATCGAAGGTGATGGAGCAGGCACTCGCGCTACAGCCGCAGGGCAGTGGTGCAGCTGACATGGTCCGCGACGGCCTCTCGTCGATCCAATCGCTCGCCGAGCGCTACGTCGGCATGAAGCAGACGCAGTCGCAGGTCGCGGCACAAGCGCAGGTCGAGATGGCCAACGCGCAGGTCGAAGCAATGAGGGTCCAGGCGCAGGCCGAGCAGGCTGCTCGTAGCCCAGCGCCGCAGGTGGTCTACGCGCCACCGCCGCCGCGTGAGCAAGCGCAACTCTCGGGCGCGACGAACGGCCAGCGTAAGACGGGGGCACCAGGCACGGCGTCGCCGCAGCCCGGCCCACTCGATCAGACCAAGCGTCTGGGTCGCACCGACATGGAGTGGTTCGGTCCGCAGCTCCTAGGTGAGGTCCTCCAGCTTCGCGAGGGCGTGAAGATGTACCTCGAATCGATCTCGGCGACGCCGCCGCGCCTCGACAAGAAGACCGGTGAGCCACAGGGCATCTCCGTCCAGCAGACGAGTGCCGGCATCGTGATGGCGATGCAGATGGTCGCGCAGCACCAAGTCGTGGTGCCAGCGATGGTCGATCTGCTCGGTCAACAGCGCTACGCGGACTTCCTCGACATCCTGCTACCCGCTGCACCGCAGCCGTTCAAGGATGACGTCGTCTCGGATCTGACCAAGCAGCTCCGCTCGATCGGCGTCACCGGTCAACCGGTGCCCGTCGCTGCACCGTCGACGGCGAATGACAACGCCGACGACGATGATGACGACGATGGGGTCGAGGTCGAGGATGACAGCCCCGACACCGACGACGACAACGACGGCAAGGTCGCTGCGCCGCCGAAGCCGGCTCCGAAGAAGAATGGACAACGCGCTCGCGCGTGATACGCTTCTGAAGTCGCCCACAACCTCTGTGGACAACCGCTAGTCAGGTGCCCCGGTAACCCCGGGGCGTTTGATTTTTCGGGTACTAGCGGCGATGACACCCCCATCGTCTAGAACGGGGTCGTGTCGATCGTGATCCCGAAAGAGGCGTACCCGCTGACGTGGCCCACAGGCGTTAAGCGCACGCAGTGGCGCGAGACCAGCCGCTTCGACAAGTGCACCAACGGTCGCGAGCTAGACCGTATCTACAACGAGCTGAAGCTCGCGGGTGCGAAGTTGGTGGTCGTCTCGTCGAACCTCCCGCTCAAGGAGGACGGCTTCCCGTACGCAGTTCCGACGCAGATGCCCGGCAACGATCCCGGCGTCGCTGTGTACTGGTCGCGCAATGAGAAGCGCGCCGGCAAGTGGCAACTCGTGCCGTACTGCATGCCGTGCGATCGATGGAATCGCCTCGCTGACAACCTGCATGCCATCGGGCTCTCGATCGCAGCGATGCGCGGCATGGAACGTTGGGGTGCAGTCTCCGTCGAGCAGGCGTTCGCTGGCTTCACCGCGCTACCGCCTGGTGACGGCGAGCAGATCATCCCGAAGCAACCTGAGGTCGATTGGCGCACAGTGCTCGGCGAGACATTCGCACCGTGGCCAGTGGAGCTAGAGCCCGAGGAGCTGCTCGGCCTCGCAAAGGCGCGCCACCGCAAGCTCATCGCGCTCAAACATCCCGATCGTGGCGGCTCCGATGAAGCTGCCGCGCTTTTGAATGCTGCACTCGAAGCCGCTGAGCAGGAGCTGCGGCCATCATGACCGAGTATCACAACCATCTCTATCGATGGGCTCGCAGCGGCCGTCCGCAGACGTGCGTGCGATGCGGCGTGCAACGGCGATCATCGAAGAACAGGCTAGGCCTTCGTCGTCGCGCCGCCGGCAAACCGGGCGGGAATTGGCAGTACAAGCCACCGTGCAGTAGCACGTGGCAGTACTCACATCTGCCGTGCTTGGAGAAATCGTGATCAAGCTCGCCAGCCAGCTACTTGTCACGCTCGGCGCTGCTGTGCTGGGGCTCTACTTCATGGGCCCGAAGTTCTACAGCATCGTCGGTGTGGTGCTCGCCTTTGTCGTGTTCGGCATCCTGCTCGCCGTGCCTGGCAAACACGACCCGACGCTCGATGAGGGGCTCCTCGGCTATGCAGCGAAGGACCTCGGTATTGCTGCGCTTGCGGGGCTTGGCTTTGGCGCGGTGTGGCCGTCGCTGCCGCTTATCGTCGCTTGGGGCGTCGCGATCCGCAGATCTGCTTCTTCACAGCCGTACCCGCCAACCCTGTATTCCTCGCGTCGAAGAGACGAAGCACCGTGAAGAGCGAGATCATACCCGACGCGACCGCAGCGCCGAGGAATGCCTGCTTCGCTGGTACGCCGACGAGCATCATCGGTGGCCCGATCAGGATCGTACGAGCCACTGTCCAACCCGCGAGCCGCAGCCCCGAGCCCTTCTCCTTTTCGAGAAGGCTGGCGGCGGTCTTGTACGTGGGAAGGCGTGCAGCTTCGGCCATGAATTGACAGTACCAAAAAGGATTCCCGTGAACACTTCCAACGTCATCCGTCTCGCGATCGGCGTGCCTGCCTACGGTGGGCGCGTTGTGGCCGAACACCTACGCATGTTCCTCGAATTGGGGCACTCCCTCGCTCTCTCGACGTCTCGCTTCCAGCTCGCGTCGGGTGGTTACCTCGATGTCTGCGGCATCGACAAAGCCCGCAACGACCTGGTCGAGAGCGCGGTCAAAGCGAGCGCCGACTGGCTTCTCATGATCGACGCTGACACCTGGGTGGTACCGGATGGCGAGGATGACGCCGGATTCCAGCTACTGCGCATGATCTCGGAAGCCGACCGCGCGGGCGCATGGGTTGTCGGCGCACCGGTCATTCGCCGTTACGGCGGCGGGCACTCGCGCGAGATTATGGCGTATCGCTGGAGCAAACTGAATACGTCGTTTCCGCCGCAGGTGCCCCACGATGCGGTGTTACAGCCACTCGACGACGATGACGTTCAAGACAAGCTGCAGGACGTCGACGCGCTCGCGACGGCAGTGCTCGCAATCAACCTACACAAGACGAAGGACTTCAAGTTCCGCTTCACCGAGCGGCTCAGCGAGGACCTCAATTTTTGCAAGGACGTTCTAGGGAACGGTGGTCCGATCCTGCTTGATGGACGTGTGCGAACCGCACATCTATCGCGGCCCTACGCGATCTTGTCGAAGGAACCGCCCGACGTCGTCGATGCGTCCAACTTCCGAGGCTAGCGTGAAACTCAACCACGGCATGGTCAACGCGCAGCCGGCGATCTTCCTCTACGGCCCGAGGGAGCGCATCGCAGATATCGTCGAGACTGACGAAGGCGCGCGGCTCGACGTCTGGAAGTCGGACGGTGCGCATCCACAGCACGTGCACTTCGATCCTGATCACGTGCAGGCGATCGGCTGGTTCTGCGTCTCGCAGTTCATGGTCGACACGCCAGACGTGCTACTCGGCCGGCTTCGTGCGGCGCTCAAGGGCTCGCTGTCGCCGACGTCCGAGGTGTTCGGCATCCTCGATGAGCTGGAGCAAGGGCTACGCAAGCCATGAGCAGCTACGCGAAGCAGGCGATGGAACTCGCTGAGCCGTGGCTCCAGGCGAACCCAGACAAGGACGATCCGTTCCTGCGCATTCCGCGCAAGCTTCGCGTCGACGTCAAGCATGAGGCCCGGGTCAACAAGCTCTACGATGACGCGAAAGCAGCGCTCGTAGACAAGAAGCTCACGGCCGAGAAGCACGCCGAGGTGCAAGCAGATATCGCTCGTGTGGAGTCGCTTATCGAGCAGACGCGCAAGGCCGAGGACGACATGGAGTCGAGCATGCAGTTGCTCGAACGCATGGTGAATGGTCGGCAACAGGCCGGCCACGCCAAGATGGGGCAGGAGACGGCTCAGGTCGTGCTCGGCCGCTGGTACCTCTCATGGGCACGCGATGGCTACAACGTGTTCGAGCTGTCGCAGGAATTCGTTGCGGCGATGCTGCTCACCGACCCACGGGAGATCGAATTCGACGAGCTGAAGCTGCCGTTTCGCGGCATCCTCGTCACGATCCCCGCTGGCTTCGCAACCGGTGCGGAGGGCCATGCATACACGAAGATCCACATCGGCGAGCTGCCACACAACCATCGCAAGATGCTCGACGTCGGCAACAAGGTTGCAGACACGCTGCGCGATTTTCCGCCCGAGGACGTCAAGAAATTCCTCGAAAAGTACCGCGACGCGAACAACGACCTCCGTGCGAAGTACGACGATGACCCGCTCGGAGCCCACCTCTTGGGCGGCTCTCAGGATCTCGTGCTCAAGCCTGCAGTGCTCATCCATGCAAGCGATGGTGTGAACACGCTCGACACCGTCGTCGAGGCCAAGGACCTCACATGGAAGATGTGCGAAGCCCTGCCCGATGGCATCACCGAACCCAAGGATCAAGAAGCACGCCGCACGCTCGCGCAGATCACGTTCGGGCTCCTCGCATACCTCACCGCAACGAAGGACCTCGTCGAGCGCGATCCGATCCGCAAAGAAAAGCAACGCAAGGCGCTTGCCGAGCAGAAGCGCGTCAAGCACTGGGACGTCGGTCGCACGGTAAAGATCTCGCCCGAGCTAGTACGCGTCGCGCGCTCGGGTGCTCGCGAGGTTGCGTTCCGCATCAAGCATCGGTTCATGGTGATGGGCCACTACCGTAATCAGGCGCATGGCCCCAAACGCGCCGAACGCAAACGCATCTGGATCGCACCGTTCGAGAAGGGCCCCGAGGAGGGTGCCAAGCTCGTTCACACGTACAAGCCCGAGGTCAGTGATGGCAAATGAATGGGAGATCGTCGTCGATTCGAGCAACGATGATGGCGCACCGCCGGGCGTTCGTCGACTAGCGATACATGGCGGCTACCTCTATCAGGTCGAGCACTACGTGCAGATCGGCAACCTCAGTGGCAAGGTCGTGCATCAAGAGTGGCACGCGCCTGTGTTCGTTCCCTTCGTGAGGCAATCATGAGCTGGCAGAGCGAGCTGGATTTCCTCAAGAAGCGTTGCCTCGAACGTGAAGCTCCGGTGATCCCGCCGATCATCAAGGAGTGGTTCGATCTCAATCGTGATCGACGCAACGGCAAGCTCGACGATCCGGCATACGTCGCCGATCTCAGCCAACGCATGAAGGAATGGGGCGACGCGAACGGGCCCGTGCTCGACGAGTGGCTCTACCACACCGACATCGATGGCTGGCGTATCAAGATGCAGCCGTTCCGCTACTCAGAGGACGGAGACGTGTACGTGCTCGTCGACGTCAAACGCGACAGCCACGCGACGCAACGGGCGCTCAAGAAACTCCGAGGCGCGATCTGGCACCTCGGCGGCGACATGAAAACCGACTTCCTCATGCACAAGGCCGATCCACGGGGACAGGAATTCGACGCGTTCTGGTCGTGGTCTGCCTCGAAGGGGATGACGTGAAGCCCGTGACAGTCACACAATTCATCTGTGCAGTCTGCATCGTCGCCAAGGAGAATCCGCGACCTGTGCTGGCCGTAGACTTCGAGCCGTCGTCCGACGGGATCAGGCTGACCTTTCGCTATAGGAGTGATCGCTGATGTCGAGGACCGAAGATCAGTTCATGATCGCCAGCAAGATCACGCTCAAACGATTGGCGCGTGACTACGCCGCCGCGAGTTCCGGTTCCGAGGAAGAAAAGCGCCTCGAAGAGCAGCTCATCAAGCGCGCGAAGGAGTACGAGGACGACGCCGCGAAATGGAAAGAGCTTGCGAAGGCCTATGATGAGACGCAGTGCGCGAGCTGCGGCGTCATGCGCAAGAACCACGAGATGCGGCACCGATTCGTCGAGCCGATCTCCATCTAGATCTCAACGCGTGAGCTTTGGCCGGGATTTGGCCACGCGTTGGATGCCCCGTCCGAGAATTCGCTCGGGCGGGGTTTTTTATTTCGCGTTGCGGAGCAGCTTGACCGTGCGGTACGCGCCGAGCACTGCTGCAATCGCGACAGCCGCCGTCGAGACGAACGTCAGCGCAAACACGCGCTGGTTGTGCGCAGTGAGCGCCGCGAGCACTTCGTCGGTGGTCTCGCCAAGCCCATAGCCTGAGAGTGGCTGGTTCGGCGCTGCGATCGGGCTCGGCACCTGTGCGTAGCCGGCGTTCATGTGCGGCTGCGGGCCGTACTGACCGGCCGGATTCCAGCCATTCGGTGGCAGCCACGGGCCCGTCCAGTCCGCTTCCTTCGCGGCGACCCACGGACGCGTGACGGGCGTGTACTGCAGCATCGACGACATGTCGAAGTCCGTCGGTGCACTCTGGTTGAAGATGCGCGGCGTGTTGACCGTCGTGAGAGTGACGGGCTCGGGTGCAGGTGCAACTACTGGCGCGGCCGGCGGCGGAAACACCTTGAGCCAGAACGCGAGCCACTTCGCCTTGAACTTCTCGACCGGCGTCGTAGCCTCTTCGGCACCGCCGAGTGGCGTGTCGTAGTAGAAGCCCTGCTCGCCGCGCGTGTCGTATTGCGGATCCGGAGGACAGAGGAACTGGCCATTCCCACCGTAGCTGTAGTTGATCGCCGACGGATACGCGCCGGGGACCTTCCCGTAGGGCGAGAGAATGATGCCGAGGCTCATGCGTTGCAGCGTACCACGGGGCGTTTGCCGATCAGCAACGGCATACGCAGCCGGGCCGCGTGCAGAACACCGTACCGCAGCCTCGGCACTGTCTCAGGTATGGATGGCGAGCGACGAATGCGTTGAACCGCTGGACCTTGGCGCGCTGGTTGATCCCCTGCTGTGCGTATTCCTGCGCTGCCGCTGGACCGTTTCTATCGCCATCGCGTCCGCATCGTTCGCACGTGCCGCGGGTGATGGCAGGTTCGATCATCGTGCTGCGACGACTCCGATGAGGAGGCCTGCGAGTAGCACACCACCGCCAACCATCGCGATGATGTCCCATCGTGTCCCGAGTGGATTGATCTGGGGAAGAGTGCCAAGACCCAGGAGCTTGCTATCGGTGCCATACGCGTCGTAAACGATCGGTACGGCCACCTGCGGCCCTGCCGCCGCCGATGGGCGAACAGAGCCCCACTCTGGAGGCGTCATGTACGGCCAGATGTTGTCCGGCGGACATGGCGGCCCATCGAGCTGCAACGTGATCGTTCCGGGCGCGACGCCTACGGTTCCGGGCATGCCGCTAGCGTACGGCGCTTCGTTTGCCGAGTCGATAGCCGACTCCAAGCACGAAGAGCACCGCGCCGCCACCGACGAGCCACGGGACCATCGGGTTCCTGCGGACGTAAATGTATGCATCGAGCGCGGGCACGACACGCTTGAGCCCAATACCCGAGTGATCGCTCGCGGCCGGCGTCGTCGGTGCGCCTTCAGGTTCGAGCGAATCGATGATGTCGATGCGCTGCATGATCGCGGGTAGTGCCGGGTCATTGATGACCCGCGTGATGGTGTCGACGTACGGCCCGAGCTTCGAGAGGCTCGACACGACGTCCGTGATGCCACCGAGGGCGCCGCGAAAGAACATCATGGCTACGCGATGAACTTCTTGTAGCCGAAGTAGCCGGCTCCGACGATGAGGCCGATGCCCCACCACGTCTGCCACCACGGCTTGCCGGCGCCCGTGATCGCGTTCGTCACGTTCTGCGGGATGCCCGGCACGACGATCGGCGGGTTCGGCGTGATCGCGATCGACGCCGTCATCTGCGGGCGGACCGTCTGGAAGAGCTGTGCTTTGCTGAAGTGCGTCGTTGGCTGCGTCGACGTCGGAGTCGGGTCGGGCATTCCCGGGACACACGGCGTGCCTGCCGGCACGAGTTCACACAGCGGCAATTCTTCCTCGGGCATCGGATCGCCCATGAGGCCGAAGAGCTTCCTCGTTGCCCCGCCACGACCCCGATCAAGTCCACGAAGTACTAGCATGTGCGGATCCTTTCGGAGCTACTTGGCGGCGGGCTTGGGTGCGAGGAAGAACTTGTAGATACCGAATGCACCAATCGCGATGATCGCGATACCGAATGGTGTCTTGTACCAACCCTCGGCGAAGAGGCTCGCGAATGGATTCGTCGACGCAGTGACAACCGGTGGGGGTGGCGTCGGATCGGTCGCGGGGTGCGACGTCGCGTACTTTCGCGTCGCCGTGTTCACCGCGATTGTGATTTGTGGCGCGTACTGCGTGACCATGTTCTTCGCGTAGCTCGTCGTACCGCCCGCGATGAAGCCACCCTGCAATGCGAGGTAGACGTACGATGGTAGCTCTTCGGTGAGGATGCTGAGCGCGCTGTTGAGCGCGACCATCGTCGCGTCATCGACTACGCCTGTGACAGGGCCGGGATCGATCGCGGGCCGCTTGCGTACGGCCGCGAGGCCTTTGAGCGCTTGCTGCAACTGTTCGATAGCCGCCGACCCCATGAGGTGCGCGGGTGGACCGGAGAGCAAGACAGGGATCAGCATCGATGGTCAGCCTACCATCGAACGTTTCGAAAACGCGAGCGAGCTATCCCCGACGCGCGATGAGCGTCTTGCCAACGTACAGCGCACCGACGCCCGCACTGATGATCAGGCCCCACTGCCACCACGGCATCCCAGGGTCAGGCGGCGGCGGGTCGACGACTGGCGGCGGCGGCTGAGGAACGATCGGCGTGGGTGGCGTGAAAGCTTGCTGGCAGTGATTGAATACCCACTGCCCCGCCGCGGCGTAGGCGCCGTACACCGACGCGTATTGTGACCAGTTCGCGATTTCGGCTTTCCATTTCGCTTTGTCAGCCTCGGTCTTCGCTGTAGCGAGATTCTTGTTCGCTTCGTCGACCTTCGCTTTGGCCTGCGCGGCCATCGCTTGCTGCGCGGCTTGCGCATACGCACTACCGTCAGCCGAGCATGCATATTCGAGTGCCTGCTTCATGAGCCCCGCGACGGTGCTGACCGCCGTTTCCCACCACGAGTTGTCGTGAACGTACGGCTTGAGCGTCATCTGGTATGTGCCCGTTGCCAGATCCATCGTCGTGTAGACATTCCACGCGTCGACACCTGGGATCGGTAGCGTCTGGGCGCAATACGGCAGCCCGCTCACGGAGTCTTTGCAGTACACGGCGCAGGCGCCCTGCGATGCGTGCGTCTTGCCGCTAATGATGCCTGCGTGCGTGAGCGCTGCGGGCTCCTTACCCTCGATGATGCGGAAGTCGATCAAGTAGCCGCCACGATCGAGGTAATGGCGAAGTGTCACGTCAGGACTGATCGGTGGCGCTGGGTTAACCATGAACCCGTCGACATGCGTGACGAAGTTGTAGCCCTTCGTCTGCAGGTACTGCAGTGCTTGCTCGATCGGCTTGTCGAGCGCATCACCACGCCCATCTGCATCGGCAAAGTTGGCCATCGACTTCGCCACGATTTGATGTTGGATCAGCCACGCCTGCGTCGGTCCTGGCTGGAAACGACGCGTGGGTGCGACGACTTGACCCTCTTGGTTGCCGATCTCCGTTACGAGAAACGGTACGCCCATCACGCCGAACGTGAATGGCAGCATCGAGTGCTGACGAAGGAATGGGCTCAGCTTCGCGATCGACGCGCTGTCCGTCTTGCCGTTCAGCCCAAGGTAAGACGGAATGATGATTCGGCGATCGAAGAAATCAAAGGCAACGCCGGTCGCGCCTTGCGGCCCTGGCCATGGCATCGACTCGCGATCCCAGCTGTCGATCTTGTAGTCGAGCGGCTCCGAGCACACCGGTAAGGCGCCAAGCACGGATCGCATCTGCACGATGTGCGCGTCCCAAAATTCGACGAGCTTGGTGAGGTAATCGTCGGTGAGTATCTTCCACGTGTAGCCCTGCGGCGTCGTGACGCTGACACCACCTTGTGGCACGTAGTTGGGGCTATTTGGATCGCTGTGATCGCGGACCGTCGGACCACTACCGTCGATAAAGCCGCCTGTGCATTGCTGCTCGATGGGAATGCCGGCGCGAAGGCGCTCCCAATGTCCAGGCACACCGTTTCGCTCGGCGATCCAAATGAAGCCGCCCCCGTCTCGCTGCGTGCATTGGCGATCTTGTGGCGTCGCCAGCTGCAAGACTTCGGCAGCGGTGATCTTGTCAGCAGCAGTAGTGATCTTCGTGGTTGCCACTTGGCTTTTGACCTGTTCCGCGAACGACGCAGGAGCCAAGACGCCGAGGGGACTGCTCAGGCCAAAGGTCAGCACAGAGAAACCCTATCACTTCATGTATGCTCGATGCGTGCAGAGTAAACTCGCGTGGATCACGGGCCTGACCGGACTCGGCCTTGTCGTCGTTGGCACCGCGCTGTACCGGCAGCAGCGCAAGCAGCTGACCGGTCTTGGACGTCTTGGTCGGCTCTCGTTGAAGCAAGTCGACGAGGCACCGGTCGTGAGCGAGCGCAACCACGGCGGTATCAAGACGCAGATCCGCAAGGCGAACGACATGCCGATCGAGCAGCGCCTCGCGACGATCCAGCGTTACGTCCGCGAGGGTGTGCAGGATGGTCGGATGCGCAAGCTCGCGCTCGACATCACGAAGGATTGCCCCGAGCGTGATGGACTCTGCGAGGCCCGCGCGATCTACGACTACGTGAAGCGGAACGTTCGCTACACGGGCGACATCGCGCCGATCGCATGGGAGGACGGCTCGGTCGAAGGCGTCGATCTCTACCAGAGTGGCGCCCGCACGCTGGAGTTTGCTGGCGGCGACTGTGACGACCAGTCGATTCTCGTCGCAACTCTACTCGCGCTCAATGGTATCACGCCACGTCTACGCGTGATGAAGGAGAGCAAGCGCGAAGACTGGAGCCACATCTATCCCGGTGCGCTCTTGCCGAAGTTCAGCGGCGAGAAGTTCATCGCGATCGACACGACACTGCCCGGCAACAACAAGTTCGGTGTCGAGGTTCCCTCGGCCGAGACGCTCGACTTCCCCGCCTGATTCAACGCAGGTACGATGACGACCATGCTACTCGGAGAATCCAGCGACCAGCTCGATCGCGAGATCGATGGCCTGCTGCTGCGCTCGCCCAACCCGACGAGCACGGACGTCACATCGTTCCTGCAGCTCTACTCGGGTGACGATCGGACGACAGTGGCACGTCGACTGATCGAGCGCGGCGTGTCGGCGCAGTCGGTGTCGAATGCGCTGACGTGGCTCGACACGCAGACCAAACTCTCGGCAAGCACGCTCAAGGGTGTCGCGACGATGGCCTCTGCCGCGTTCTCCGCGTATCACGGCTACCGCCGCAACCAATCTATCGTCTGGGGCATCGTCTGGTTCGCACTGGGCTCGGTGTTCCCGATCTTCACCCCCGTCATTGCCCTCGCCCAGGGCTACGCACAAAAGAAGTAGGGAGCTGCCATGGAAATTCTACGCGTCATCGAAAGCAAGCCTGCCGGCGTCGCCGGGCTGGGCATGATCCCGTCGTGGCAGTTCTCAATGGATCCTTCGGTCAACCCGAAGATCAATCCGAACGTCACCTTCCCCGAAGGCGTCTATCAGACGACACCGCAGCCGCTCGGGCCGTGGTTCAACTCGGCGTCGCCGCTCAACGGTGTGAGCCTTCGTGGTGCGGGCCTGCAGGGCATCAGCGACAACCCCGTCGTCAACACGATCTGGACGCTCGCGTCTATCGCGGGCGGCGCAGCGAGTGCGTACCACGGCTACAAGCGCAATCACTCCGTCGGCTGGGCGGTGTGGTGGGGCTTCTGGGGCAGCTTGCTACCCGTCTTCACCCCGATCATCGCGTATGCGCAGGGCTTCGGTAAGAAGAAGTAACGCGCATGATGCTCGCACGAGTCACGCTGGGACCGAAGGGCCGAAATGTCGTGCTCAAAGGTCTCTCGCGTTCTGCGCGTGAGGGTCGTAACCCACGCACAGGTATGAAGGGCTTCGGGCTCTACCCGTTCGATTCGTGGTGGTGGGGCAATCGCAAACTGATCGTCGTTGGGGGCGGTGCCCTCGTCGGCGCCGGTCTCCTCGCGATCGTCGCAAAGGTGCTCAAATGATAGTTCTACGTGATGCTGTGCCCGCCACCCAAAACGAGGTCGTGAAGAACGCGGCGGTGATTCAGCCGGCCCTATCGACGGAAGCCCTGCCAGGTGGAGGAACATCGATCCTCTATAAGTTCGGCATGTCGCCGATGCTGTGGGCGCTCGCTGCGTTGGCCGCGGGCGGTGGATATTTCTTCTACAAGAAGAAGGTGCGCCGATGATGCAAACCCGTCTCCTTGGGCTCGGCGCCGTCTACGACTACCAGACGCAAGCTGTAAAGCTCGCGCGACCGGCACTCGCGAACTGGACGTACGTACTCGTCACGATCGGGCCCAATGGTGCCAACGCGACAGCACTACCGCTCGGCTCCCGCGAGCTGCTCGATGACATGTACGAGGACGCCGTCGGCGATCCGGTGAGTCAGGGCTATGCGTACGTCGCACGATTCGACAAGACGATCGATGCGATGTTGCCGATCGACGAAGGCCTCTTCGTCGCGACGCAGGTGCAGGACAACGTCTTCACCAAGACGAACACGATCACGAAGTACAAGCCGTATATCATCGGCGCAGGCGTGCTCGCGGCGGTCGGCTTTCTCGGCTCGCAGTATCTGAAGAAGCGCGCCGTCGGCGTCTAGCCAACGTCGGCCATGTAGTGCTCGCAGCTGTCGCACGAGCACCCGAACGGATGTTTGATGTGCTGGATCGGTTTTGGACCGCGGTACTTGAACATCTCGCACACGAGCTGAGCGCTCGCGAGCGCTCGCTGTGCGTCCTCGCGGCTCGTCGCACGACCACGCCACGAGTCTGTTTCGAGCACCGTCTTCCAGAAGAACACGCTGCAGATCTCACCCGCCCCTAGTTCAGGGCGTGCAGGCTCCCGACGGCAATTGCGACAGAGCGCTGCGCCGCAATCGATGCACACGGCGCTCTCTGTGAAGACATCGACTACGTTGCGGTGAGAACAGCTCATCACCAGCCATCATCGAGGAGTCGAATCGCGCGTGCAATTGCTTCGATGGTCTTGAGCGGTCGATCGGTTGGCAAACACAATACCGGTAGCGCGAATCGTCGTCGCATGAGTTGTGCCTCGGGCCACGTCGCGTCGATCACGAGGAGCTGCTTTGGTGGGTGCTCGGGCGCCATGTACGCAGGCGTGCCTTCGGGGAAAAGCAGCCATGTATCGTCGAGCGGCGGCAGCTTCAACGGCTGCCCGACCTCGCCATAGTCGATCAGCACGCTGTTGGGTAGCTCTCGGTTAGCGAGGATACCCGTGTTGAACGGACTCGCGCGCTCGGTGTAGTGGCGCACGATCACGATCCGCGTGCGTGTGACGATCATCGCGTGCGCTGCGCGAGCGACGCGAGCACATCAGCGGGCACGAAGCGATAGATGCGCCCCGCGCGAAGGTATGGGATGTCCCCGTTCTTCACCATGCGGCGCACCGTCGGCACGGACACGTCGAGGATGTCAGCAATCTGCTCGATATCGACGTGTGCGTTCGAAAGCCCACCAGGATGTGCGGCGGTGAGCAGCGCTTGAATCGGTCCTTGCGCGACGTGTTGGATGAACGCGATCAGATCAGCACTCGGCGCGTACCAATCGTGGTGCAGATTGCCGCCACCGTATTGCTCGGCAATGGCCTGAGCATGTTGTTGCGGCGTCGCCGATTCGATGAGACCGATCAACATCGGATCGAACGCGTTTTCTCGCGCGAGCGTCGCGAGGCGTGTCGCGATCTGGTTGCCGCGCACCGCCTCGATCTTGATCGGCCCTTGGCCACCCGTCGGTGGATTGACCTGCACGAACATCACCCACGATTGCTCCGCGGCGTGGGGCGCTAGCGCGGAAGCGGTTGAGGGCGAGACGATGAGCACGGCGTTACGATTTCTCCATCGAGCTGCCCCCAGCTCTTGAAGCAACGTAACACGTTCTGATCACGACTGATCAAATCCGAGATCCGCAGTCAGCTACTACTTCACGTAGTTGCGAGCATCTCGTGATCGCATGTACCTAAGTGCGCAGAATTGTTGATAGTTAATGCCTACGTATGCAATCACCATTGCATGGCAACCATCCTACGGCACGGCGGCGAAGCACACGTTGTTCGGCCCGATCGCGTTTATCGCACGGGCGTTCTCACGTCGATCGTCGGCTACCAGCCGCAGGCTGACGTGCAGGCGGTCGCTGCGTCGTTCACGCTCGGCCCGCCGAGCGGAACGCAGCTCTCGGGCCTTCGTGGGCCGACCACTCGTCTCGGCGCGTGGTTCGAGAACGTCAAGGCGAACCTCAAGGCGCAGTTCGGCCGCGCGCAGGTCGCGGTTGCCGTTGTGCCTGCCGCGGGCCCGCCGGCTCCGCAGGCTCCCGGCCCGACGTCGGCCGCTGCCGCATCGGCACTCGCGCCGGATCAGGCTGGCCGCGCGATGGCGGTGTTCAACCTCGTCCAGGGCAATCCCGCGCAGGGCGGGAACTTCGTCGCGCGCGCCGCGCGAGTCGCCGCGTTCCGTCGCGACAACTCCTACTACCGGGCGGGCTAACACGTGGCGAAGATCATGACGCTCGGCAGCTCGCCGTCGCGCCGTGATCGCGGCAGCGACGACGGCTGCAAGTGCGTCTTCAACCCGCGCACGAAGCGTTCGGTCCTGCTCTGCGACGTTCCTCGATCTCAGTCTCGAAGCGGCAAGGCATTCAAGAAAGACCTCAACGGCCGCTGCCGCCGATAACCCCATTCCCTCGGAGAAAATGAAAATGGCTGGAAAGCGCGGCATGCTCGGTAAGTCGGACCTCTCGGGCCTCAATGGCTTTGGTGGTCACCTCTCGCCCCTCACGGGTGCATTGATCGGCGGCGGTGTCTCGTTCGTCTCGTCGATCGCGGCGGGCCACACGAAGGCAGCGAAGAACGCCGATCTCATCGGTCTCGGCTTCGGTCTCGCGACCGCGGGCGCGATGTACGCGATGAAGTCGACCAAGCAGGCCGCCGTCGGTGCTGCGATCGGCGCGGTCCTCGCGACTGGCCTGTCGTGGCTGAAGAGCATCCTCTTCAAGCCGGCCGCGATTGCGGCGGCTGCTGGCACGTCGGGCTACCTCGGCATCCCGCAGATCCGCGAGCTGAACGGCGGCCTCGGCATGCCGAGCGTCCGCGCGCTCAACGGTCTCGGCATCCCGTCGATCACGTCGGTGCAGCGCCCGGTCAACACGATCCCGGGCGTCGCCGGCAACCAGCTCTCTTCGCCGGGCCTCTCGGCGCCTCCGGTCAACCTCCTCGGCGCGCAGTCGCCGATGAGCGCCCAGCTCCTCGGCATGGGCGGCCCGCAGGTCCACGGCCTGTCGGCGTCGTACGGCGCGACCCTCCTCGGTGGCGGTCGCTAACCAACCTCGCTTCGTAGGCGCGGTGTTCGCGCCGAACTGACTGCTCACCCGCTCGCGGACGGGGACGACCCCACCAAGAGCACAATCGACAACCTCTGCAAGGATAAGACAATGGCTGGAACTGTTGGTGTAGCTCCTGGTACCTCCACTCTGACGCTGCCGAACGGGCAGACGATCGCGATCGAAGACTGGATCGACGACAAGCTGTACTCGACGGTGCAGTTCTCGAACGGCCAGACGACGCCGGTCGAGGCCTTCACCGCGGGTCGCTCGCAGCAGATCCCGGGCGGTACGCGCACGATGACCAACGTGGACACGAACGTCCCCCGTAACGGCGACACCGGTCTGCCGATGAGCTGGGAGATGTACATCTACGGCATCGGCGTGAAGATGGTCCGCGTGTGCCGCGCGCCGACCGGCGCCGCGAACCCCGTCCTCGCGGACGGCTCGGGCGCGCTGTCGAACCCGCCCACGCTGAACACGCTGTTCCAGGTCGACCGCGTGACGTTCCTGTTCTTCGAGTACAACGCGAAGCGCTACACCTTCGGCGTCCTCCAGGACTACCCGCAGGGTCACGGCTTCAACGTGTTCTCGACCAACTCGAACTTCGAGTTGGCGCAGAACGGCGTGCCGTCGCCGCGCGACCGCAACGCGCTCGTGCTGCCGATCTGGCTGCGTGAGAACCTCGGCTACAAGATGGCCTTCTCGCCCGAAGCCGCGCTGGTGATCAACCAGGCCGCGTCGGACGGTGGCACGGCCCTCACGTTCGCCGACGTGAAGACGTACCTGTACGGCCTCGTTCGCCGCAACGTGACCTAAGCGGTCACGGCGCTGAACGCCGTTTGGTACGCGAAGGCCGCCCTCGGGCGGCTTTCGCCGTTTTTGGGCTCACGTTGAGCATGATGAATCCGCCGGGTGCGCGGATGAAGTTCTTCTGCCGCTTGTCCTCGAAGACCTTGATGGCTTTGCGGATGCGCCGGTAGTACTCCTCGCGCGAGATCTTCCCGAGCTGAAAGTCGCGCCGCGTCCTCTCAAGCTCGTCTTGCCCGCGGCGTAGTAGCTCCGCGATCTCTGGCGAGCGCCGCGCCATCAGCCGATCTCGGTCTCTTCGAGCTTGCTGGCGAGCGAGCGCAGCTGCACGACGAGACGCTGCTTCGCGTCCGCAGGCAACGGTCCACCGGTCACGACGAGGAAGATCTGGGCACGCCAGAACGCGCCCTCGGGTTGCGTGATGCGGTCGAGGTTGATGTCGAAGCCGTCGACGTGGGCGAGGTAGGCGGTGGGTTCGAGCTTCATGCCAAAATTCGTACTCGATGGGGCTGTCACCCGCGAGTTTTTGGCCGCCTCCCGACATAGAAGGCCTCTAGAACTGCGATGTCAGCCCCAGCGCGTAACGTGACCGCGCATGTTCGGACTCGTCGAAAAAGCACAGAACGAAGAAGTTGCTGCACCTGCCCTGCCGATCGTCGCACCGGAGGATTTCCACCGTGCGGTGTACGTCGCGTCGTCGTCGAGCGAGATCGAGCGCGCCGAGCGCGTGATGGAGAAGCTCCGCGGCGCTGGCATGATCGTTACCTCGTCGTGGGCCGCGAATATCCGCAAGGTCGGTGCGGCCAATCCGATGGATGCGCCGCGCGAGCAGCAGGCGGTGTGGGCGTCGACGTGTTTGCACGAGGTCTCGATCGCATCGATCACGCTGTTGCTCTTCCCGACGACGCCGACGATCGGCGCCTGGCATGAAGTGGGCTATGCACTCGCGCTCAAAGCGATGACCGACATGGGCATCGAAGCCGGGGCACTGCCACCGTACGCCGCGCGGACGATCATCGGTGCGGGCTCGACGCCCCCGAAGTCGATCTTCAAGTCGCTATACGAAGTCTTCGAGGACGATGACAAGGCCATCGATGCAATCCTCGCGGCAGTGTTCCACGGCGAAACGCCAGCTGCATGAGCACTCCGTCGGGCCCTGAGCCCTCGTGGGTCTCGAAGATGGAAGATCGTGAGCGTCGACAAAAGACGCTGCGCTATCGCGCGAAGGCGTGGGCCTACGAGGCCGGCCGTCGGCTCAAGCTCGTCTGGCACTATTACGCGATCGAGATCACCTGCGCACCACTGATGGTGATGATCCTGATCGCCGCGAACCGCTGCTAGCGCTTCGCAGGTTTCGAGCAGATCGTGCAGTCGAGCCAGTGCACGTTGTGCTGGCACATCACGACACGTGGGTTGGTAGCGTTAGCGGCAGCGCGTCGGCGACGCTGTGCTTCGTCGACAAGCTGTGCGCGAGTGAGTCGGCGTTCGCTCATCAGTTCGCCGCGTGCGCTTGCTTGGCGAGGATCACCTTCGCCCAAAACGCGACGCCAACCGCGTCCGGAATCGTTGCTACCGGCACCTGCAGATTGCGAGCAAGGTAGTGGGTCACATGCGGCCACGTGACTAGCTCGGGCTCGTCGGACAATGTCCGCTGCAGGACGAAAGTTCCGATCAGCTCGTCTAGATCGACGGACCCGACGAAGTCGGCCAATTGGCGATCTGCCTTTTGGCGATTGAACGTCTCGGGCCATCCCGATGGGCCCTTGGCCACGTAGACCTTGGGCCCGATGATGGGGGCACTAAACTCGACGCTAGACATTCGATTCTGGTAGGTTTGGGTGGTCGCCATAAAGTTGAAACGGCGGCAGGAGACACAAGATGGGTCGTCTACCGACTACGTGGGCTAACAAGATCATCACCATGCGGACGCCGTACGAGATGGACGGCGAGCTGACCATCACCTCGGGGCAATCCGGTCAGCAGTTCCCGGACGCGACGTTCGCGAACAACATCGACAAGCCCTTCGAGATTCACCGCATGATCCCGCGCATCACCGCGCTCGACAGCAGCGGCGTCGCGCTCGAAGAGCAGCCTAGCCAAGACCTGCTGGCCTCGTTGGTGCGGTTGTCGATCACGGATCTCGGTAAGAACACGCCGCTCACCAAGTCGCCAACGTTGATGAACCTCTTCACGAAGGGTTCGTCGGAGCGCACGTGGGAGTTCGCGGATCCTTACTACATCATTCGCACCGAGCTGATTCAGATCGTTGTGGATGCAGTGACGTACCCGGATATCGACCTCTTGGCGTCGCTGCGTGTCGAGGTCTCGTTCCAGGGTTTCCTCCTCGTCGTAGCGCCTTCGTCGGAGAGCCGCTAACGAAGTCACCTTAATCGCTGGGGGTGACATCCATGCAGGACAGTAAAGTTAACACCGTTCAGGTGCCTCCGACGGGGACCAATCCGTCGGTGCTTATCTATGCGACGCAGACGCCTATGCGCGTTGTCGTACGCAACGTGGGTGGCACGACGATTTTTCTCGCGCACGATACCAGCGTGCTTCAGGGCTCACCGCCTGGCCTCGCTGGAACCTTCCAGCTGCCAGCGGGCGCATCGGAGGTCTTCGTGCTGCAACCCAAGCAGGGCCTCTTCGCTGCAGCGACCGGTGCGGGTGGCATTGCTTCTATCGCGGTCTCCGAGGCGATCCCCTCGAAGCTGATGGAGTCGTAATCCATGGCCACTAACATCGTCGGTTCGCTCACGCCGGAACAAGCGATTGCTCGTGGACAAGACGTCGTCGATGTCTTGCTGCAGGACTGGGGCTCGTCCGTTGACGACGCGTATCCTATTCTCACTGCGTCAGGTGTGCTGGGGCTCTCGTTCACGCCAGCTGCTGTGATGATCGGGCCATGGTCGACCGTCGATCGTTGTTGGGCAACGTGGAACTCGCAATCCAACGGGTTGGGGTTTGAGCGCGGAGTCATCAAACCGCTGTCCGTCGATACGCCAATCTCATTTGCGTTGCCGGGTAACAACACCGGAACACCTATCCGGACGGGCCTTATAAATCCCGATGCGCCGGATACCGCGCAGTTCTACAACGAGCTGTTCTTTTTTCCTCAGCTCGTCACACCACAAAGCGGCTCGGTGCTCGACGTACCCCCGGGCACGCAGTCAGCCTTGCAGCCCACGCAATACGTCAAGACGGACGGTTCGACGTCGAACTTCGGCCCCGACAACATTGCACGAAACTGCCTGCATCTTCGCTTCTTCTTGAAGGCAGGCGTCATTCCGTTCTCGACCAAACGATTCCCGTATCAGGTCGACAGCGGCGACGTCTTCAACACCCTACCTGCGGGCGCCGAGTATGCGCTCGTGTACGTGCCAATTTTCGGCCGTAAGAAGATCGTTGTGCGGTGTGCGGCGAACAAAGCAGGTGCGGTGTTCCGCGTTGGCATGCTGCGCAACTCCAATGCTTCCTCAGGCCTCTACATGACCCCCGTCTATGAAACGACGGATGGCGAGAAGACCGCTACGGTCGCGAACACGTCGCTCAAGTTCGAGTTTTGCGAGCCGCTTGCGGATTGGATGGTCCTCTACGTCACGCCTGCGCTCAACGCCACGGCCGTCAACTTCACCGTCACCGCGTACGACTAGCCAGTCGGCAAGCTCGCAGAGCCCACGCTCGATCCTCTCTTGTGGTGTGATCGGCATACGAGCGCCCAGAGGTACCACGCAGGGCTGTCAGCCTGCCGTGGTAAGACGTTCGCGCCATGTATAACGACGATGGCGTAGACTTCGAGCGATGACGGATCTGCGTCCAGCCAAAGCTGTGTTGATCGTCTTCGCAATGCCCGGGTGCCCGGCCTGTGACGATTATCTTCCTCGGTTCAAGCGTCAGGTGGCTGCCTTCCAGCAATACGGGCACCGCTTTGCTTTCCGCGCCGCGGGGCAGCCTGTGGAGCGTGGGACGATCCCGATCTTCGTCTACGACGCTAGTAGTCCCGATCCGGGGCTTCAGCAGCTCGCGGATCAATATGGAGTGAGTGGTGTGCCCGCGACGATCTTGCTCACTCGCTACCACGGCACGAAGCAACTCGACGGGTCAGTTCCGGACAGCGAGATTTACGACACGCTTCTGCACGCTGCGCAGGTAAATCTCTGACCGGCAATCCCGTCGTGTAGAATTCCAGCTATGCCACCAAAGCCCGAGGATCGTGACGTCCGACGATCACACACGCCCCCTGCGGGCGTGCGGGCGCAGACGGCGCAGCCTGTGGAGAACTTCGAGGAGGAGACGCCCGTTCACGGCGATCCGGTCACGCAGCTCAGCCATCGTGCGAAGCAAGCCACCAACGCGTCGCGCGAAGCGGCGTCGATGTCGAGGGACGCGGCATCTCAGTCGCGGGCTGCGTTCGCAAAGATCAGCGAGGTTCAACGGCAGGTTAGTGAATACAACGAGCGTGATCAAATCGATCACGAGCGGCTGTTCAACAACTACGACAAGCTCGACGCAAAACTAGATCGCCAGAACGACAAGATCGACGAGCAGAACCAGAAGATCGATCGTACCAACGACATCGTTGGCGGCATGCGTGGTGCACTCGGCGAGATCAGTGGTCAGCTCAAGTCGCTCAGCGGCTCGATCGAAGAGGAGCGCGTAGCTCGCATCGAAGCGTCGAAGCGTCGTGCTATCGCGCAGGTCGAGATCGAGACGCACGAGAAGATCACCGCGATTGATCTCAACGCGATCGAGAAGACCGCTGGGATCAAAGACGGCGCGGCGACCAACGAGTTTCGACGGCAGCGCAACCTCAAGCTCGTTGGCTACATCGGCGGCATCATCGGTCTCATCGGCACGATCGTCACTGCTCTCACGCAGTGTTAGGAGGCGAGTATGGCGCGGATCGAACGCCCGTCGGATGACGTGCTGTGCATCCATCTGTCGGACTACCACAGCCTCGATATTGTCCGGCTTCCGGCCACGAAGAAGTATCGCATCGTGTTCGCGGAGCGGTACGGCGTGCAACGTCGCGCGTTCATCGACATCAACTACGAGGATGCGAACACGATCTCGCGATTTCTCGCGAGTGTGTTCAACCCGGGGCAGGAGCGGCCGTCGGCCGATGAGATCGAACTACCCGAGCTACCGCCGCCACCCGTGATGCCACGGACGAAGACGAAGCTCTAGTCGACGGTGATGAGACACGGGCCGCCTTTTGCGGTCGCGCTGTGCGGCGCCGTGAACACGGCGTAGATCACGAGGTAATCACCAGGGCGCGACGATTTGTACTGCGTCGTCCAACGGCGATTCACGGTCGCACCAGCACCAGCTGCTTGCGTACCCTCCTCCCACGTAGCCGGGCCCTCGCTAGCAAGGAACGCGCGCATGAACATGTCGCAGTCCACTTGCACGGTGTACGCGCGTAGCGTTCGGAGCACCTCCGAGGCCGGAATGGTGCAGACAAAGCCCATGCCGCCACCGGGGCCTGCGTTCGTGATCGTCGACGTATTCGTCGTGGAGAACTGCGTCGAGCTGAGTGTGGACAGCGCGCCCTTCGTCGGGTCTGCGGCAACAGTTTGGAACGTCGTGATGTTCTGACCGGCGCTGTTCCACTCGAAGCTGTTCATCAGCCAGCCACCGAGTGGGTTCGCGGGCACGTTGCCCTGCGTAAGCGTCTTGATGCGAGCGTTCGTCGTCGCGCCAAGGGTCGCGAACCAGTCGTACGAGCCTTCGCCCACGTTACCGAGGTTGTTGAGCGCCATGCCCGTCGAGTCGTCGTTCGTCCACGGATCGAGCTGGATCGCGCCTGCACTGGCGGGCGTTAGCTGGCTGATCGTGCCGTCGCTCGCGCGAGCGAATAGCTGTGCGACACCGCCGTCGTCCTTCGAGTAGACCTGCACTTGATTAGCGACGGCGGCGGGATCAGCGGCGCTCTGAAGGAGCTTGAGAATGTGAGCGCCTGCGCGGCGGATGATCGAAGCCATTTACGTGCTCTCCTGAACTTGGACCCATGCTTCGACGTCGGTCGTAATAGGGAGAAAGCCTGCGTCGGTCGTGATGAACACACCGATGAGGTCCCCCGCAACGTACGGGACTACGCCGGACGCTGCGGTCGCGATGCCGCCGTCGGGGTTGGTGCCCGCGTCGCACGTGAGCGTCAGTGCGGTTGCGACACCATTGATCGTCACCGCGATCGTGGTCTCGCCGGCCGTGATCGTCTCCGTGAAGCGCACCGAGAGTCCGACCAGCGAGCCCGCGCGGATCGCTGGGATGTCGTCGAAATTCGTCGACACCTGCGCAGACAGCGGAACATCTGTCTGGCTCGCAGCGACGTCATTTTGAGCCCACTGCTCGGGCAGTGCGTAGGGTCCACTTTCCCCTGTGGGGTCGAAATTGGTGTCGTCGCCGCAGCAGCCCATCGCCTTGACTATACACAGAACGAAAAGAGCCGCCGGATGGTTTAGTCAACCATCGGGCGGCCCAGATCGCTGCGATGAAGCGCTTAGCGCGGCGTCGCGGACTTGATCGCGTTGCCGATGCAACGGCGATAGACCTTCACGTTGCCCTTCGCGCTGCGCTTGCAGCCCGGGGCCGCGTGCTTCATCGCGCTCTTGAACTCGCGAAGGTGGCCCGTCGAGGGCTTCTTGCGGGGGCCACAGTCCGAGCCCTTACGGCCCGAGAACGAGATGACCTTGCCGCGCTTGGTCTTGAAACGAATCGTCCCACGCTTGCACTTGGCTGCCATGACACTTGCTCCTTATCGAGTACGGACCGGCTGAGCGCGCGGCGTCACAGGACGCGTCGCCGGTCGCGCAGGTTGAGCAGGCCGCACCACCGGACGCGTGCAGCACACCTTTTGGGGCGCCGCCGGCTTCGGCTTGTTGGGGGTGCTCATCGGGACGAGCCTACCACCATTTGAATTGACGGAGCCAGATCCACGTGATTGTGGCAATGCCTACGTCGGCATTGACCACTAGGCCGCGTGCGTGTGGCGGCCGGTGAACCGCTTGGCGCCGTACCATGCCGCACCTGCGAGGAGGATGCCGCTCGTGACCGCCAACCAGCCGGGGATGCCAGGACCCTTGAGCGAATCGAGGATGCCCGTCGAGCCTCCCGCGGATCCCACTTTGTCGGCGTTCGCGATCGTGTCCGAGATCCGATTCTTGAGCCCATCGTGGCTCGCGGAGTTACAGAACTTCGCAAGCGCACTGCTCATCGCTGAGCATGGCATCCGATCGAACGTCGACACGAACTCGTCCCAGCCTGTTGGCGCGCGACCGAGCGTGCGCTTCACCCATGGGAGGCCTTCGCTACCGACAGCGGGCAATGCATGCCCGAGCTTGACGAGCTTCCAGAAATCACTCGACGCCTCGGACCAATCAGCACCAACACCGTTGAGGATCGAGCGTGCGCGTTCGCGGTAGTGCTGTGCGAGGTACACGCCACTGATGACCTGGATCTTCTTCTCGTCGTCGGTGAGCGAACGTGTCAGTTTGCCGCCCGAGCACGCGGGGCGCAGCAGCCCGAAGTCGGTATTGGTGTACTTCGCCTCTTCAGGATGGATCTGAAAGATCCCGCGTTCGTCGAGTGACGTGGTCGAGCACGCGTTGCCGCCGGACTCGACGTCGAGCCACGCGAGCAGAAAGTCCGTAGGCATGCCTCCGTTGTATTGGCTGACCAGCGAGCGCCAGGCTTCGACAGACGGCCGGAAGATGCGCATGCTTCGAACGTATCACGCGAGGAATGTCAAGGTCGTGGTAGCGTGAGGGGGTGGCAGCCGACCGCGACGATGACGACACGCCGCCCTGGCAGATGTTCATGTGGATGGGCATCTTGTGCGGCGTCGCGCTTGGCGCGGTTACTGTCGTGCTGCTCATGCAGCGTCGGCAGAATGGCCAGCAGCTGAGTGGCCCAATCAACATCTGGAACGTGACGGGCGGCAATCCGCAGTTGCCGCAGCCGGCGATGATGCAGCTGCCGCAGGCGAGCTACCCGTCGGTGCCCGACGCGCCCGACTACTCGGCCGATCCGGGCCTCAAGAACAAGATGAGCACGGTGACGCTCTCGCCGACGTCTAGCAATCGCCTGCTGCGTGCTTCGGGCGGTCGGCGCTGGACCGTGCAGGTCCGTACTGTTGGTCCGCCGGGCGCGTACGCGATGTTCGCGCTCGATCCCGACGGCCTACGCGGCGCCGAGGCAGGCGCGAATTCGATCGTCGTGCCCGCGGGCGGCGATCACTGGATCGAACTCGAACCTGGTGACTATCTCTTCGGTCGCGGCAGCACTGCAGGTGTCGTCGTGTCGTACACGGCGAGGCAGCTTGCGTGAGCGATCTGACCTTCTCGGGGTCCACGGTCGCCGAGGCCGCGACTCGGGATAGCCCACCTGCTGCCAACGAGCAGGGTCTCGTCGTACGCCCGATCGGGCCGATTGACGTTGTTCCCGAGCCGTCAACGCAGTCGACGCTCGTCACGATCCCCGCGACGGTGGTGCCGGTGCAGCTACTCGCCGCTAACGCCAACCGCCTGGGCTTCTCGATCTTCAACACGTCGTACGCAGACACGCTCTACGTGAAAGCGAGCACCTCGGTCGGCGCTGTCTCGCCGTCGTTCTTCACCGTCGCGATTCCGCCGCGTTCCTACTACGAGGATCCGTACCGCTTCGTCGGTGCTGTGTCCGGCGTGTGGGATCCGGCTGCGACGGGCGAAGCAACGGTCGACGAATATCTGCCGTAGGAGGCGCTGTGCCGCTGTTCACGCCGAGCATCCGCTCGATCAGCGCAGGCACGACGAACGCGACGGGACCGGGCGTCTCGTTCGCGAATTCGAACGGCGTGACGTTCGGCATCTCGGGCAACACGATCACCGCGTCGATCGCGGCGACCGCGAGCGTGATGACGACGCCCGTGTCGGTGTTCAGTCAATGGGCGCAGTTCGACACGAACTACACGGTGACCGCGGGTGTGATCTCCTATCAGAAGGTCAGCCTGCCGATGCCGATCTCGGGCTATCGCGGCATGTACATCATGGACTTGTCCGGGCATTCGAACAGTTCGGGCGGCGTGACGTATGGCTTTGCCGCGTACGCCATCTCGGGGCAGACCGCTTCGGCGATCACCTCGTCGAGTGGCGCATTTACGTGGGATAGCGGCAGCGCGACGGCAGCATCGACTGTGTACGGTGGCGTCAGCGGTACGCGCTATCGCGACTTCCCGTGGGGCGTCAGCATGACACCGGGCGACTACCTAGTTGCGGTGTCGCTTACAAGCACCAATGACGGCACCGTGCGCATCTTTGGGCGACAGGGCGTTAACATCGTTGGTATGTTCGCTACTGCAGATGCGAGCTACTTCCTGGATGGTGTGTCTTCGGTGACCTCAGCGGCGTTCCCTGTATCCGTCGTCGCGACGGAGGTTGGGTACGTCCGCACGGGCCTGTCCGCACGGCAACAGCCGGGATTCATCCTGCTCGGCACCACGTAGAGGGTAAGCAATGGCGCAGTCAAACTTTCAGGACGTAGTACAGCTCAACGACTCAACGCTTACCGTCCTCGCTCAGCAGATCCAGCTGGGCTCCGACGCAGGCGCGAAGTCCATCGCCTTCCAGAACGACGTCGGCGCCATCCACTTCGCCGGTAACGCGACCGCCGCGGGCTCGCGCACGGTCAACCTGCCCGACGCCAACGGCACGGTTGGTCTGATCACCGCGATCAGTGCAGGCGCTCAGCTGTTCTCGAACGGACAGCTCGTCTTCTCGAACAGCAACGGCGTCAGCTTCGGCATCAACGCCTCGACGCTGACCGCGAGCTTCTCGCAGTCGGTGCAGCCGGCGGTTTCGGGCCTCGGTGTCTCGACGGGCGGTAACACGCTCGGCAACACCGGCACGACGCAGGGCACGGTGGTGTTCGCCGGTATCGGCAACATCACACTGTCGCAGTCGACGGCAGTCGGCTCACTCGCGACGATCTCCATCAGCGGCTCGCAGTCGACGGGCCCCGCGGCTCTCGCGGCAGGTACGCAGACTGGTACCAGCGGCACGTTCCTCTTCTCGGACTCGAACGGTCTGTCGTTCGGTATGTCGGGCTCGACGCGCATCACCGCGACGGCCGACTACGTCCGCTCGATCTCGGCCGGTACGACGAATGCGACGGGCAACCAGATCGTATTCTCGAACAGCAACGGCGTGAGCTTCGGCGCGAACGGCGCGACGGTCACGGCGAGCGTTGCAGCCGGCGTCCGTGTCACCGCGTTCAGCCAGTGGGCAGAGTTCAACACGAACTACCGCATCACCCACGGCCAGATGCACATCCAGAAGGTCAGCATCCCGTCGTCGATCTCGGCAACGCAGGCCGCGGTCATGATGCAGTTGACCGCCGGCAACACGGGCTCGAACAGCTCGGGCGCGCTGACGATCTCGATGGCCGTCTACTCGCTCAACGGCTCGACCGCGTCACTCGCGACCTCGGGTTCGCGCACGTTGTCGTGGACGACGGGCGGTGGCACGACGGACACCTCGCGTTACGGCGGTGTCAGTGGCACGCGCTATCGTACGATTCCGATCAACCTAAACCTGACCCCCGGCGACTACATCTTTGCGTTCAACTTCCAGACGGCCAACATCAGCAAGTGGGGCTTCTTTGGACGTCAGGGTGTAGAGATCGTCGGCACCTACGATGGCATCGAGACCGGCTACTTCGTCGACGGCTTCTCGACGTCGACGTTCGCGTCGGCGTTCCCGAACAGCATCGTGGCGACGAACACCAACTACGTGCGAACGGGCGTGGGCGCGCTGCAGCAGCCGGGCGTCATCCTCGTCGGCACGTTCTAGAGGTGCGGGCGTAATGCCCGTCTAGTCGATGCCCGCGCCGAATTTTCAGGACGTCGTCGTACTAGCGAGCAACTCGCTCTCGTACGTCGGCGAGGCGTTCTACGTCGGTACAGGCGCAGGCGCGAAGTCGGTCGTTTTCCAGAACGACGTCGGCGCGATCCACTTCAACGCCAACCCGACCGCGGTGCGCACGATCGCGCTGCCCGATGCGGGTGGCACGGTCGGGCTCATCACGGGCATCAGTGGTGGCACGACGCGCTTCACCAACGGCGAGCTGGTGTTCTCGAACGCCAACGGCGTGTCGTTTGGTGTCAATGGTTCAACGATCACCGCCAGTATCGCTGCAGCCGGCGCCTTTGGTGGCATCGCCGCTGGTACGCAGACGGCGACCACCGGCACGGTGCTGTTCTCGAATAGCAACGGCATCACGTTTGGCATGAGCGGTAGCTCGCGCGTCACTGCGAGCTTCGACGGGATCCGAAGCATCTCGGCGGGCACGACGAATGCGACGGGCAGCCAGGTCATCTTCTCGAACAGCAATGGTGTCTCGTTCGGTGCCAACGGCGCGACGATCACCGCGAGTGTTGCTGGTGGCGGTGGCGTCGCACTATCGGCGGGCACGCAGAGCGTCTCGACGGGCACCGTGGTCTTCTCGAACAGCAACGAGGTCACGTTCGGTATGAGCGGTAGCTCGCGAATCACCGCGAGTGTGAACCCCGACATCGCGTTTGTATTGGCGCTTGTAGGCGTTTAGCGATCTCGACTGGGATGACATCCCCACATGCTAGGGTCGATCCGTGGCACAGGCACAGGCCTTACTTGGACGCAGCAAGCCCGCTGCGGCGACCCCGACGACGATCTACACGTCGACGGGCCTCAAGACGATGTTGGTCACGTTGACGTGCTGCAACACGGACGCAGCCGTCGCAGACACGATCGCGGTGTGGATCGTACCGAGCGGTGGCTCAGCCGGCGACACCAACGCGGTCGTCAAGAACCTCGTTGTGGCCTTCGGCGACACGTATATCTTCTCGGCGCCGGTCGTGCTCGCGTCGGGTGACTTCATCGTCGTGCAATCTGCCAACGGCGACGTCGCGTTCGCGGCAAGTGGCATGACGGATGTGCCAGCGTCGCAGGCGCTACTTGCTCGCAACCAGACCCCTGCTGGGGTACCGACGTCGATCTACACGTCGCCCGCGCTCACCAAGTCGATGGTCGTCACGTTGATCTGCTGCAACGTCGATGCAGCGGCCGACGACAGCGTCACCGTGTGGTTCATTCCATCGGGTGGTGCGGCGGTTGATGCTAATGCAGTGCTCAAGAACCTCGTCATCGACTTTGGCGATCCGTACGTCATGAATGCGCCGTTCGTGCTCGAAGCAGGTGATTCCATCGCGGTGTTGTCCGCCAACGGTGACGTCACCTACACCGTAAGTGGGATGACGATCAGCTAGTCATGGGCCAGGGATTTCCAAATCAGCGCGTCGGCGTCAACCTCGGTGCAGGCACGGGCACGGCACTGACGGGCACCGTTGTCCTCTCGAACAGCAACAATGTCTCGTTTGGCATGCAGACGACGACGGGCGGCTCGTTCGTGGTCACCGCGTCTGCAACGGCAGCGGCGCAGACGGGCATCTCAGCGCTCAGCGCCGGCACGACGCAAGCAACAAGCGGAACGGTCTCGTTTTCGAACGCAAATGGTGTTTCGTTCGGCATCGACGGCAACACGATCACCGCAAGCGTTGCTGCGCAGACGGCTGCGACGGGCATCTCGGGCATCAGCGCCGGCACGACGCAAGCGACCTCGGGCACCGTGTCGTTCGCGAACAGCAACGGCGTCTCGTTTGGCATCAATGGTCAGACGATGACCGTGTCGACGGGCTACTCGTTCGTCGACTACGCCAACCAGAGCTACGTCCAAGGCTTCGCGAACATCACCAACCTCACCGCGCTCTCCGAGCGGCCGTTCTTCATTCCGTTCAACCTGCCCTACTACCTGACGTGGAACCGTCTGGTCTGGGAAGGCAGCCGCTCCACGAGTGGCTCTAACTCGTTCTCGGTGACGTACGGCATCTACACGATTGTCAACTCGACGCAGATGAGCTTGCTCGGGAGCTGGTCCAACAGCTACAGCGGCACGGCGACGGCATCATTGTCCGGCATCCGGCAGTTCTTCGGCACAAACGTAGCGACAGCGGTCTCTGCGCTCTCGCCGGGCATGTACGTCATGGCGTTTCACTTCCACACGCTCGGCGGCACGGCATCGTTGAACTACTCGATTCGCGGCGCGTCGACGGATAGCCCGCTCGGCGTGATTGGCCCCGGCGCAGATCAGAATTCGACGGCGACGTCGCAGATGACCTCGATCGGGTTTCAGTTCATGGGGCGCTATTCTGTGACGACCGCATCGCTGCCGAACTCGGTCGCGGACAGTCAGCTCTGGCATGGCCTATCTGGCTCGCAGCTGTTCGTGCCTGCGTGGTTCCGCCTCGGACGGACGTAGCCGATGGGGCAGGGCTATCCGAGCAATCCGAAGAAGCCGCCCTCGGGCTTTGCCAACGTGCGTGGTGGGCTCGCGTTCGCGGCGAGTAACGGCACGATCACGACGGGCACACTCATCCTCACCAACTCGAACAGCGTCACGTTCGGCATGTTGGTACCAGGGCCGCCGGGTGGCGTTCACACAGTCACCGCATCTGTATCTGGTGCGGGTGCTGTCGTTGGCGCGATCTCCGCGGGCACGGTCAGCGGCTCGGGGCAGGCGGTGCTGTCGAACAGCAACGGGCTCACGTTTGGGGTGAGCGGTAGCTCGCGGATTACAGCGCAGCCCGTCCAACTTAGCTTCTGGACGAATACGAGGCTGGGAGTAGCGGTTCCCTCGATAAGCACGCCTGTGCGATACCTGCTTGTACAGCGGGTATCGATCGGCGCTGTGATCGCGGCAACGCGCCTCGGGGTCTCGTACTACTACAACGGAACCTCGAACAACACGCTGAGCGCACACATCCTCGTCTACACGCTGACCGGCTCGACCGCGAGTCTTGCTAGCTCGGTGTCGTTCACGCATTCATCCGCGCTGGGGGCTGGCGGATCTGTAACGTACGGGCCTCTCTCGACGACGCTCAATACGTGGGCGTTCACGCCTGGCGAGTACTTGATCGGATCATGGGGGTCGACGTCCAACACAGGCGGATCGCAAGCGGTGGGGCTACTTGGCGCTGGTGCGATGCAGGAGTGTTTGGTGCCGGGCGCGGGCACAGGTCAGACGGCGTACTTCCTCACTGGAATGATTACGGCGACGACGGCAGCACCACCGACATCCGTTCATCTGAGTCAGCTGCCAGCGGGGTTCTCTCAACAGGCGATCACTATCGGCGCGAACTTCCAGATTCCGTATGTGGAGCTGAGGGCGTAGATGGCGCTTCCTCAAGATCGAATCGGTGTCGCGGTCACCATCGGGACGCAGACGATCGCGATGACAGGCTCGCTCGTCTTCTCGAACAGCAACGGTGTGTCGTTCGGCCTGCAGGAATCAGCAAGCTCGTACGTGATGACGATGAGCGCCTCGAACGTTGGTGCAGGCGGTCTCGGATCGATCTCCGCGGGCACGCAGCAAGCAACGTCTTCGCAGGTAGTGTTCGCGAACAGCAACGGCGTGTCGTTTGGCGTCAATGGTTCGACGATCACGGCGCAGTCAAAGCAGATCTCGCTGTGGAGCAACAATCGAGCCGGCGGCAACAAGGACGCTCAGAACGGTGTGCTGAGTCTGCAGCGTGTCGCGTTCGGAGCGCGTCTCGACGCCACACGCGCGGATCTGATCGGCAGCATTGCGACGACCATCGCGACAGACGGCACGTACGGAATTTCGCTGGGCATGTACACGCTGAGCGGCTCGACGGCGAGCCTTGTTAGCTCAGCGACGGTGTCTGTCACCTGGAATTCCAACTCGCTATCGACGGCAGCATCGCTCTTCGGCGGCCAAACAGGACAGCGTTGGCGCTCCGTGCCGCTTGGCACATGGAGCATCACGGCCGGCGATTACCTACTTGGGATCCTCTTCACACAATCGGGTGGAGGCGGCTTTTCTGTGCCGATGGGGTTCGTCGGAAGTGAATCGAATCAGGTGCTCTACGAACCCAGCGAGACCAACTTGCCCTACTTCGGCGCCGGTAAATACAGCACGACGACGGCCGCACTTCCGGCCTCGGTGCAGCTATCGCAAGTGGTGCAAACCATCTCGTATGGGTTTGGGTTCCCTGACACGGGGATGCCAGCGCTGTTCCTTGTGGGGACCTTCTAGATGGCAGACAACCTTCAGCTGCCGCGCATGGGCGTGAACGTCTCCGCGGGTACGCTTCAGGCGGTCAGCGGGACGGTGTTGTTCTCGAATGCCAACGGGCTTGTGTTCGGGATCGGTGCGTCTGGTGCGTCGTCACGCATCACCGGATCTGTCGCGGGGGCCGTCGGTATCCGATCGCTATCCGCAGGTACAACGCAGATTACAAACGGCACTGCGGTGCTCGCTGACAACGTCGATTTTCGTTGGGGCATGAATGGCTCGACGATCACGGCCGCACAGAACGGGAGCTACTCCTTCCTCGCCAACAGCTACAACTTGGGCGCCTTTTTCGGCACGCTCACGTACGGGGCAAGCCTAACGTTTGGGTTTCGAACGCAGCTTGATCGTGGCATCGCAGCGACGCGCGGCGACATGGATATCCTCTTGCCGAACGATGCGACGGGCTACACGATCTCGATGTCTGCCTTCTCGTTCACGACGACAACCGCTAGCAGTATCAGCTCAGCGGCTCGTACGCAGACATGGGTGACGTCTGTGGCTTCGGATTATTCTGGCGCGCGATGGCGCTCGATTCCGTTCGGCACGTGGGCCTTTACGCCGGGAGATTACTCTATTCAAGGAACGCTCTCGATGATCTCCACCGCAGGTGGCGCTGCACTGGTCTACGGTGGCTATGCAAGCCCGAACCTGGAAACGACCGGGTTCGTCCCCTATCTCCAGATCGCCGGCACCGGCTGACACCGCGGTGTCAGCCCCATCGAGTACACCTTGCTCGATGCTCGATGTCACGCCCGACGAATTGATCAAGCGGCTCGGCGGCCCCTCTCCTGACGGCCTTGGCTACGATCGCGTGAAGATCCTGCCAGGCACGACCTACCAGGACAATTCGACGGTCATCATCATCCCGTCGCGCGATCCGATGTTTCACCATCGTATCGTGCAGTCATGGCAGAGCCTGATCTCGCCGATGAACCAGAAGCGCGTGCAGCTCTTCTGCATCGGTGATGAGGTCGGTCATGCCTACGACAACATGATCCGGTTCATCCTCGGCAACCCCGAGCTGAGCAAGTGGAAGTACGTGCTCACGCTCGAAGCCGACAACCTGATCCCGCCCGATGCACACGTGCGCTTGCTCGAAAGCATCGAGGGCGTCGGAACCGGCGTGAAGTTCGATGCGGTCAGCGGCATCTACTTCACCAAGGGCGACGTCAACATGCCGATGGCGTACGGCGACCCGCAGGAATTCATGCGTACGGGTGTGCTCGACTTCCGTCCGCGCGACATTCGCGAAGCGCTCACGCGAGGCCAGATCATGGAGGTCAACGGCATCGCGATGGGCTGTTCGCTCTATCGCATGGACCTGTTCCGCGAGCTGCCCGCACCGTGGTTCGTCACCGTCGCGGATGTCATCGAGGGCAAGGGCGCCCAAGGCTTCACGCAGGATCTCTACTTCTGCAAGAACGCCAAGGAGCGCGGTAAGCGCTTCGCCGTCGATCTGCGTGTGAAGGTCGGCCACCTCGACCTCACCACCAACGTGGTGTACTGATGCTCGACTTCGCGGAGATCCTCGGGTTCAAGGGCCGCCCGGCGACGAAGGCGACGATGACACCGGACAACGGTACATTCCCGGCGGTCATGCGTATCGAGTTCGAGGGCGGGCACTTCATCGAGCTGATCGTCAACGGCCCCGTGTTCGCGATGAACACCGCGACACGCGCGTACGTGCGTGCGCCGATGACGTGACTGTCAGCCCCATCGATTACACCGGATGCCACAATGAAAATCCTCGTCACGGGCGGCTGCGGCTTCCTCGGCTCGCACATCGTCGAACACCTGCTCAAGAACACCGAGCACGAGATCATCATCCTCGACAAGCTCAGCTACGCATCGAGCGGCTTCGATCGCTTGCGTGACATCGAGGTCCACGGCGAGCGTGGTGTGCATGACCACGTGAACGTGAAGCTGCTCAGCTGCGATCTGAGCCAACCGATCCCACCGGGCATCGCGCAGGAGGTCGGCGATGTGGACTACATCGTACACGCTGCCGCCGAGACGCACGTCGACAACTCCATTGTCGATCCTCTTCCGTTCCTTCAGAGCAACGTGCTCGGCACCCACCACCTACTCTGGTGGGCCCGCACGCTCGATCAGAAGCGCCTCAAGCGCATTTTTCTCGTCTCGACCGACGAGGTATATGGTCCCGCCGAGTTTGGGGAAGATGTGGCTGGCTTCAATGAGGAGGCCGCCTTCCGTCCCGCCAACCCGTACGCCGCCGCCAAAGCGGGTGGAGAGGCTGTTGGAATGGCGTACGCGAATACTTACCGGCTGCCGATTACGATCGTCAACACGATGAATCTCGTCGGCGAGCGTCAGCACCACGAGAAGTTCGTGCCGCTCGTCATTCGCCGCGCACTGATCGGCGAGAAGGTGCTCATCCACGCCGATCCAAGCCGGACGAAGGCAGGCACGCGCTTCTACCTGCACTGCCGCACGTACGCCGACGCGTTGACGTTCCTCATCGGCAAGGACCGCACGAACAGCTTCACGTCTGGTGACAAGCTGCCGCTCAAGGTGCACGTGTGCGGCGAGCGCGAGATCTCGAATCTCGATCTCGCACAGCTGCTTGCTAGCTTCGTCGGCAAGCCGCTCCATTACGAGCTGGTCGACTTCCATAGCTCGCGGCCGGGCCACGACCTGCGCTACGCGATGCAGGATCAGCTCATTCGTGATCTCGGCTGGCAGCGCCCGATGAACATCGAGCAATCGCTAGAGAAGACCGTGCAGTGGTACCTCAAGAATCCCAAGTGGCTCGGCCTCGACGCCGCCGCTGTCTCGTACCTGACCTCTCGCTAACGGAGAATTTCGATGGCCAAGCCCAAGAAGAAAACGATCGCTGCTCCCAAGCAAACACCCAATACCTGCCCTTGTGGTAGCGCCAAGCTGTTCGATGAGTGCCACGGCGCCGTGCCGAGCATCAACACGCCGACGCTCGTCGGCCCCATCATCTCGCGCAAGCTCGATCTCGGCGGTGGGCAGAACACGCGTGATGGCTTCGAGTGCGTCGATCGCTTCGAGGGCGCGCAGCACGTCGTCAACCTGTTCAAGTTCCCCTGGCCGTTCGAGGACAACTCGGTGGCCGAGCTGCACTGCAGCCACTTCGTCGAGCACATCCCGATGATCGAAGTCGATCACTACGGGACCCAGGTGCCGTTCGGTGAGGGCGTCGACCTGATGTTCAGGTTCTTCGACGAGTGCCATCGCATCCTGAAGGCCGATGGCATCATGACGGTGATCGTGCCCAACGGCCGCTCCAACCGTGGCTTCCAGGATCCGACGCATCGTCGATTCTTCGTCGCCGAGACGTTCCTCTACCTCGCCGCCGAGTGGCGCAAGACGAACAAGCTCGATCACTACGGCGTGAAGAGCGACTGGGGCATCAACGTGGTGCCGACGGTGCCCAACGAGTTCAACGCACTGCACACCGAGGTGCAGGCCAAGCGTATGAACCACGAATGGAACGTCGTGATCGACTGGGTCGCGCAGCTCGTCGCCAAGAAGGAGGGCTCGCTGGTCAACTTCGTGCCCCCGCCGATCTCTGGATTCTTGCCGACGCCCCCGGCGCAGCCCCAGCCCGTTGCTGCACCTCCGAAGTAGCTGACTCGTGATCTGGCCATTCGACTGCGGTAGGCTCGCAGCATGGCCGATCCGAACGTCCTGGGACTGCAGCAAGTCCTCAATCGCTACGCTGCGGTCGCCAATTTTGCGTCGCTCGCGATCGACGGCGACATCGGGCCCAAAACGTACGACGCCGTTCAGCGCGCACTGAGCTATGTCGGCGGCACGGCGGTGTACAAGCCGCAGATGGCGCTCAGCGCTGAGGTCATGCAGCAGGCGAAGTACCTCAGCCAGACGATGAAGACCCAGCAGCAGGTCGCGGCGAACGCGTCGACGATCGGCACGTTCCTAGCGTCGGCCGCGAACACGTTGGGCCTCGCAACCGTGGCGGTGACTGGCGACACCGTGTTCGACTTCCTGAAGAATCTGTTCGTGAAGCCGACGGCGCCCGCACCGGTCCCGAGTGTGCCGACTGGAACGATGCCCACAGCGCCCGCACCACTGCCGGCGACGCTCACGACGGGCATCTCGCAGACGTGGGCCGCCGTGCCTACGTGGGGCCGCATCGGGATCGGTGCTGCCGTGGGCCTGGGGCTCATCTTCGGTGTGTCCGCGATTCGTAAGCGGAAATCGCTGCCCGCGGGATAGCGAATAGTACGTGATACCGTAGTTGCCTATGGGAGCAATTACGGATCTCTGGAAGAGCGAGCGCGGCCTCGTCGCCATCGCGGGACTCATCCTCGTCACGGTGATGTTCGCGCTCAGCAACATCACCTCCGAGCAGTGGGAGGCCTTGTTCAAGTGGATCTTCGTCGGCTACACCGGCAGCAAGACAGCGACCGGTGTGGTCGAAACGTGGACGAACGCGAAGATCAAAGCGGCACCGGAGACACAGGTCACGGTTGTCCCCGATGCCAAGGTTGCAGTGGTCACGCCGGGGAGCAGCTCGTGATCGCACCGCGCGCTATCGCAGCGCTACTCATCTTGTGCTGCGTGGCGTGCGGTGCCTCGGCGCGTGAGAAGGCGATCCACGCGATGACCGTCGCGACGAACGTCAGCCGCGACAAGTTCGTCGAGACCGACAAGAAGCTGCAGACCATCGTGCTGTCGACCTCGACGACGATGGAGCAGTTTCAGGCACGCATCACCGAGTACCGCACGCATCGCAACGAAGCCGTCGAGAAGTTCGAGGCGGTCTACGCAGCCATCGCAGCGGCGGCCGTGCTCGCCGAGGATCCTGACCTCGCCAAGCTCTATGCGACCGCCAAGGCACTGCAGGAAGTACTCGAACAGATCGACAAGCTGCTGCCCAAGGAGACGCCATGAGCAAGGCTCGCAACGCACTACAGCTCTTCGACACCGCGATCCACGGCCTCGAAGAGATCCAGGCGCTGACGAAGATCGGCGGCGACTCCGCGCAGAAGGCGCTCCACGCGATCGATGCGATCGTCGAAGCGATCATGACCGGCTTCGAGCACAGCTCGGACCCCGCGACGGTCCGTGCGGCGATGGACAAGGCCAAGCAGTCGCTGCGGGACCGCATCGCGGCTAACGACACCGAGATCGATCGGCTCGCACGCGAGAAGTTCAAGGGAGAGGGCAACCCCGAATGATTCTTCGTCCAGGCGACAAGGGTGTGGACGTCGAGATGCTGCAGCTCAAGCTCAAGGCGGCAGGCTTCGATCCTGGCGCAGTCGACGGCAGCTATGGCAAGCGGACCTCCGCGGCGGTGCTCGCCTTTCAAGAGGAGCGCCCGGACATCGACGACGACGGCATCGCCGGGCCGCACACGCTGGGCGCGCTCGACATGGCCATCGCGAAGATCAAAGCAGATGCAGCGCAGCCCCCGAACGAGTACGTGCAGTGCGACGACAAGACGTGGATCGCATTCCAGGCACTCGTTGCAGCGGTCACCGGTAAGCCGGTGCGCTACGGGCCTGGCCGCGGGTTGTGGGTCGGCGACAAGTTCGTCATCACCTACGGTGCCGGCAAGATGGGCGGGACGGTTGCCGAATGGCCGAACGTGCTCGGCAAGCCCTACCCAGCGTTCCACTGCACGTCGTGGACGAATTTCTTCATGTCGTGGCTCTGCCGTCGCAACCAGGACTTCACGCACGCGGGCAATATCCCGTCGCTGTTCGAGCTGCTCGAAGGCGCGCCCGACCTCCACGTCAATCCAGGCGCGGGCTCGTGGCGCGGCTTCGGTGATGTGTGCTTCCGCCTGCCGATCGATGGCTCAGGCGCGCGGCGACTGAAGCTTCCCGGCGTCGTCGATGTGCGGGAACTGCTCGATCGCAAAGACTCGCTGCCGACGTTCATCGTCTGCGGGCAAAGCACGAAGCAATCGGACGGCAGCTGGAAGTGGTGGCACCACACCGTGCTGTTCGTGGTGCGCGACCACAAGCTCTACCGCATCGCTGCCGACGGTACGCGCGGCCCGAGCGGCTACTCGGCGACGCCGATGCGCTGGATCGAGATCACGACGCAGAACATGGATCAGTTCGCGAACTGCGCGTATCGGCCCTACGGCGTTGCGACGAAGGACGGCAGCTACGGCGATCAGAGCCGACCGATCGCGAGCATCTCTTTCGAAGCATGATTGTCATGCCGACGGCGTAGACTGAGGCTGATGGCAGCACCAGCGGGATACATCAAACCCGATCGACGCGTCACGATCGGGCTGTCCAACGGGCAGAACTACTTCCAGCGGCAGCGCGAGCCGCTGCTCGTCTGCATCGCGTGTCACATCACGTTCGGCGGTATCGCACGCGTTGGGATGCCGTGCTCGAACTGCCTCGAACCGATCGTCGACCTCCATGTCGAGATCGAGAAGAAGTCGAAGTCATACGACCCAGCGCGCGAGCTGATCGACCGGTTGATGATCAACCGCTACTGATCGCTGCGCGTCCCGATCCGGGCAGATAGCGAGTAGCCACTGATCAGATCGTCAGAAGGCTACAAAGCCGTTTGATCTCGGAATCTTTCCGTGTTCACGTAGAGCCCACAAGGAGAATCGACCATGGCCGTTACCTTTACCCCTGTTTACGCGCAAGCGAACCACATGCGCTACCTCGCAACGGCGACGGCTGGCGAAACCGGCACGTTGACCTGCTCGGGTGCCGCGACCCCCGACGTCCAGACGGACGCCGCCGCGGGTGTCATCAAGACCATCTCGAAGGCGAAGACCAACGGCTACGGCAAGCTCGCCGCTGGCGCGTTGACGCAGGCGCAAGCCCGCGCGCTCTGGCTCTCGGATGATCCGACGAACGTCGTCGGCACCAACGTACCGCGCGGCATCGCGACGATCACGCCGCGCTCGGCGATCACCGCGAACCTCGACGCGAACGTGGACGGCTCGGGCAACCCGACGATCCAGATCACGTTCTCGGCCGCGGGTTCGGTGTACCTGGACATCTACGTTCCGGGCGGCATCGGCCAGTAATGGCCCAGGCGACGCTTGTCTTCGTCGGCAATCGTCGCCTCCGTTATCTGATCGCGTCTGAAGGACCGGCGACCATCTCCCTTCCCACGAAGGGCGGTGCGTCGCCGGATCTGCTTTCGGACTCCGTCGCGGGGCCGCTGCGCAAGCTGCTCCGTGCGTCGCTCGACGGCTACGGCTTCATCCAGCCGGGGCCGCTGACACGCGAGCAGGCGCAAGCGATGCTGCTCGGCGGCATCCTCGGCAACCAGTTCACGCCGAGCGCGCGACCGCGCATTACGAACCGCACAGGGCTCGCACTCTACACGCTCGACGCTGACGTCGATCGCGATGGTGGCCCGCAGCTCGTGGTCACGGTCGACCGCGCGGCGACCGCGTACCTCGACGTCGAGATCTAGCTCGCGTTCTGGCGGTGCTGTAGCTCGTCTCGCGTGAGCGTCATGATCGCTTCGAGCACGGCCACGTCTGCGTGCTCGATCACCCGGCGCACGACGTCGAAGTCGTGATCGGGGGAGCCTGGTACCGACGGCGGCGTGGATGCTTGGCTCACACGATCTGCGAGAGTCGCGATCACCTCACTGAAGCGCGAGCGGGCGATCTTCGCGTCTATCGCGAGGCCTTCGCCGTGAATCGAGATCGTGAGGGTTCGGTCCGGCTTCTTGCGTTTCTTCGTGGCCACGTCGGCAAGCTAAGCCGTCTCGACGAAGAGGCAAGCACTACGTGCCAGGCGGACGGCCGGGACCCGCGAGGCCGAAGTAGCTCACGGCCTCGTCGTAGTTCTGCGGCAGCATCTCGTTGGCTCGACGGAGCATCTCGGTCGCGAGCTTGAGCGCGAGCGTACGCGCCTGCATATAGCCCTCGTTGACGTCGGGCGTGTTGCCGTAGATCGCGTTGTAGATCAGCATGCGCACCCATTCGGAGAGCGTGATGCTTTGAGCCGCAACGATCTCGCGCGTGATCGTCTCCATCTCGGGCGGTAGTCGGATGCAGATCGGTTTCACCATGGCGGGGACCTCGGAAGGCTGATCGGAACCGCGCGCCCGCGCGATCCCCTGGTACCGAGTACCAGGCTGGGGCTGTGGCGTGAGTACGTGACGGGGCGCTTGCTGACTCGGATGGCACTCGGATCGCGCTCGGATGGGGCACTCCGGGGCATTCGGAAGGCTTCCGAGCAGGATCCGAGTCAGATCCGAGCCTTGTTATACGGGCACTTGGAAAGCCCCTCAAGGGAAAAGTGTCCGGAATTATCCGATAAAATCGGATACTTACGGCCAGGGATCCGAAAACGGTATACGCATATGTTGCAAGAACACCACAATCCGTCTAACAGGTGTATCCGAGTGGCAACAGTGGATCCGTATGCCACCAGGGGAGGGATCGGCACCCTGCTGTATAACCCCTGGGAATCATTAGGAGTCACCGGATGCCTCTCGATGCCACCAGAGTGGCATGCGGCATGGATAAGAGCTGATGCGGAAGGTGGGCGGCGGCGGGCGGCAAGGTGACCGACCCCCGCGCCCCTGCTCTGACAACTGAATAGTCCGGCCTCTGATGCCGCTGATCGGCATGCGCGCCCCGCCTTCGGGAACACGGGCACGCGCAACCACGTCAGCGACAAGATCGACACGAGCCCCACTACGCGCGGCCTATACCTCGGCCAGCGTGTTTTGCCTCTGCCCGTCGGCACAGCTCCACCCCTTGGCGTACGCCTGGGACGGTGAGGAACAGCCTCTGCGGGGATAAGCACGACCGTTGCTAGAAACCAACGGCGTGGGCGCGTGTGTCGTGAGGACCGCCCGGACACCCGAAAGCACACAACGGCAAGCGATAGCAAGCAACGCGATACATGCGCCTTGCTGTCGACGAGCAGAGTGCACCGGCCGCCGACGCTGGCAGACCCAGACCAACGGCGACAACGTGCATCCCTCGACGACAACGAGTCCCCGCAGTAACGCGCCAGCCGTGTGTGCCTTGCGAAGTACCTGCTCGCTGCAGGTGCCTCGGAGGGCACTCACCATGAAGCGTGACAGCTACGTGTTCGAAGTGCTGCGCAACCACGCAGCGAAAAACGGCCGCACCTGGATCGACGCGGTCGTGATGTTCGGCGGCATTGCCCGCCTCTAACGCCGACGAGGACGCACCCCGATGGCAAAGACGACCTTCGACGTTCGTCCGCACCGCGACTACCCCGACACGCACACGACGGTCATCGCCACGACGGCGAATGGCCGCTCGTACGCGTGCACGTGGGCAGGCACGCCGACCGACGACGATATCCGCGACGCGTGGCGCAACGATCGCCGCGCATTCACCCCGTACAACGCCGCGAGCGGCGACCACTAGCCACTCACCGACGGAAGGACACACCCCAATGGCCAACCATCACGGACCAGACACCAGCGAAAACCGTGAGGACCTGCTCGAACTGGACCTCGACACCGCACCGAGCAAGCTCTCGACGAACCAGGCACCGAAGGCGGCGCCTGCGATCACCAAGCCGGCGCCCGTCGTCTCGCCGCTCGCGGCGGGTCAGGCGCTGATCGACGGCTGCGTGACGTTCCCCGAGCTGCAGCAGCTCGCGGGCCGCTTCAACGATGCCAAGAGCGTCGACGGCAAGTGGTTCGCGTCGCTGCCCGACGCGACGAAGGAGCAGATCCGGCTCGCGTGGCGCGCTCGTCGCCACATGTTCCTGCTTGCGGTTCTGCGGCGCGTGTGGGCGACGCTGTGGGGCTTCTTCGCGACTGCGAATCTGCGCGGCAACAGCGAGGCGCCCGAGGTGCTCGCAGTGCTCGCGGAGCCGGTAGCGCCGCCGCAACCGGCGAGCGAGGCGAGCAGCCTCGTCGAAGCGCTCGGCAACGTCTCGCACGAATCGCAGACGAACGCGGCAACGCAGGCGAGCGGATCGCTCGCAGCGGGCTCGATGCGGTACGTCGGTTTCTCGACGGCAGCAGGCTACGTGCAAGCGCTCGCGAACGGCGTGAAGGCCGCGACGGCTGAGAGCTACAAGAACACGCTCCGCTCGCAGTACAAGTACACCGCCGAGCAGATCGCGGCGCTGACCGTGACGATCATTCCCGAGCACACCGGGCTGGTGGGCAAGGGCATCGTGCACACGCCGACCATCGACACCACGAACCTGCGTGGCGACGCCCTCCGCAAGGTCTGGAACGACGCGCAGAAGACCGACAGCGCGAAGGCCGCGGAGGCGAAGGCCGCCGCTGAAAAGGCCGAGCAGGACGCCGAGAAAGAGCGCGTGCTGATCGCGGGCCTCGTGGCGACGCGTGAGGGCCTCTGCATCTCGCCCGGCGAGGCGCAGAAGGGCTTCAAGATCCCGGCGGCGGCGTTCCGCGCTGCGCTCGGTGAGAAGTTCAGCCACCTGGCGCCGAACATCCGCACGGACAAGGCGCAGTTCGGTGAGGTCATGCGCAGCCTGCGCGGCAACGGGCTGGTGACATTCTCGATCACCAAGAGCCACACCGACACGGACTGGCCCGCTGACGTCGTCACGCGCTACAGCGTCGGGCGCCTCGACGGCTCGACGAACCTCGACACGATGGGCCCCAAGGTCCTCGTGGCGGACCTCTGCAAAGTCTCGACGGATGAGGCAGGCAACAAGCTGCCCAAGCCGTACTACGAGATCCGGTTTACCGGCGGCGAAGAGGACGTGCGCGAGCGCGTCAAGGCCGAGTTCGAGCGCCGTACCACGGGCGAGCTGCTGACCACGACGTACCTCGGCCAGTGGCTGAAGAACAACGTGCTCCGCAAGGAGTACCACGCGATCAAGTGGGGCGGGTTCTGGTTCGTCCCCGGCGACGAGCAGCACACGGCGCCGCTCACCGAGCTGCTCACGCTGCTCGTCGAAGGTACGGACGGCACGAGCCTAATCGGCCGTGACGTTGGTGTTGGCTCGACGACGACGAACAGCCGCTGGTCGCGTGGTATCGCACGCACGCTGCTCGCGGACCTCGCCCGCATCGTCAAGGCCTTCGACGGCAACATCGCGGCGGCGCAGAAGCGTGCTCGCGAAGCTGCCATCGAGGAAAAGCTCGACGAGGCAGGCCAAGAGCTGGCGGTGCGCCGCGCGAAGGCGTCACCCGAAGCAGCGCACGGCCGTCTCAAGGAGCTGCAGAAGCTCACGACGATGATCGAGGGCTACAAGGCGCTTATCGGCGACGAGTACGAGACGGTCATCGCGCAGATCAGGACGCTGCGCACTGCCGTCGAGGACTGCATGGACGACACGTCGCTGCGAGCGGCGAACCTGGAGCTGGACCTCGACAACGAGGACGACGGCGACAACGCCGCGCCAGCGTCGCCCTACGCCGACGAGGATAGCGGCTCGGTCCTAGAGCTGGACTGATGCCATAGCAACCGCTCACCACGCGCAGGCAGCGCGAGACGAGAGGCCCGCATTGAGATAGCGGAGGGAAGCTGCGAAGGGTCCGCCCCCGACGCAGTACGGCCCGCAAGGGGCGGCAAGCACCGATGACGTCGTCGGTTGCGTAGCTCGGGAAGTGCGCGACGTGCCCTGGCCGGGCCGGCGCGTTTCACTCGGCGATGTACACGTCGAGTGCCCGAGCTACGGAGTCGACGACACCCACCACTCACCGAGGACACACCCCATGGCGACGACCGCGAACCCGCAATGTCGTATCTCGATCGACCCTCAGCACCGCTGGATCAGCGTGCGCTCTGACTACAGCGGCGGATTCGTCGCGGAGTCACGTAGCGCGGGTGGTACGTGGGACCGCACCACGCGCGTCTGGATCTTCGACACGCACTCGGGCATCACGCTCGACCACGTCAAGCAGATCTGCCGTCGCCATTACGACAACGTGTTCTTCGTCGACGGTGCGACGCTGGCGCCGATCACGGCCGCGCCGACGCCCGATGCGGGCTACCTCGGCGTCGTCGGTGGAACGCTCACGGTGATGGCGCGTGTCGGCAAGATCGTCGACCTGCAGGGCCAGTACGGCACGACGCGCCTCACGATCATGCGCGACGCGGACGGTCACGTGATCGTCTGGCGTGCCGCGAACGAGCGCCTAGAGGTCGGTGAGCACGTCACGATCACGGGCAAGGTGAAGACGCACGAGGCCTACCGTGGCGTCTCGCAGACGGTGCTCACGCGCTGCAAGGTCATCCAGAAGCACGCAGCGCCGGTCGCGCCGGTCGCTGAGCTACCGCCCATCAATCCGCAGCACATGATGCACTTCATGGCGATTCAGAGCGTGCTCACGCCCGAGGAGGCACAGACCATTCGCGATGCAGTGGTCGCGCTGAAGCCTGCCGAGCTGCGTGTGTGGCTCGACGAGATGAACAAGCTGACGGTGCCCGATGCAGTGCGCCGATTGCGTTGCACGCTCGTTGGCGCACCCGCTCAGCCGCAGCCGCAGCCGTCGCTTGCTGACGAGGTTGGCTTCTGATGGACCGCCACCAAGCAGCGGTTGATGGGCTCGGCGAGCTGCTCGACAGCAAGACGTGGCATCCCGATCCCGACGACGTCGAGTTCGCGGTCGGCTACGTCTGCTCGTACGTTCGCCAGGTCACGCGCGTGCAAGTCACGCCGATGGAACGTGCAGCGATTCGTCAGTACATCCGCGACGCAATCACGCCGTAGCCGCGCCACATCGTCGCGCGCTGCGGTCACATCGTAGACAACTACACCAACGAAACGTGCGGCAGGGTTCTGCCGTGTGCGAGGCACCGATGAAGAAAAAGCTCTTCCTTCATGACCGTCGTCGCAATGGGCGCTACAGCAAGGCGCCTGCGTGTGATGCGTGCGGCAAGCCAACGAACGAGGCCGAGCGCTACACCGACGACGAGGTCTGCACGAACACTGATGGCCCAGGATTCTTCCTCTGCCATCGCAAGCGCTGCATTGCTGCGCGTGACCTGCCGCTCGAAGAGCGCCGCACGCTCTACACCGAGCAGCGTGCGAAGAACGACGCAGCGGCCCGTCAGCGCCACCCCGCGAAAGCTGCGGTGGTCACGTTGCTGGTGCTACTCGTCACCGCGTGCGCGACGGAGCCCGACGATGGCGCAGATAACATCGAGCATTGCGTGGGCGCATGCTTCGACGTCACCGCAACGAATGCGTACTTCCCACCGGTTCGTCCGAGTGGTGCAGCGTGGGACGCGGACGGTTCGTTGCCCGAGCCTGTGATGCAGATCAGCGTCAACGGCAAGTTGCTCGGTACCACCGCACCGCGTAGCGAAGCACAGTTCATCCACTACCCGTTCGTCCCGCCGTCGACGCCCGAGCAGTATCGCGCGAACTGGTATCAGGTGCTCTCGCGAATGCCAATCGCAGTCGACGACTGGATCGAGATGGCAGTTCTCGATGCCCAGGAGCGCTACCTCATCACGGACTGCGCGTTCGCGGTGCAGGCGATCAACCTAGAGCCTGATCAGGACGTCGGGTGCTTCAAGGACATCGGCATGATCACGGTGACGTTCAAGCGAGCGCAGTAACCCTCGAAGCGGAAGGACACACCCCCATGGACAACGCTTCCATCAACGCCTGGGTCAACTGGGCGATCTACGCCATCGTCGGCCGCATGCACGACGCGGACGCGCTGATGCGTCAGCGTGGCCTCGCGATCCGCACCGTCGCTGACGAGCTACAGCGTCAGCTGCCCATCGAGCACAAGCCGCTTTATCGCGGCATGCTGCTCGATCCGAACGCGCCGCTGGCGACGGACCCCGCGTACACGTTCGTCTCGTGGAGCGAGGACTACGAGGTCGCGCGCTGGTTCGGCTCGCGTGAGTCGTACGTGAGCGAGCTGCTCGCCGAGGCAAAGCCGCATCTGCGGGGCTTCGTGATGATGCTGCCGGCGCCGACGGTGCGCGTGCTGTTCCACTACACGTGGGCCAACGCGATCGGCATGCCGCTCGCGAAGTTCGCAGCGGTGCATCCACTGCTCGGTCGCGAAGGTGCTCGGCAGATCGACTGGTCGCTGCGTACGCAGAACGAGGTCATTCTCGAACCGTTCGCCGAGCTGCCGGTTGCGTCGCCTGTCGAGGCGTACGAGGGCGCGCCGGTCGCTGAGTTGGATCGCCGGTTTTCGCCGCCCTGGACGATCTCCGCGGTGAGGTGGTCGTGAAGTTGACCGGCAAGCAGCGCCACGCGCTGTACAAGACGGCCGCTGCGGAAACGTTCCGCACCGACGGCCCGCAGCTCACACCCGAGCTGGCGCGTGAGGCGTACGGTGACTTCGCGAAGACTTCGGCCGAGCGTGCGAGCGTGATCGACTCGCTGTTCAAGCTGCGGCTCGTTGAGCGCGACGACACCGGCCATACACGCCTCACCGACGCGGGACGCTCCGCGATCAACTACACCCCCAGGCCCAAGACGAGGACACAACGATGAAGCCTGCAGACATCACGATCGACAAGGTGCGCGACGTCATGCGGCGCAGCGCGGAGTGGTTCAATCCTGACGAGAAGGCGTATGGATTTTGGACGAGTGCAGAGGAGGTCGTTTGGTTCGTGCACGGCCTCGACGGTGGCCTGCGCTATCGTGCTGGCTTCGCGCAGTACAACGAGCACAAAGACGCTGTGCGAGCGACGCTGACGTGGCCGGGCAACGGCGTCGTGCACGAGCCGACGGCGGGGCAGATTCAGACGGTGCGCAAGCTGCTCAACGCGCTCGTTGATGAGGGCTGCATCGAAGTGCACGATCAAGGCGCGAAGTCGTTCGCGTGGCTCACGCCCGCCATGCGCGAGGCGAAGAACGTCGAGAGTCGGCAGCGCTTCCGCATCGAACGGTTGCGCCAACAAGTCTTCGATGCGTTCAGTACGGACGGGCGCCGGCCCAAGGCGCTCGATGTGAGCACGAAGATGCAGCCACGCTTCAAGGAGCGTGGTGTGTACGACGCGTATCTGACGCTGACGCTCGACGAGGAGCTAATAGAGAAGCTGCTTCACGCACTCAGCAAATAGGTTTGCCTCGCGAGGGGCGAGCCACAGGGGTGTGTCCCTCACCTCTCGATGAAGGCGAAACGACGCGAGGCTTTCCACCCGAGCCTTGAGCGACGACGCGTGTTGTCCCCCAGGACATGCGTGATGGTGCATGCGCTCCCCCAGTGCGTGACCCACCGGGCTTACCCACCCGGCATCGGTGCTCTTTACGCGTCGTCGGTAGCGGTGGTTCCGCTGCCCTGATGATGCCAACCCACGACGGCGATGTCAGCCCCAACGATCACTCTCACGACGAGGACACCCCACCATGGCGTTCGTGAACTACCAGGACCACAAGCTCGACACCAACGGCGTGATCGACTCGACGAGCTTCGAGCTGTCGAACGACGACGGCGCGCACTTGATGCATCTCTTGCGCGACTCGATATACTCCGACACCAAGCTCGCGGTGCTCCGCGAGTACGCGACCAACGCGTGGGACGCCCACGTCGCGATCGGCGCGCCCGATTGTCCGATCGAGATCACGCTGCCGACGACGCACGACTACACGCTCACGATTCGCGACTACGGGTCGGGTCTTTCACACGACAAGGTCAAGACGGTCTACACGCGCTACGGCAAGAGCACGAAGCGCGACGATCCGGATCAGGCCGGCATGCTCGGCATCGGCTCCAAGAGCGCGTTCGCGTACACCGATTCGTTCACGGTGACGAGCTTCCACGAGGGCAAGCGTCGCGTCTACATCGCTGCGCTCGATCCAACGGGCAAGGGCTCGATGAATCTCGTCGACGAGCGTGACACCGACGAGCACGGCATCGAGATCAAGATCGCCATCAAGCCCGGCGATATCGCCGAATTCGAGAAGAAGGCCAAGCAGCTCTACGTGCACTTCGGGCCGCGCCCCACGATCAACATCGATCTGCCGCTACCGCCGCTGTTCCGCCTCACGTTCCAGTCGGGCGTCGTGGATTACATCGATCGCGACCCGGACAGCCGCGACGGCGGTGTCTGGACGGCGGTGATGGGGTGCGTGCCCTATCGCATTCGTCTCGAACAGCTGACGCTCGCGCCCGAGCACGAGTGCCTGCTACGCATGAACGGCACGCTACGCTTCCCGATCAACGCGCTGCACATCGCGGCCTCGCGTGAAGAGCTGAAGTACACGCAGGCGACGAAGGATGCGATCGTCGAACGCTTCACGGCGCTCGTCGACGAGTTCGTGACAGACCAGCTCAAGAAGCTGGAGGCAGGCAAGCTCACCGCGTTCGAGCAGCGCCTGCAGCTGCGCCTGATGGGCATGCTCGGCTTCAAGATCCCCGGTGCGCAGTGGGAGTCACTGTCGAAGTCGACGGTGCGTGTGTTCGATGACGCTGACACGGCCGCGATGTATTTCGTGCGCGATGGCTCGGTGACGAACACGTGCATGGTCACCTCGGACCTGCGCATCCTCATCGACGACACGGGCAAGGACCTCAAGGGCTACGACCTGCAGGGCTGCGACTACGTCGTGCGTCGCGCCAAAAAGCGCAAAGTTGCGCTCAAGCCCGACGAGACTGCAGGCTTCCTCAAGGAGCTGAACAAGTACATTGACGCATGCACGCTGACGGGCGTGCCGATCGTACTGCTCTCGACGCTCACATGGGACGAGAGCCGGCTCAAGAAGCGCAACCGTGGCGGCGGTGCGGGTGCTACGCCACTCTCGACGCTCAAGCGCAAGACGCGCGTGTTCGAGTACAACGGCGGCTTCAACAAGCAGCGGCCGAGCGACAACTGGGACATCGTGGAGGACCACGAGCCCAGCGACGACGACGTGTTCGTGATCATTGAGTCGTACAAGGTCGCGAGCGTCTACGCCGTCAGTGACCACGACGATTGGAAACGACGCTACAACGCCGATGCAGCGCTTGCGTCGGCGCTCGGCGTCGAGTTTCCGGCAGTCATCGGCTACAAGTCGACGGAGTCCAAGCCGTTCACCGCACACGACGTCACCGACGGCCGCAGCTACGACCAGTGGCGCAAGGACTTCATCAACGGGCAGAACAACGAGGCAATGCGTCGTCTCGTCGGGGTCTACTTCTGGACGAGTGTGTTCAAGAACGCGCCGTCGAAGACCGAGTTAGCCGTACTGACCAAGCGGTTCGGCGAGGATCACCCGATCACGCTCGCAATGCTGCGCCGTCGCGAAGCGGAGGACGTGGTCAATCAGCGCGGGCCGATGCTCCGCAATCTCGCCGCCGAGCTGCGTATCTACGAGAGTGAGTCGGAGGCACACGCTGTCTTCGATCGGCTGCTCGATCGCTATCCGCTGCTTCGCGCAATCAGCAGCTGGTCAGGTCCGTGGTCGACGCTGTTCGCGGCCGACAACAAGCACGAAGCCGACGACACCAAGACCATGCGCAAGGCGTGGATCCAGTACATCAAGGGCGTCGACCTGCACATCGCCGATGATGGCGCGAAAGTCTTCGACGATCTTCCCAACACCACGATCACCAAACCCGCGCTCGCGCTCGTTCCCTGAGCGAAAGGACGTGTCATGCAGGCCAACGAAATCCCCTTCTCTCTGACCAACGAACAGATCACGCTCGTGATTGACGGTGCGCCCGTCACGGTATCCGCCGAGCGCGCGACGCACTTCCAAGATATCGTCACCGCAGTGCTCGCCGCGCGCGCTGGCACGGGCAGCTGGGACGAGGTTCGCAAACTCGCGACCCCCGCGGGCAGCCTGACGCGGTGGCTCGGCACCGAGTCGCCGTTCACCGTCGACGGGCTGCAGATTTCGTACAACGGCGAGCGCATTCCCGCCTCGATCGAGCGGCGCATCTGGGAGTTCGCGAACACCGGCAAGAGCCCATCACCGTTGTTCAACTTCTGGAAGCGCATGCTGCTCAACCCGAGCTATCGCTCGGTGCAGCAGCTGTTCAATTTCCTCAAGAACTACAACATCCCGATCGAAGAGGACGGCACGTTCCTCACGTACAAGCGGGTGCTCGACAGCCTGCGCGATGTGCACAGCGGCGTGTTCGACAACACGCCGGGCCGCGTCCACAAGATCAACCGCAACAAGGTCTCCGACGATCCGAACGTTCCGTGCGCGGAAGGGTTCCACGTCGGCGCGCTTGGCTACGTGCAGAAGTTCAACACGGGCGAAGGCAAGATCGTGATCTGCCGCGTCGCCCCGGAGAACGTCGTCTGCGTGCCCAACGACGAGTACTGGCAGAAGATCCGCACGTGCGAGTACCTCGTCGTCGGCTTCTACACGGGCCAGCCGATGCCCGACACCACCGTCGACGCATCGTTCACGGGCGAGCAGAGCCTGTACGACACGCCGCCCGCGGCTGCGTATGGCTCGTCCACACAACCCGGTGGCGAGGATGCGCCTGATCACGACTTCCAGTCGTTCGCTGCGGGCGATGATGACGACGAGGATGAGGACAAGGACCTCGACGACGATAACGACGATGACATCGATGAGGATGTCTACGACGAGGATGACGAGGACGATGACGAGGAAGACGACGAGGACGAGGAGGTGTTCTCGCCACCTCACATCTCGCCCGCGCTTGCGAAGGAAACAGGCAACGTGATTCGCGACATGATGCGCGTGTCGCCACCCGAGCCGGCATCGAAGCGCAAGGCGGATGACTCGGTCGTCCGTCGCATGGCGAAGATGCGCCCCGTGCAGCTGATGGAGCAGTCGCTCGACAACCTACGTGGCTATGCGTCGAAGCTGAAGATCGTCGGCGCGTCCAAGCTCGCAGGCGGCAAGACGGCGCTCGTCAACGCGATCGTCGCCAACCGCGGCCTCATCAAGCGCCGTCGTAAGAAGCTCGCGAAGCGCACCAAGCGTGCTCGCTAGTTCGTCTTGATCGGCACGCTGGGCGCCTCTAGAAAGGGCGGTTAGGGCTAATGCCCGACGCGATGGGTGTCCGTGCAGTCATACCGGACCCCGTGCCGATCTCTTTTTTCGTTTCATCTGTTAGATGCGGCGCCGAGCGGCGTCTTCACCTACGAAAGGGAAACACGATGCTCACGCTACACATCGATTCGCACATCGATCACGGCCTCACGGAGAGGCAGATCGCACACATCCTCAAGGTCTTCGTCGAGAAGAACGAGTTCTTCATCGACACGATCGAGATCCCGAAGCATCTCGGCACGGTGCCGTGCATGCTGTGGGGCCCAATCATGGGCGACGACCCCATTCCCGACGATCCAATTCCGTACAAGGTCGAGATGCGTCGACGTGGCAATCGTCCGTACCTCTCGCGCGTGCTCGTCGGCTTCAAGCCGCACACGAGCAATCAGGTGACCGTGATTGCAGGCCCGCATGCTGGCGAGGCGTGCGCGCTCTACACCGCGTTCGGCGGCCCGCTCGCGCCGAAGGAGCCGGGCGAGTTGGCCGCGACGATCGCGGACTTCATCGCCGAGCACTGCGTGCAGGACATGCCGCAGGACAAGCGCAACGCGCTGGTCAAGCTCAAGCAGGACTACATCGAGTCTAAGAAGTTCTGGGCCGAGCACGCGCTCTGCCTCTAGACGTTCATCCCTCCCGCGAGACAAAAGCGGGCTAGTTGACTACGAGCAAAGCACAGCGCAGGGACGCTCGTAGCGCCGGGCCAGCGGCGTAGATATCGCGTGGGCAGCTGTTCCTGCCCACGCCATTCGTTCAATCGATCGAGAGAGGTACTCGATCGAGAGCCGACGCGGCTCGGCTGCGTTCTGCTTGGCTCACCGATGCCGAGCGTCGTATTGCTGCGCAACGCAGGGCTTGGCTTACCCATCCATACCAAGGCAAGGACACACCCCAATGTCTGATAACAAAGTTCTCGGTCGCGTGAAACGCTTGCTCCAGCTGTCTCGCAGCGACAACGAGTTCGAAGCTGCACAGGCTGCCGCGAAGGCTGCTGCGATGATCGAAGAGCACCAGCTCTCCGAGGCAATGCTGCGGCTCGACGACGAAGATGCGAGGCCCGCCGAGAAGATCGTCGAAGAATACCCGCTCGAAGGCGAGGCTCAGCATCAGCCGTGGCAGCAGATGCACAAGAAGGTCACGTGGAAGAGCAACATCGCGTGGGGCGTGTCACGTGCTGTCGGCTGTCGCTACTGGTACAGCCGCACGAATCAGATGCGCGCGTTCGGCCGCGAGAGCGCGGTGCAGGCGTGGAGCTACATGTGCCTCTACCTCTTCAACGAAGTCGATCGGCTCGTCGAGGAAGGCTGGCAGAAGCAACTCGCTAAGCGAGTCTCGAAATCGAGCGCGCGTGCATGGAAGAACGCGTTCCGTGTCGGCGCATCGATGACGATCTGCGAGCGGCTCGAAGATGCCGCACGTGCAGCTGCCGAGCGGCGCAAGATCGCCAAGCAACACGTCGAGGCGAGCCCCGTGATCGAGGCCGAGCCCGACGACGAGCTTGACCTTGATGAGCCGGACGACGAAGCGCCCGACGAGGTGGTCGTCGAGGACGAAGAGAAGCCGGTAGCGAACACCGAGGATCTCGCGCTCGTCCTGGTCGACAAGGACCACCAAGAAGTCGTCGACGCGTACGAGGACTTCGGCAAGCGCAAGAAGTGGAAGAAAGCACGTCAGACCTATGTCCGCGTGTCGTCGACGAGCGGCTACGAGGCCGGCAAAACGGCGGGCGCGAGCGTCAACATCGGCAAGTCGCGCGGCGCACTCGTTCGTGGCCAGGGGCGCATCGGCAAGGAGGGCTAGCCGTGCGGCTTACAGCGAAGGAGTGCGCCGCGCTTCGTATGTTCGCTCGTCCGAGCCCCCACCGCGCTCGTCCGAGCCCCCACCGAAGCTACGCCGGCATCCACGGCCGTACGTTGCATGCGCTCGAACGCAAGGGCTTGATTGCGCCGTCGCCCCGAGGACGGAGCCTCACGCCCACCGGTCGAGCAGAGCTGCACGTGCCCAACATCTTCGACGATCTTTTCAAAGGAGAGTGAGTCCATGAACCGCACGAACGACACGCACGACGAGATCAACGTGATGGGCCCCAAGGCAAAGCTCGCACAGCTCGTCAAGCAGTTCGGGGCCGAGGTCTCGGATCGCTTCGCGAGCGATGACATCAACGTCGTCGTGAAGCGCGAGCAGTGTGACGAGGTCACCGACTGGTGCAACAAGCACGACGTGGCGTGGAGGTTGCTGTGATGGACGAGCGCAACAAGCAGGTGTTCAAGGTCGTGCACGCGAAGGATGGCGTCGAGACCGTCTACCTCGTGCACGCGTGCAGTGGGCGTGAGGCGTCGAGTCTCGTGCTCGATTCACTCTACCAGCGGACGTTCCCGATCGACCCGAAGTACACGCAGGAGCAGCTCGATAACGATCCGTTCGGGCTGCTCGCGCACGTGAACATGTACGGTACCGATCGTACGAACCGTTGGCTGATGCAGACGCACGGCTGCAGCATCAGTGCGGCGCCGTTCCAGCCTGACCCGCCGTATCGCCTCTACGTGCTCGACACCCGCACCGGAGAAGTGTCGTGAAGAAGCCGCCCTATCGCATTCGTGATGGCTTCAAGCCGATCACGGGGTTGTTCGCATTCTGGAGCTACGACCTGTTCCCGTTCGTGCTCGGCGGCCCGGTGATGGCGATGGATAGCCTCGGGCGTGTGCAGGTCTCGACGTACGGCGGTGGTGTCTTCATGCCGATCAAGCTCGTGCCGCTCGCTGTTGGCATCGAGAAGCTCAAGACGCTCGAAGTGCTCCGCGCAGGGCAGCGCAAGGCGATTGAGACGCTCAACGAAGCGTGGTTCGCCAACGTGCTGCAGGTCATTCCCGAGGCGAAGCGATGACGATGTGGTGGGTCAAGTACCGCGTGAAGGCGAGCTACAGCAAAGGCCAGTGGCAGTGGAAGCCGCTCTACGTCGAGACCGCGTCACGCCGTGAAGCACGCGCGGTGGCGGTGATGGCGATCGAGGCCCTCGGGCGAGAGCACGATTGGTCCGAACACTACCGCGGCATTGACTTCTCGGTGCACCGAACAGCACCCACCAACGTCGTTCAGACGTTCCTCGATTGGGCTCGTGACGAAGCGCGTGGTGCACGCGAGCGCGCTGCGTTGCTCAAGCTGGAGCTAGAGCGATCGAAGAAACGACGATAGAGGGGTCATATGTCAACGATGATCAAGCAAGGCGTCGCGGTCTGGGTTGACCGCTGGCGCGACCTCAAGGCGTTTCGCGGGCTCGTCACTGACTACGAGGTGATCGTTCGCATGCGCCACGTCGCGGATTACTCGACAGGTCGATGCTCGACGCACAAGAAGCGGATCATTGTCACGGCGTGCGATGACATGGTCGATTCGCTCGCGACGATCCTGCACGAGTACGCCCATGCCGCTCGTGTCCGTCGTGCGGACATCGACTATTCCGCGCACGACGGCGAGTGGCAGCGTACGTACGCCGCAGCCGTTTTCGAGGTCACCGAGCGTCGCATCCCCGACGGCGTGCCCGAGTATGCGCTGATGGATCGCGCCGCCTACGACGTGATGAAGCGTTGGTGGGCTGAGAGTGGCAACGAGTTCGCGTGGAAGCTCCTCGCGACGAAAGGACGCCGATGAAGGCTGAACTGATCGATCCCGAGAAGGCATGGGCCGCGCTGCGCACCGCAGTCGACGACGCAACGCACGCACGGATGCACGAGAGCGACAAGGACGTGCGACAGAAGGCGTGGCTGCTCTTGCACGCTGCTGCGCGCTATGTGCAGGCCTCTCAGGATCCCGACGTCGAGCGCCTGCGTATGTGGGACGAGTGGCTGGAGATCGGGATGTTCGCGGGCGTGCAGCTGCACTTCGCGGTCAGCAATCCAGGCGCATCCATCGAGCATTGCGGCGTTGGTGTTCGCTTCGACGATGGCTCGTCCAAGCTCACCCACGCGTTCGAGCCCACGATCCGCGAGTGCTTGATGAAGCTCGCCGATCGCTGGGGCGAGATGGTCAAGAAGATCATCGCGCGTGCCGAGGAGGAGCCGCTGTTCGACCACAGCCGGCGCAAGTCGAAGTACCGCGACAAAGACATGGGGTACTGCGTCTGTGACCACTGCGCGAAGCTTCCCGACTACGACTCCGAGCTGGACGAGTTTTTGTCGGGCGGTAGCGACGATCTCTCGGAGGAGACACCATGAAATCGAAATTCAAGACGCAGCTCGACGACAGCGTCGAGCTAGAGCTGAAGGGCACGACGATGATCCTGCTCATTCAGGACGACATCGCGCTGCCGCTAAACGTCGACGAGGTCGAGACGTTCCGCGACGAGCTGGATCGCTACGCGCGTGCGATGCGCGGCGTCGATGCGATGCCGCCGGCCGCGATGCTCACAGGCTTCGAGCTGACAGCAGTTGTTGAACGTCTCGATAGTGTGTTGCTCGCCGACGGCGCTCCGAGCCCCGTACTGCGCGATGCCGTCGAGAAACTCACCGCGTGCTGGCGCGCTCATCGCCAGCTGCAGCAGGCGTTCCGCAAGGACAAGCCATGAAGTCCGGTGAGCTACGCTTCGGCAGCTCCGTGATCGATGTCGATCAGCTCGTGCGTGAGTACGTCGCGCAGGAGCTAATGCGCGAGATGCAAGACAACAACGGCAAGCTCATGGTGCGTGTCCTCGGTGAGGTCCTCGCGAACAAAGCGGGCTTCACGGAAGCTGTGTCCCGCGCCGCAACCGATCTCGTGCGCGAGCTGCTCACGAAGCCCAAGGGGGCGTGATGGAGGTCCTCACGTTCATGACGTTCCGCCAAGCGTGCGATGAGGTCCTCGCGAAGGGCTGCACGACGCTCTGGCCACAGCATCTCTGGGAGACCAACAACCCGCGCCTCATCCTCGATAAGTGGGTCGATGCGCAGGATCGCATGCAGCAGAAGCGGCGTCCCGGCAAATGGGTCATCCGCGACGAGCGCTATCTCTGGTTCGTTCCCGACGATACGCCAACCACTGCAGTGAAGGTCTACTATGCCGCGTAAGTCGAAACCGAAGATCCGGAAGGCCCCCGCGAGGGCCCGCACGAAGACCCCCGCGACGGTCCCTGTGAGGGCCCGCAGGACGGCCCCACCGATGGGGGTCCCGCTCGTCGCGAAGGCTGCGCCTCTGTTGAAGCCCGACCAGGTCGGCGAGGGGCCCTGCCACTACTGCAAGAAGATCGTCGGCAGCGGTGCGTACTGCTTCGGTTGCAAGGTTCACATCTGCGACGCCTGCGACGTCAACCCCGACATGCCGTGGGGCCAGCACGATCCGGACACGCATCGTGATACCAGCGAGCCGGATGAGCTGGAGCCGTAGCCATGGGGCGCGAGCAACGCGAGGTCAAGCTCAGCACGCGTGATGCCGACGGCAACGTTGTGCCGTTTTGCTGCAAGCACTGCGGGCGCCAACGCATCGGCCTCATCCTCAACATCATCATGAAGACCCTGTTGCCGTGTGCATGCGGGGCGAAGGACGACGATGCCGAAGGCGAAGAAACGCGAGCCCGAGACCAAGCAGGTCTCGTTCGCGATCCACGGTGAGGGCTTCACACGACTCGCTCGCGAGCGATTGCTCGACGACAACCCGGGCTCAGCGTGGCGGATCGCTTCGGGCCTCATCGGCCACGACGATGGTGCCGGTCAGGAGTTGAGCGTCGCGCTCGCGATTCTCAAAGGTGACAAGAAGCTCGTCGGCAAGAACGAGATGGAACTCGTCGACGAAGATCCGAACGTCACGAAGATCCATCAAGAACGCATCGCGTGGCTGTTCGCGGGGCGCATCAAGCACCAAGACAAGTGGTATCGCCCGATCGCGGAGGTCACGAGCTATGGCGTTCGCGACTTGACCAACAGCCGACGTATCGAGGTCTCGCGTGTGCCTGGTCAGGGATTCATCAACCGCGAGTGGCACTACTGCGGTGAAGGCGAGATTGCCCCGCTCGCGAGCACGACCGAGTCCGACTGCAACGTGATCTTCGAGGCGTGTGGCGAGCTACCGCACTGGATGACACCGCCTCGCGACTTCCACGCGGCGGTGAAGCAGTGGCGCGCCGCTGGCCGTCAGCTCGAAGAGCGTGGGCACGCGCTCTGGTACACGCGCTATGCGAGTAAGACACTCGCGCAACAGCGCACGATGCTCGACGACGACAACGAGTACGACCAGTGGCGCGATGCGGAGGAGGAAGCTCAGGCCCTTGCTGAGCTGGACGGCAACGCCGACCTCACCAACGAGGAGCGTCGCATCGCACGTGTGCAACAAGTCGATCGCATGGAAGACTTCGACGCGGAACTGGCCTTCGAGGAAGCGAACCGCCGACGGCTGATTGAGAGCTACCGCAAGAAGATCCTCGAACAGGCCGGCGACGACTTCCTGATCCTCGCGTGGGGTGACGAGAAGGACGACAACGACGAAGAGCTTGCGAAGGCCTGGGGGCGTCAGCCGGTGAAGGCCGGTAGCACGAAGGTGCCCCGAGCGCCCTTCTTGCACTGGGCGTTTGATCGCATGCGGCAGTACGACGCGTTCAAGCCACCATGGGAGCCGGTGAGCCGTGTCGGCATGAAGATGATCGGCGACAACCGCTACCACACCGACTGGGTAATCGGCGCGGGCTTCGATCCGCGCGATCAGAACCTCTACGGTGGGTCGCCGATCTCGAAGGCGGCGCTGCATCTCGCGTGGCTACAGCAGGAGCGCTTTAGCGCTGAGACCGGCGTCCACGTGCTCGTCGACGGTGAGCCGGCCGTCGGGCTCGTCGAGTACGGCAAGCCGAATACGCGTGGTGCGCGTGGCGCGATCGTAGTGCTGCCAAACCTGCATCCGAAGTATCTCGACGCGACGGCCAACGCCGCCGCTGTGATCACCGAGGAGGGCGGTAAGACCGCGCATCTCGCGCAGGTCGGTCGCGAGCGTAGGCTCCCGATCGTTCGTGTGCCGGACGCGAGGCAGAAATATCAGATAGGCGATCAGCTGGTCGTGAACACCACGAGGCGCATCATCGAGCACTTGTGAAACGTCACAACGAAAAACTTGCGCCTCAAACCAACTCCCGAGGACCATCCAGCCACCATGCTCCAGATCACCAGCAGTACGACTATTGGTCAACTTGCTGTCCAACGTAGTGCTCTCGGGATCGAGAGCCTAACGGTCGTCACCGACCGCATTACCGGAGGCCGCCTCGCCACGACGTGCGTCGACGGCAGGGTGCTCTTTGGGCACGGACAAACCGAAGCAGACGCCATCGAGGATTGCTTCGCACAGCGCCGCAAACAACTTGTGGAGGAAGCAACACCGCATGCCCGCGTCGTACCGCCCAGCTTGTGACAAGCCCTGCAAGGAATGCCCGTTCCGCCGCAAGGCGATGCCGGGTTGGCTTGGTCGCGGCACGCCGCAGAGCTTCGTGATCGAGATCAGCCTCGAACGACCGCTCCCTTGTCATCTCACGATCGACTATGAGGACAAGAACTGGCTCAAGAAGTGGGAAGGCCAGCGCATCGGGTCGATCTGCGCAGGCTCGCTGATCATGTCGGCGAACATGGCGAAGCTACCGCGTGACCCGGGGTTCCCGCGCATGAAGTCCGACCACGATCTCGTGTTCTCGTCGCCACACGAATTCATCACCCATCACGAAAACGCGCAGGTGCGCTCGTGGGAATCCGACGACAGCTACGAGATCCGTAGCGAGGCTGATCGTCGCGAGCTGGATCTTGGCCATCGGTCAGGACCCGTGCTCGCGTCGACACCAATGACGGGCCGCGAAGCCCGCACACCGACGCGTCGCAAAGAGCCGCGTCGTCGCGACGACAAGACTGCAGTAAGGACGAAACGATGACCAAGAAGAACGCACAACTCGAATTCGACCGCGAGCACCCGTCGTACGGCTGCGTTCGCATCTCGCGCGTGAGTGGCAACATCGGCCGTCTCTATGGCAGCTCGCTGCGGGATCACCATGCATCGATTCGCCTGGAGATCGCACCGTCGAAGTGGACGCACCATCTCAACCAAGATTGGTTCCACGGCTCGCTGCGTCCGCACATCGAGGTCGAGATGTCGGCAGCACAGTTCGCCGAGGCGATCACGACGCTCAACCACGCTAGCGGAGTGCCTTGTACGGTGCGTCATCTCGAAGGCAAGCGCGTCGAGGATCCGCCCGATCTCGAAACCGAGGTCGAGCAGATCAAGAGCAACTTCAAGGCCGAGACCGAGGACATGGTTGCGACGATGACCGAGCGTCGCGCGGAGATCGAGAAGCTGACGGCGAAGCTGCCCGAGAAATCGAAGCAGGCGATTCGCATCGCGCTCGACGTGATTCTTGGTCAGGTCACGTCGAATCTGCCATTCATCATAAACCAGTTCGATCGTGCGACGACGCGTGTGGTCACCGCTGCGAAGGCCGAGATCGAAGCGTTCGCGATGCATCGCCTCATCGCTGCCGGTGAGAAGGCGCTCGCCACGCGTCCCGTACCGCACAACGGTCCGTGCGCCCATCCACGTATCGAAGATGAGCCATGAGCACCAAACATATCGAGGTGTGGCGCTCGAACCCGAGCGACGGCAGTTGCAGCCACTGCCATCGCCCGTCTGATCTCACGATCCGACTTGGCTCCATGGCAACGCAGACGATCCGGTTCTGCCTTGGCTGCCTGATCAATATCCTCAATGCACCTGCTGTACTGAAGGCGCTCGACGAGAAGCCCAAGCCGGTACCGAGCCGTGTGGCCGTTCCCGAGCGGCCGAAGCTTCACACAGGCGACGTCGATCTCGCAGGTCTCGCTCGATTCATTCTCGACGATTGGCTGCGCCACCACACGGGCGCGGACTTCGATCGCGTGATCGACGAGATGAAGGTTGGCCAGTATCGGCACATGTTCGACGAGCTGGAATCGATCCTGCGCGTCGGCGGCAAACCACCCTAGGAGGGGTCATGCGGCACACTCTCGTGCTGGCGTGCTTCGCGCTACTCGCGATCTTCGATCATGCGAGCGCGCAGGAAGCTGAGCGCCAGAAGCTTCGTATGAAGCTGCACAGTTCATGGGGCGACTTCGTCAAGCTCAAGGCGCCGTGTGGCAAGGATGTGCGCCTCAAAGCGATCGAGCTGCTCGGGCGAGCGCCGTACGTCGCGATCGATCAGGAGCGGATGCTCGCTGCGGTCGGTGACGCACAGATCTACGCCGAGCGCGTCGTTACCGGCGATGTGTTCGTCGGGTTCTTTCCGCGTGGCGACAACATGACCGTGGCGATCACGGTGCTACGCAAGCTGATCTATAAGGGCAAGGTTCGAGTCGACTTCTCCGTCATTCTTCGCGAGGGCAACAACGCCTGCGCCGAGAAGTGGGAAGGGCTCGCGGAGGTGCTGTGATGGGTAACGAATTCGCGCCAGGCAAACGCACGCTCGTTCAGGCCGGGCAAATCGCGTCGGCACCCGACATCGGGCAGACGGAGCCGACACCGGGCAAGCAAACACTCGTGCAGCAGACGTATGGCAGCCAGCCGTCGGTTGCTGTCGGCAACGCGGCGATCGACAGCGGACCGAGCTGCGAGGCGAACCCAGCCGCAAGTGAATGCTTCCTCGTCGACAAGCAGCGGCAGCGCTTGGAGCAGTGGATCATGTTCCGCGTCGGCAAAGCCGGCGAGAACTACAAAGGCGCGCTTGCGGATCTCAAGGTAGCCGAGCTGGTCAAGAAGCCCGATGACCTCGGGTGGGTCACGAGTATGGTGCTCGATCTCATCGGTGGCCACCTCATGGTCACCGTCGGCGCGATGCTCAAGGGCCTCCGTGCTGCGGGCATATCGAAGCTCAACGATATCGGCTTCTACAATGCGATGACCGGCGTCGAAGACAGCGTGTGGCAGCTTCGCGCGATGTCCGCGCTGCATGCAGTGACGCCTGGAGCCATCGATGCAGCATCGCGCTCGGCGTTTCTCGGTGTAGCAACGCCGCAAGCCAAGAGCCTCGGCAAGAAGCTGCAGAATCACGATGCCGAGCAGCACACGACCGTGCAGACGAGCTTTCTCGACGGGCTTCGTGACAACTGCGATGCGGGCTTCGAGCGGCTGCTCACGGGCCTGATCGCGGGCGCGTCCGACGCCGATCTGGTGCTGGCCTACGAGTCGTTCGATCCCGATCACCATTCGACGGGTGTGTACGTGAAGGAGCTGAAGGCCAAGCTCAAGCGGTTCATGGACTCGGGCGTGCCCGATATCGGCGAGAAGCGCACGCAGCTTGTCGAGGGTCACCTCGAAACCGAGACGCGTGTCGTACTCGTCGAGGACATCATGGGCAAGCAGACGCCGTGGTACACGACGAAGCTGTCCGACTACATGGGCAAGGGCATGGTCTCGCACGGCGAGGCGAAGCTATCGAAGCCTGTGCCCGACGAGTTCGCGAGCATTGCGGTCGCAGCGAGCGAGGCGCGCTATGGCGCAGCGCCGGTCATCGATGATGGCTACGTCTCGATGCTCAAGCAGCAAGGCGTCAACATCTCCGTCATGCGGGCCCAGATGCGAGGCGGCGCGATGGTGACGAACAACGCGCGCTATGCGCAAACGTCGCCATTCGCACAGTTCAAGGAGCCGCCCGCGCCCGGATTGCCTGCAGGCTCGGTATTCGACGACAACAAGCAATCACAGTTCAGCCCAGCGGACGAGCAGATGGCTCGCGCGATGGGCCTCATCCCGGACAAGAAACCATGATCAAACCGATCTACGCCGTGCTCATCGCGGTGGTCATGCTCGCCGCTGTCTGCGTCGCAGTCGCGGTCAGCTTCGGCAACACGCAGCTACGCACGATGGAATTGATGGCGAAAACGCAGCGTGACGTCTGCGAGCGCCTTCAGTGGGACCTCGAAGCGATCGTGCGCTCGCCGAGCAACCGCTTCGACTTGCACGAGCGTATGGCGTACCACCACTTCGACGAGAGCCTGCTTAGGCTCTGCTTCGGCACACCGCCCGCGGTGACGCTCAAGGACGCTGACGCGTGCTGGGTCTTGAAGGGTGCCGACGATTGCTATCTCGATTCTGCAAAGGCGCTGCTCGACGCATATCGACATCGCTAGGCTGCGTGACGTGCGGCAGGGCTGGGCCATGTAAGGCATCGCGTTGCTGCGCACTCCATTCCAAGGTCTTTCACAAGGAGGCGCCTATGGCGCAATCGACAGGGAAGTTTCAGCGCTGGGCCGTCGAAATCGAAATGGACGAATTGTGGGTTCAAGATGGCTTCGATCTCACCGACGAGAAGATGCACCACATCATGACCCATCACTTCGGGCACGTGTACGGCCACGAAGTCCGCTGCAAGGTGATCGCGCGTCCACCTGACGAGAAGATCGCGGAGCTGCAGGGCTACGTGAATCGTGACGGCACGATCGATGTGGCCCGCTATCGTGCGGAGCGCAGTAAGTGACACAGTTCAAAGCTCGCGCCGCACAGCGGCTCGCTGACGCGGTGCAAGCGTTCCGCAACCTCGACATGCTCGGCACGAAAGCAGGCCTCAAGCTGCGCGGTACGAAGGAATATGCCGAGCTGTGCCGAGCGTGGGAAGAATTCGACGACTCGCTCATCACGCTTCGCTGCTCGGTGTGTGACTTCACATGGAGCTTGCCCAAAGAGCTGCAAGACGATCCACATCAGAACCTCGCGCCCGATCACCCGCACAAGGACATCTCGCTGCGAGCACGTGTGGAAGGTGCGCCGCTGCCGAGCGAGTGCCTCGGGTCGCGTGGGCCTGGTGTGTGCGGTGAATGTCACCGCGAGGTAGGCCAGCCACGCTGCCGTGCTCGGTGGCGCGCCGGGCTACTCGTGCCACCGAACGCAATCCCCGACGGCGCACGCTGCCGCTTGCCGATGGGGCACGACGAAGATCACAAGTTTCGATAGCGGCGCCGTCAGGCATCGCTTGGCTGCGCGAGGCGTCGCAACGCTGCGCCCTGTAGGGCGTCGCCCGGCGAAGCCAAGCGAGGCAATGTGTTGTCCCGCGCGGCACTCCAAGGTTTTTCATCATTTTCTCGCCGCATCGCGACGCTAGGCCAGGTCGAGCGAGGCCCGGTCTTGCAAGGCGTTGCAATGCGAAGTGGGGCATTGCGTGGTTTGGCAGTGTGTCGAACTGCGACGCACTCCGCTCCAAGGTTTTCATCATTTTCATCGCGGCCCTGCGGCGCTTGGTAGTCCTGCGCCAGGCGAGGCAAAGCTGCGCTGCGCCACGCGAGGCGCTCCAACGCAAGGTTTTTTCGCGATCACATTTTCGCGTCGCGTCTCAGTAGCGCGCGACGCAACCATCTTCGGTGGTCATTTCGCTACTAGCTTCAAGGCAAAGAGGAACCAGTCACATGTACCAGATCAAAGTCACCATCCAGTCCGCTGCCCCGATCATGATGAATCGTTTCACCGACGAAGCAGCGGCGAAGATCAGCGCCGGCTCGTCGAGTGCGATCACCGTCAGCAACAAGGGCACGCCGCGTGAGCAGGCGACGCCCAAGCTGTACTTGTCGAGTGACAAGAAGCCGATGATCCCCGGCCCGAACATCTTCGCAGCGCTCGTTGCTGCGGGCGTGTTCCACAAGGCAGGCCGCAAGCAGATCACGACGGGCAAGTCGTCGCTGATCCCCGCCGGCATCATGGTCGACGAGATGGAGTGTCCGCTCTTCCATCCGTTCGACAAGGACGTGAAGGATCTGCAGTGGGAGGTCGACTCGCGCTCGGTCGTGATTCCGTCGACGGGTGGCCGCGTGATGTGTCATCGCCCGCGCTTCGACGTGTGGGCGCTCAAGTTCACGCTCAACGTGGACGAGAAGATGTTCGACGAGGCGATCGTGCGTCTGCTCGTCGACGATATGGGCTCGAAGATCGGCCTTGGTGACTTCAGGCCCGCGCGTAAGGGCCCGTTCGGTCGCTTCAACGTCGCGCACTGGGAAGTGCAGAAGACGAAGGTCGGCGACGACAAGAAGTCGACGAAGGCTGCCTAGCTTTTGTCGGGGCTACGCGCCGCGCATCGCGAGCCAAAGTTTTCTACACCGCTCGGTGCCGCAGAGTAAGGCACTGCTGCGCGAGGTACCGTCCAGCATCGTGGGGCGGCGCGTGGCAAGGCTATGCCTGGTAAGGCACTGCGTCGTGCGGTGACGTAGCGCAAGGCAAGGTCTTTCGTTTTCTACGTGGCTGCGTGTGCCTGCGCGTCGTGGCGCCCGGCTTCGCTGCGCATCGCTGCGTATGGCGAAGCGTCGTGTGGCCCGGCGAGGCAAGGCAAGGTTATTTCACACCGCTGATCACGACGAGTGGCCACGTCCACGACACGACGTCATTTACCGTCGTCGGTTGCAGCGTTTGAATCGCGGCGAGGACGTCAGCGTCTTCGGCATCGAGTCCGAACACGGCGCGGCAGTAACCAATCGCTTGTGTCATGGATTCGAAGCGCCAGCGGAGGTCGCGTACCTCGACATGGACGTCGTGAAACCCGAGGCTCGTCAGTTCGTGACGCCATCGATCGGGCGCGAAGTACACACCGCGATGACCACGTCGGCACAGCTTGGCAACCTGTGTATCGAGGAACACCGCGACGGTCGATCGCGCGGGCACCTCCACGATTGCGAGGCGTCCGCCGGGACGCAGCACTCGTGCAGCTTCACGGAGGAAGCCCAGGATCGGGATGTGGTGCAGGCTCACGAGCGACGCCACGCGATCGAACGTCTCGCTGTGGAACGGCAGGGCTTCCTGCCGCCCCTCTACAACGCGTACGTTGACGCGCTTGCGTAGCTCTTCGACGACGATCGAAAGGCGTTCAACAATCGTTAGCTTCGCGTCTGGGATGGCGGCTGTGAGATAGCCGTCCCAGCCACCGACTTCCAAGATCGCTTCTGAGGTTCCGAGTTTCAGTGCATCGATGAGCGCACGTCGCTCGTCGTCTCGTGCAAACGGCGCAATTTCATTCGCGGCGAACGCGAGTTCGATGCGCTGTGCGGTCACAGACGCAGCATAGATCGAGCTGCGGTAAGTTCGTTGGAAAAGGGGTTGGACGTATGCAGTGTTGGCAAGTTCAGTTGCAGGTCATCACCCGGTGCGGGAAGCGCTCGTCTGCGACGGGCATTCCTACCTTCCATGTGTTCGCGACAGACATCGAGGGCGCAATCGGCAACGTGCGTGCGATTGCGATGGGCTTCGTCAAGCAGGAGCCGAACGCGACTACCACGCTCAGTGGGACCGTATGCGCAGCCGAGCGCGCCAAGCTCAACGGCTACGGTTCGATCTTCGGCCTCTTCGATAAACGGGGCGATGGATACCGAGCGTTCGAGCTGCCTCTATTCGATTCACCTAGCGACGCGCCGCCGAGCGACGCGGGGCTGGGCAACGTTACGCATGGCTGAGTAGGCCTTAGCAGGGATTTGCATTGCTACGTGATGCCCCGCGCTGTGTGCCTTTCCAAGGAGTTGTTCATGAACAAGATCGAGTGCTACTCGAATTGGTGCTGGATTGATCGCCTCAACGGCGGCGACCTGAAGCACGGCGAACCACTGCTCGTGCGATTCCCCGACGGGCACGAGCAACACGTCGAATGCATCGTCGAGCGCAAGACGGTGAGCGTCAACGATCACGGTCACACGTTCGAAGCGTTGTCGTCGCGAGCATTCGCGCAGATCGACTACCACGGCGTTCCGTGCAAGCTGCCCCTCGTCGGGCTCGAAGCGCGGCGCGTGTGATGCGCGGCATCTTCATCATCCGATCGGGCGCTGGCTACTCGGTTCAAGTCGATGGCACCGACCTCAAGCTCGAAGTGAGCTGGTCCGTCGCAGACAAGCTGGCGCAACACATCGCGCGACTACGCAAACCCGGCGACGGCCGTGGCTACGCGCGATGTCGTCACGACAACAACAAGCTCTGCTTCGACGCAGAGGAGCACTTGCCCGAGTTCGATCTTAGCCCTGCAGCGTGACGCGACGTTTTGCGCCGCAGTGCGGAGCATGAGCAGCGCGAAGTTGAGCAGCGCATCGCAGTGCGCAGCTAGGCAAGGCTTAGCTCGGCGGTGCTGCGCGCGGCGCCGCGTGGCGATCCAAGGTTTCTACTTCTTGCGCTTGTAGAGCTGCCCCGGCGGGATTCCGATCCCGAACTTCAAGACATCGGCCTTCGTTGCGCGGCGCACGACCCAGCGCCCGGCCTTCGGATGCTTCTTGGCGCCGTCTTTTCGAATGCTTTGCGCGAGCCGCTTGTTGCTGCCCGTGCAGCGCTGTAGTGACTTCTTGCGGCCCTTGATCGAGAAGATGCACCACGGCATCTTGTTCCTGCGCTTGCTCATGCCATCAGCCTACCTCGTCGCAGTGCGTGGCAGGGCGAAGCAGCTCGATCAGCGAGGCGCTCGTTTCTCTTCCGAGTCGCGGGCAAATGACCGGGCGTTTACCGGAAGAATTTCCGTCGGCGCATGTTCGCCGGCTTGAGATCGCGGTCGACGTCGAGCTTGCTCAGAGCGGTTTGGTTGACATTTTGGAACGGTGATGTTACCGAAGTATAACATGTTATACGCGGCCTAACGGCTTATGCGCGGAGGAACGTAGAGATGAGTAGTCCACAAGCAAGGTGGCTGTCGTGAGCGGCGCCGGATCCAATTTGGTGCTCTGCACCGAGTGCGGCTGGACCAAGATCCGAATCAACGGCGTGGACTCGGCCCATCATTGCGACCCGGCCAGCGGCAAGATGGCTGACGCGCTCGCGGGCGAGGTCCTCGCGAAGCTCGGCGTGCGCCACATCCGAAACGGCTACGGCACGGGTGTGCTCTCGTTCGAATTCGACGAGAACACCAACATCCGATTCAAGCCCGACTCGCGCACTGGCAAATTCGCCTTCGAGGATCTGTTTTGGCTCGATGACCTGACAGGCCTCGAAGTGTTCTTGCTCGTCGACGCGATCAGGAAGCTAAGGCAGCCATGACCGTCGCGTCGTTCCCGAAGATGCCACCGCTCGGCGTCGCCGATCTGCTGCTCGGGCACACGCTCGACTCGGCGGACACGTGCCGCTTCTGGCTCAGCACGCACACCGTGTTTCTCGGTGAAGCCTTCTGGCGTGCCGCTGTGCTGCGCGAGTGCTTGCCGAGTCCTGACGACGAGCTGCACTTCGAGGCGCTCGCGCCCGTGGGAGGCGGCTAGTGGCCTGGGATGGCTTCTGCCGCGCTGGGCTGCATGGTCTCGACTTCGAGGGCCAGGAGTGCGATCTCTGCACGCCACGCGCGTGCCCATGTCGCTACGTGACGCCGTGCCACGACCGCTGCACGTGCTGCATCCCGCTTTCGTCTTCCGGCTGCACACGATGCTGCAGCTACGGCTCGGCGGAACAACGCCGTACGGCCGCTGAACGCATCGCCCGCGCGATCGACGCGGATCTCGCAACCCGTCACCCGAACAGGATCGACTCATGAAACGTGCACCTCGCAAACGGCTCCCGGCTGCGCTCAAGGCGCGCGGCATCGCACTCGCCCGCCGTGGCGCATCGGCAACGCAGATCCAACACAAGCTGAAGATCTCGAACGGCAGCGCCTACCGCTTGGTCGAAGCCGCCAAGGGCGTCGCTACCGTCGCAGCGAAGGTCGTGCGAGCCACGCGCGTGAAGCCACGCCTCCCGAAGGCCTCGCCGATGGAAACGTTCCTCAAGCAACAGCTCGCGGAGGTCGCCGAAGTGATTCGCGCGGCGATGCCAGACCTCACCGCATTCACACTGACGACGACGAAGGACGGCAACACCAACATCGAGTACTCGGTGCGGCAGACCTCCGAGGTCAGCGGGAAGATCACGCTGTGAGCCCGAAGCCCGCGAAGAAACCCGCGCCCGCGCCCAACCCGACCGCCTCCGATAAGCAGCGCCGCGAATTTCACACGCGACTGCGCAAGATGCTCGAAAGCGTACAGCGCCGCATGGAGCGCCTCAGCAACGGCGACTTCGAGCTACGCGTCAGCCGCGTCGAGGGCCATCCCGTCAGTGCCCACAGGCGCAGCGCGTTCGAGCGTGTCTATCTCGCACGTGTCAGGCGCTAGCCGTAGGCTGCACGAATGAGCGAGCCCAACATCCTCCACGACATCCTCGAACGCTCGGGGTTCTCGCCGAAGACGCGAGAGGCCTACAGTCGGACGATCGATCGCTGGATCGAGTTTGCTGGCGAGGATCCCAAGGGCTGGACGCGCGTCGCGGCGCAGAAGTTCTATGACAAGTGCCTCGCGAGCGGCGTCAAGGTCATCACTGCAAACGTCTACGTCTCGAACCTGCGTTACGTCTCGAAGTGGTACGCGGTGCGAATGGGCGACCCGAACCTGGACTTCGCGGTCGTGCAGACTCGCGCGGATGTTCACAGCCAGAAGACGCGCCACGCATTGCTGCAGCCCGAGGTCGAGACGTTGCTGCGTACGTGCGCTGCGCCTCCACTGACACCGCTCGATCATCGAGACCTCGTCATGATGATCATCGGTCTTGAGACAGGCATGCGCCGCAAGTCACTTGCCGGCATGGACATCGAAGGGCTTGGTACGCATCAACGCCACCACTACCCGATCGCCGTCGTGCCGATCAAAGGCCCTGGCGGCGTCGTGAAGTATCCCGTGCCGCTCTCGGACCTCTGCGTCGCGACGATCGCGCACTGGCGCAAGTGGCTCACGAAGAACAAGCACATGAAGGGTGCTGTGTTCCCACGCCTCGACAAGCGCATTGGTCCGAAGGGCGACATCGTGTGGACACCCCGCGACGGGCTCTCGCTACCAATGATCAACAAGATCATGACCGGTCGCGCGAGCGCCGCTGGGCTCGATCACATGCATCCCCACCTCTTGCGCCACACGTTCATTTCGTGGCGTGAGGCCACCGGGCTCTCGTCGGTGCAGATCGCATCGATCACCGGCCATCGCCCTAGCAAGGACGAGAAGGGCCAGAGCTGGGGCGCAATGGGGGGCTACCTCGATCTCGAACTAGCTGGCGAGACTGCACGCAACTCGACACCCGAGTGGCTTGCTGCGCTCGTCGACAAGCTCCTCGGAGGACTCTGATGCGTCGTCGAACGATTCGCCTCTATGGCACAGACGCGCAAGCGTGGCTGCAGCGTCAACGCGAGCTGTATGAAGACCTCAAGCCCAAGCCGAAACGGAAACCAAAACCGAAGCGCAAGCGACGCACCGCGAAAGGCAAAGCAGCGTGACGTACCGCGAGTTACTCGTCGCGCTCGAACGCGCGAACACGCCACACGAGCTACAGAGCCAGATCCTGCGGCTCGCCAACGCGCACGAGATCCTCAGCCATGCATATCGAAATGCGTGCACGAAGATCCTCACACTACGCGAGACGATCATGTCGCTACACGAGGCGCACGAAGTGCCTAGGCCACCGTTCGAGGAACGCGTCCGCGACCAGATCGAACAGCTGAACGTTCGAGTGCTCAAGCTCGAACAAGACATGCCCTGGGTGAAGGCGAGGTGAATCATGGCGACGAAGAAAAAGAAGACGAAGGCGAAGGCGCCCAAGACCAAGCCGATGACGCGCGATGAGATCGCGACGAAGGCGAAGGCCGCGATCGACGATGCATTCGCAGCGGCAGCCGCGGGCAGGAAGAGCAAGAAGCCCGAGTTTCCGCACGCGGCCGAGCTGTCGACTGCGGTGTGGCACCTGCGCGGCGTGGTGAACAAGGCCGTGCAGAAGGTCTACGACCAGGTGCTCAGCCAGACGATCATCAAGCTGCAGCACGCTCGACGGAAGAACATCGTTTAGCTCACGGCGGGCCCACGCGTGGCTACGCGAAGCTGGGCATTGCGTCCCGACGTGATGCGTGGCATCGCGCGGCATCGCACTCCACTGCAAGGTTTTTCGTCGAGGAGGGATCGTGGCCCGAGAGCATCGCATCTGTTACGACGTCATCGCTGCGTTCCCGTGCAACGGTGGAACCGGCACCCGCGTCGATATCATCCGCAATCCGCGCGGCAACGCCTCGAAGACACGCGCCGTGACGGCCGCCGAGCGCTTCGCCGAGCACAACAACGTCGAGACGTGGCTACGTCTCAGGCTGGAGCGAACGCGTCATGGCCGATGACACCACACCAGGCCCGCTCACGTACTCCGAGCTGAAGCGTGCCTGCGCCAACGTCGGCGTCGATCTCGAATGCGGGCGCTGCGCCGGCATCTTCTTCTCGGGCTTCGCACTCGATAGTGAGAAGCACACGTGCGATCTGGATCGTCGCGACCTGCGTGGCCAAGTGATCATGCGCCCTCACACGGCCTACGAGGACTATCTCCTCGGCATCATCATCCAGCGCAACACGGCGATCAGCGCGTACCGCGACGAGCAGGATGACCTCCACGCAACGCTGCACCGTACGCGGCGGCTCTTCTACGATCTGCAGCGTGCGCTCGTGAAGTACGGAACGCATCGGTCCAGCTGCAACGCTGAGGAGATCGACGGCGACTGTGCGTGCGGCCTCACCGGCTGGATCGCGAAGCATCCACCGGACGAAGAGCCCAACATCCCGGAACGCATCGCGAAGTGGATCTTGGGCTACGGCAACGAGCCGATCGACGCTACGCTGGCGGCTCAGGCGATTCGAGAAGGCAAATGGCGGTGAAGGAAGAGCCCGGCAAGCTGATCAAGTACCGCGTCGAGGACTGCGAGTCCGGCGAGGACCACAAGCACATCCACGCAGGTCAGCGTCGAGGACGTCACGATTCAGCGTGGCGAGCACGGGACCCGCGTCGTCGACGCGAAGGGCGCCACCGTCGGCTGGAGTCCATCCTATGCCGCGAATTGGGACGCCAATTTCGGCGACCGCGACGTCAAGCCCGACAACATCGCCCCCGAAGACCTCAATTAACTCTGGTAGCCTGAGGGCATGCTCTTCCTCCGCGGCCTCGGCCGAATCTCCACCGCAAATACGCCGGGCTCGCGGACGATTCTGCAGCCGGTCAAATCGATCGAGACGACGTGGAACGCGACGTCGGCACCCTCTGTTGAGGTGCCGTACACGCCGCCGCCCCCGCCATCGCAGCCGCAGCCGCTGCCGCCGGTCGTGGTTCCGCCGCGGTCGACGATCTGGGAGAACGTCAAGAACGTCTTCGTCCCAGAAGAGATGAAGCCGACGTACGAGACGCCGCCGATCATCATCGTTGATCCGGGTCCGCGCTCCGACCAGGGCACAGGGCCGCGCAACGATCCGGGCACGGTCATCACGGTCAAGACCGATGACCCACTGCCGATCGACATCACGCCGCTGCCGACGCCTGTGCCCGAGTCGCCGACGGTACAGATGTTCCAGTGCCCGGGTGGGGGTACTGTACCTGCGGGCACGATGTGCCCCAACGGCCAAGGCGCGTTCGATAGCAACGGCACCTACGTGCCGGTGCCGCACGAGGCCGAGCTACCGCCTCCGGTGCCTGAGACGCCACCCTGGCAGCCGCCTCCGGGCTACATGCCGGACGGTTCGGGAACGCCGCCACCGAGCGCGAGCACGCCGCCACCGAGCGCGGGCACGCAGGTGAAGGTGCCCGACTCGATGCTGCCGCCGATCACCATCGGCCCGTGGTGGAGCCCGAAGCAGTGGTTCAACGCGTTCGATCAGCTTCCTCCGATCAAGAAGGGCGCGATTGGCGTAACGCTCTTTCTCGCATTGCTCGGTGCCGCCGCCGTCGCTGGCGAGCGGCGCCAAGACAAGTAACCGGCGTGCCAGCGCGGTGCAACGCGTCGCTACGCGTCGTACTGCAATGCACGGCGTCCCATACCAAGGTTTTCTTCCAACCGTTTTCTAGCCGCAAGGCTACGTAGCGCTGGGTGTCGCTTCGCGATGCACGGCGATGCGGCGCATAGCAATGCTAGGCCAAGCCGAGCTGACCTGAGCATGGCGGCGCGAGGCCAAGCAGCGCGCTGCGATCCAAGGTCACCTCTATCGTTTCTACCCGGCACCGCGTCGCTACGTGTAGCGATGTAAGGCTACGCAGTGCCCTGCAACGTCAGGCTATGCCTTGCCTTGTACGGCACACCGCGGCTCTGCGCGGCAATCCAAGGTTTTTCCGTCGACGTTACATGGATGACAGCCCCATCGACTAGAACGGGCTCGATGCCGAGGCCCAGCTTCCCTACGCACCGCAAACCGGCGCGCTCGCGCGTGCACCACCGCCCAACCCAACGTTGCGCCCAATTGCCACCGCAGATCGCGCCGCCGGGATGGAGCGTCGAAGAGGATCGTCGCGAGGAGTACGCCGCGCTCTCGGCGATCACATCGATCTACAAGTCGACGCAATGCAACGATGCCTAGTGACGGCTCCACAGGACGCCTACGAGACGACGGGGCACTGCTGCTAGCCGGCACGTACTCGCGTGAAGAGGGCGAAGAGATCCTGCGTCAGGGTTCCTTCGGGGACCTGCAGCGACTTCGTCACGCGATCACCGAGTCACTCGGACGCATCGAGATCCAACTCAGCGAGCATCGCGAGAATGGTGGCGACAACGAGTGGGCAACACGAGCGCGCAAAGCAGCGCATGCCTACCGGATGTGGCTCTCGCGTATCGCGACGCGCCTATCAGACTTCAACAACGAGCAGCCGCGATCAGCAGTCGTGATCAAAGGCGCAGGCTCGACGGCGAACAAAGTTGCCGACGCGCTCAACGCGCTCGTCGGTCGCGGATGTCGCGTGTTTGCCTTCGCCGCTGTCGGCTCAGATCTCGTCGTGCTCGCCACCGAGCCCCGGAAGGCGTAACGTTCTGTTTGACACTCAGTGCCACGATATGGCACCCAGGAGCCCAACATGCCGAAGCATTCGACCAAGAAGCCCGAGCACACGACCATGAAGGTCCCGAACTCGGCGCGCAAACTCGCCGAGCAGCTGCTCATGAAAGTCTCGGCCGAAGGCTGGCATGCCGTCGGTAGCGAGCGCACCGATCCGCCAACACTCGGCGCGGTGATGGAAGAGGGGCTCAAGCAGCTCGCCCAACGCTTCGACTCGATGAAGCAGAAGACCGACGACAGCACCACCTAACGCTTTTCCGCCGACGGGCACAAACGCATCTGCGCTGCGCCCGGAAGGCGCACGTAGAGGAGAACACGAACATGGTTGCCGCACGCGAGAACCTCGGCCCGGCCGAGCACATCATCAACACGCTTCTGACGTACCAGGACCACCTCTATCACGGTCGTCCCGGTGTCGTCGTAAAGAGCGAGCGCCACGCGATTGGCGTCGAGTGGTTCCCGGTCACACACAAGGTCGAGGACGGCAAGAAGGTCGTCTACAAGATCGAGAAGCGCGGCAAGAAGGAAACCCGCACCAAGCTCGGCTACATGACCGAGGCGGTTGGTCCGTCGGGCACGATCACGCACGTGCGCACCGAGGCGAGCCCGAACGGTGCGATCCTCGGCGAGTATCGTCTCCCGGGTATCTTCCCCGAGGTCGCGACGTGGTTCTGGAAGCAGATCGCCGAGGTCTACAAGCTCGACCACGAGTTCGTCGCGAAGTGGGCGAGCTACGCGTTCGTGCAGGAGCACAAGGACCTCAAGGTGCTGCTCGCGGCGTTCCTGCTCGTGCAGACGCGCAAGGGTGATCCGGTCGTCGACGCTGGCAAGGTCGCGTTCTACGACGCGGACTACCGCGACGTCGGCGAAGCGATGATGCTGCTCTACCGCAAGGACAAGAAGCACTTCGCGCCGAAGATGCTGCTGCGCATCCACGATGTGCTCACGCTGCCCGAGGTCGTGAAGATCAACCACGAGTTGGGTTTCGGCAACTCCGCACGCTCGGCGTTTCTCGGTCGCTGGCCGAAGGTCGTGACGAAGTGGCTGGAGCACCGCGAGGAGAACCCCAAGCTCCTCGAAGGTCTCGTCAAGGACGGCTGGCGCACGACGGTCATGGACCTCGCGCGTCGCGTTCACTACAAGCCGACGACGCCGAAGTTCTTCCAGGCACTGCGTTGGAAGCAGGCGCAGGCAAAGGACGGCCGTCGCACGCTCGCGATTGGCGAAGCTGTCACTGCCGCGGAGACGTGGACCGGCAAGACCGAGCCCGAGATCTGCCTGCTGATCACGAAGCAGAAGCCGAACTGGAAGCGCCTCGTCGGCATGCTGCCGGCTGAGGTCGGCGTCACGCGCGCGATCGTCGCGGCGGCGATGGCATCGGGTGGCCTATCCGACAAGGACCTCGTGATTGCAACGCCCACGCTCGAAGAGCTGGGCCTGCTCGATGTGCCCGACGTTCGCAAGCGTTGGGAGAAGGCGGTCAAGGCCGCGGACGATATGCGCTCTGCGAACATCGCGAAGAACGTCCGCAGCAAGGAGGTCGCCGAGACGCTGGAGCAGGGTGCGGACGCCGCGCTGCAGAAGGCCGTCGAGGCGGTCACGCGCGATATGCTGATCTACTTCATCGTCGATATCTCGTCGTCGATGACCGGCGCGATCGATCTCGCGAAGGAGTACATCGGCAAGTTCCTACAGGGCTTCCCGCTCGATCGTCTCGTCGTGTCGGTGTTCAACAGCGCTGGCCGCCTCGTGCGCATCCCGCACGCGTCGGCTGCCGGCGTCGAGGCCGCATTCCGTGGCATCGCCGCAGGCGGCTCGACCGACTACGGCGAGGGCGTTCGCGCGTGCCGCACTGCGCGTCTGCCGAAGGACGACGAGGATCTCGTCATGTTCTTCGTCGGCGACGAGGAGGCTCACACGTTCGACCGTACGATCACGAATCTCGGCCTCAAGCCGAGCGCGTTCGGACTGCTGCGTATCATCGCGAACCACGGCGCCGCGGGCTGGCGTGCGCAGACGTTCGGCACGGACAACAACCGTGCTGTGCGTGACACCGCCGCCAAGCTCAACATCCCGTGCTTCCTGATCGACCCGAACACGTTTGCAGATCCGTACGCGATTCCGCGCACGATTCGAGCGCTCATGCAGGCAACACCGGTCGGTGCGGTGCAGGCTACGCGTGCGGTGCCTCGCGCGACGCTGGTCGATCTCATCCTGCAGACGGACCTCCTCGCCAAGCCGCAGTGGGCCTAGGGTCATGGCACTCGCGAGCTACTCGGGCCCCGATCGCAACGCGATTGCGATCTTCGAAGCCGTCATCGGCGAGACGTTCAAGGCAGCGTTCGTCGACGCGAACGGGCGCGTGTGGCTCGTGGTTGCATCGGGGCACGCACTCACGTTCAACGGGCTCGATCGTGGCCCGATGATCCCCGCATGGTCGATCGAGCCTCCGCACATCGTGCAGAACGCGATCGAGACGCGACGTGCGGAGCTACGCAAAGAGATCGATAACATCCGGCGCCTCGCGCCGGGCGTCGAGGTCTAGATGTTTGATGAGGTGATGGCAGCGGTGCTGTTTGCCGCGGCAGGGGCGATCTTGATCGCCTCGTTCAGCAAGCTGTTTCGCAAGGAGTAGCAGTGCCGGCAGAGACAAGGACAGCATTGATGGCGCGGGACCGTGAGCTACGGCAGCTCACCCGACGGCAGGTCGCTCACCTGCTCGAACAGGCGATCCAACCGAGCAACACCATCGCGGTGACGCTCAACGGGCTGTGGCGCGAGTGCGCCGATGCTCGTGAGGTGGATGTCGTCAAGCGAGAGCTTCGCGGCATCGTTGCGACGGTGCGGACCCGCTCACCATGAACGTGGTCTTCCTCGATATCGATGGTGTGCTCAACAGCGAGCAGTTCGCGCTGCGACGCGAGCGCGAGCATCTCGCGAAGCATGCCGGCGCGTCGTGCGACTGCACGGATCGCGGTGGGTTCTTCTTGCTCCACGAGAACAACATCGACCACGAAGCCGTCAGCCACCTCAACGCGCTCTTGCAGCGAACAGGAGCGATGGTCGTCGTCAGCTCGACCTGGCGCAAGCTGCTCGATATCTTCGAGATCGAGCGCATCTTGATGAAGCACGGGTTCGTCGGTGACATCCTCAGCTGGACGCCCCACGACCGCGAGTCCGACTACAACGTGGCGCGGCGAGGTCACCGCATCGAACGAGGCGACGAGATCGCGGAGTGGATCGTGCGCTGGAACCGCAGCCATCCAGACAGCGTCGTGCGGCGCTTCGTCATCCTCGACGACGGCAGCGACATGGGCTCGCTCGGGCATCGACTGATCCTGACCGACCCGCTGTGCGGTCTCACAGCGAACGACGTCAAGCTCGCGACCGCCATCATGGAGTCCCAGTGAAACGTCCCGCACACATGATCAGTTCGCCGGTCTCGCTCGATACCGTGCATCCCGACATCCAAGCGATGTTCAAAGGCATGGCGCTCTACAACGACGGGCTGATCACCGTCGCGTATCGCGAGCCCGTCATCTTCCGCAACATCAGGGTTGGTGGCTACTCACTGTTTTATCAGCCCATCGCGCATGCACTAGCGCCGGACACGCGCATCGAGATCGAGATCCAGGGTGCCTGGGACGACATGCGTACGCCGACGACTCCGCTCAGGAAGGGCTGATCGTGATCACGATCGTCGGGTGGTTCCTCATCGTCTTCTGGGTGTTGTTCTTCGTCGGCATGTTTGTCGTGCTGCCCCTGTGGCCACGCGTCAAGAAGCTTCTACCGGCCAAGCCACGCGACGATGCTCGCACGTTCGATACGCGCGGCTCTGAAACATGGGGCGACAGCGTGAAGTGGTGGAACGTCGAGCAGAAGCGCGTCTACGGCTGGACGTCACCAAGACCGCGCGTTGGCGACGTACTCAAATCCGAGATGCGCAGCGGCAAGATCGGCGTGTTCGTCTTCGTCGAGGTCGAGACCTTCCACGACCCGGAGGACATGTTCTTCGGGAACGTGCGCTTCGTTCGCTACGAGGAGGCACCGCCGTCGTGAGTTACGCCGAAGTCACTATCTGCCAGCGCTGCGCGAAGGAGTTTCGCGATGGCGTGATGTCCGAGACGCAAGCGCACGGCTGCGCGTGCAATGTCTTCAACGGATTCATCTACAGCCACTATGGCAGTAAGCATGATACGCGCCTGCTGCGCTCGGGCGACGTGCTCGCCAACATGGACCCGATCTGCGACGAGTGCATCGATCTGCTGATTCGGGAGGGCCTGGTTACCGACGAGCGCGAGTACCTCGACTTCAACGAGACGGAAGGAGGGCCCAACTAATGCTCAGCCGTGGCCAATTGCTCTACTACCGCCGCATCGATTGGCGCTCGCAGGAGCGCATCGATCACGAGCGGCGGTTGGCGGTGATGAACAACCTCTCGTACATGATCTGCTCTCACGGCTCGTGGCATCGCGCGACGTGGTCGGCGCTCGGCCGCGCCTTCGTGCACTGGAAGGGCTTTGTGCGCCCCAGGCGCGCCGACTTCGTCAACGAGCTAGCGCACCTCTCCACCGATCAGTGGCAGGAGCTGCAAGTGAAGCTCAACGGCGCGTACACGACGGCACAGCTGCGCGAGATGGGTCACGACGGCGCGTGGAACCGTCGACAACGCCGCTTCTGGAACGCGAAGGCTCCATAGATGCCGACGTTCATGTACAAGCTGGTCAAGACCAACGAGATCCTGACCGCGGTCTGGCTACAAGAGAACGCCGCGGATTTGGAGTCCTGCTACACAGCAACGGCTGATGGCATCGCGATCGGCGTCGTGTGCCTCGTGAAGCGTACGTCGCGCTATGTGGCTTACGACCCCGCCATCGATCGACTGCTGAACCGCGGCGAATGGATGAGCCTCGACAACGCGACTGCGGCGCTGCACCTGAACCGCCTCAGGACCAAACGATGAACTGGCAAGACTTACTGCAGAAGGACGACGAGCGCGTCGTCTCGCCGTGGCTGGGTGGCAAGCACATCCACACGCGCACGCGACTGCTGCATATCAAGGGCAAGCGCCCGCCCGTGCACGGCTGGTACGAGTGGAAGCTGTTCGCACGGCACGTCGAGCTGGTTGGCAATGCCGAGCCCGACACCGAGCAGCTGCCCGACAAGTTCCGTGTCACCGGCTTCCTCGTCGGCGACCGGCTTGCAGCGGATGACACGACCGCGCTGTTCACGCCCGACGCAGCATACATCGCCAAGACGTTCGAGCGCGTGCATCTCATCGACGACGGCATCGAGCGGTTCAGCCGTATCTCGGCGAGCCGCATCTGGTCGAGCGGTGAGCTGGTATTCCGCTCGTTGGAGATGCCAATTGGGCCCGAGCCCGAGGTCCTCGTGGCCTACCAAGACCGCCGCATCTTCACACTCGCAGGCCTCGCCGAGATCAAGGGTGTGACGCCTGCGCTCTCAGCGGCGTTCGCGGCCGAAGTGTTCCAACGTGGCGAGGCCGAGCGCATTCGCGCTGAGCTGGAGAGGAAGCTCCGCGAGGAAGACGAAAAGCGCGCCGCCGAAGAGCGTCGGCAAGGCCTCATTCGGCAGCTCGGCGACGGCGCTGGCCGCCGTGAGATGGCGCGTGTCGATTTCGTGGCTGCGGCCCGCGCCGCGCTTGCCGTCGGTGGTGCCGAGCTACTCGACTGGCGCCACGGCACGACACGTCGAGAATTCGTTGTCACGTATCGCGTCGATCACGAGCGCGTGCAGTGCGTGGTCGACGAAACGCTGCATGTCGTCGACGCTGGCGTGTGCCTGCAAAACCACGCGACCGGCTACAAGGGCGACACGCTGTTCACGCTGGAGTCGCTGCCTGCCGTGATCCGTGAGGCGATCCGCGGCGACAAGCTCGTGAAATGGAGGCATGGGTGAAGACCGACATCAATCTGGACCTGCTCACGAAGGGCCTCGCGCTCTACATCGCGGGCGTCTTCGGCGCGGCGCTGATCCTCATGGTCGAACCGGAGCGGTTCACACGCTTCTACAAGATCGCGCGGAAGGTGAAGGTCGAAGGCCGGCTGCTACTCGCGATTGCGTTCGGCACGACGTGGCCCATCTACAGCACATGGTTCGTGCTGCGCGCCCTCGTTCGCGGCGTCGCACAGCTCGTCACGATCAAGAAGACCCCGCCACAAGTCCCGCCAGCAAAAGCGAAGGAGCGCCTCTGATGCAAATCCACAAGGTCCACAAGGTCGTCAAACCCGATCAGCTCGAATGGGAGACCCGCTTGGGCTGGTCGCTCGTCTGCGTGATCCAGCAGACGCGCGTGCAAACGCTCCGCGAGATTCAGCAGCAAGGCCACAACCATCACAACGGTAGTTGGGTGCCCGAGCAGTACCAGATGCAATCGCACATCGTCAGCGACCCGATGTTCCTCGTCGAGAAGGACCAAGAGATCATCAATCGCGAAGAGCAGCTAGAGGCGAACGCAGCGAATGCTCGCGAAGAGCTGCGCAAGCTCAAGCTCGAATTCGAGAACGCGGGCAAGCAGATCAAAACGCTCGAAGAGGGCAAAGCGCGAGACATCAAGGATCAGCAACAGCTCGCTGACGACGTCCGTGCCGCCCGCGACGCCAAGCGCAAGCTCGAAGGCGATCTCGCGAAGGTCCGCGCCGCGATCGGCGACCTGAAGTGGAAGGAAATCGTCGGATGAGTGTCGAGCAGAAGCAGGAATTCATCGACGCGCTCAAAGAGTTCGTCACACACGGCGGGAAGACCACGCCGAGCGGCTACAGGAACGATAGCGCGTATAGCCCGCATCGCGGCGAGCTGTTGCTCATGGCCGGTGTCGCCGACTTCTTTCGCATGAGTCCGCAGATCGTCGACAGCGAGCTAGGCGTCAACTGGTGTCACTACTTGCCCGAGTGGCTCGACGAGGCATTCGTTGCGTTGCGCACCGAGTCTGCGTGGAAGCCCCTACGTGAGCAGTACCGCAATCTGACCGACGGCAATGACGTGCCGAGCCTCGTCAACGCGCACGAGGGCGGGCTACATCGTTCGCTCGTCGTCGGTCAAATCGTTCGTCTACTACCGATTCTCGCGTTCGGCGTGGATGGCCGTTCGCGTTCGTGGCTAGAGAAGCACCTGTCGGAATACGTGTTCGCGCAGGACCGCGCGATCGAGCAGGCGTGGCACCGCTTCATCCGTGGGCCGTACCGCAAGTTGATGCCACGCATTCGAAAAGAGAGTCATCGTGGCAACAAGGGCACGTTCGGCAAGACGAAGCTCCTGAGCTACGCGATGGCAGGCCGTGTGATGTTCACGTTCTCGCGCGGCAATGACTCCATGACATTTGTTGCCGACGACGGGGACATGTATGGCCACCGTGCCGGCATGAACGCACCGACGTCGCCCTTCCTCAAGGTCATCGAGATGGTTCACGACGTCGTCGAGCACTGGGACATCGACAAGTTCCAAGAGGACGATCACGTCCGACTGGCAGGGCTCTGATGCCGGTCGCGAAACTCGTCATCGGTCCCGCCAAGCTCGGCGAGATCGTACGCAAGGACGACAGCGAGCTACCACACGTGCTTCGTGCATGGCTCAACAACTGGCACGCAACACCAACGCCTCACGTGGTCGCGACGTACTCGCCGGTCATCATCGACGGGTTCGTGCGGATCTGGGGCGCCGATGCGCTCAACTACATCGTGTTGCGCAAGCCTCGCCTGGGGCCTGCTGCACCGAGTGCGATGATCGAGCCCAACCTCTGCATCGACACGCCACTGCTCGTCGCAAAGGACCGCAACTGGCTCGCGCACTTCGCGATCTCGGACCTCTACATGCGCGGCGAGCTGAACCCGTGGCTCACCAACAACGACGTCGAGGAGGAATTCTAGCCATGAAGGAAGTCGGCGCCGTGCTCGACATGATCGGCGGCGTTCTCTACTGGCATGAGCCCGACGGCTCGACCGGCGGCTCGCTGCCCGACAGCACAAAGCTGTGGGACGTGATCTGGAGTGCGTTCAAGCGTGGTCAGTTCGCGGGCTTCGCACATTCGCATCCTGGTAGCGGATGGCCGAGCCCGTCGAACACAGACATCACGACGTTCCGCGCGATCGAGCAGGCGCTCGGCGTTCTACCGACGTGGTGGATCTGCTCGGCGGATCGGCTGGTTGCGCTGCGCTACACCAACAACCTACCGTCTTCCAACACTCACAGCTATCACACCGCGAACATCGCTCCTGGGCTCGGTGAAGGTGTGCTAGCCCCTTGGGCCGAAGAGCTGCGGCGCCGCAGTGGCTACGCCACCGCACGAGATCGCATGCAGCAACTAATGTGCCCGCCGGGCTTCTTGTGCATCCACGACGTCAAGTGCCCGGGGGCCATCTAGTACTAACCACGTTTGCAATTCCTACTGAATTAGTAGGTCGAGAGGAGAACTGTCATGGAAAACGCAATGGTTCACGTTCTGCGCGAGGATCAGGCTCGCATCAACATCACGTACAGCGGCTCGAATGGCGAGCTGCCGGACCCGGTGAACGTCGACACGACCGACGACGACGTCAAGCGCATGTTGTCCGAGGTCCTGCGTGCCGGCGACATTCCGGGCATCGCAGCGCAGCCCAACGTCGACCTGCGCGACTTCGTCGTCGATCGCTTCGGTCCGACGGAAGCACGCCCGTACAACCTGATCATGGTGCGCCCCAAGACGCCGTTCGGCATGGCGCCGGGTGGCATGCGCCGCGAGGAGCCGCTGCCTAACGTGACGCAAGCATCGAACGATCGCGACCACCGTTGCCCGCACTGCCTGCGCAAGTACTAGTGGCCGACGACAAGAAGACCGAGAAGCCGCTACCGCTTCCGCCGCCCGCACTCAAGGTGCTGCGGATCTGGGAGCGGCACTCGCTCTGCTACCTCTACATGGGGAAGGGCGGGAAGTATCGATGACGCACTACGAGCAAAAGGCCGAGTGGCTCCTCGCAAAGCGCGGTGAGCAAGACGCGCCCAAACCTCTCATCGTTGACCTCGCGAAGTGGCTCGAAGAGGCCCACAACGATGGGCACATCGCGGGCGTAGGTACTGCCATTCGCATCATCCGCGATGCGAAGCTGGATCTCGCCGAGCTTGAGAAGCATCTGCGGGAGGCACAGGCGCCGTGACGATAACCTACGCGCAGCTGATCACGCGGATCATCGACGATGGCATCGTCGCCGCGAAGGCCGACTACACCAACGCCGACGAGACGCACAAGCTCGAAGGATCGATCGCTGGGTTCGAGGCGTGTCGCAACAAGAACCCGCGCGAGCTGGTCGTGCTGTGGCAAGACGCCGAGCGCAAGTCGATGGAGCAGTACCGCGAGACCGCTGACATCACGAAGTACTGGTGGTGGCGTTGCTACGCGATGGAGGTCGAGTGGGTCTGCAACGTCGTCAGCGTCGGGCTCGATCAACCGCTGATGGCGCATTTGCCCACGACGCGTGGTGCGATGAAGTACGCCGAGATCGTGGGAGTTGCGAGCGCCGTATGACCAAGCCGAGCGCACAGGCCGTCCTGACGCGTGAACGCGTCACGTGGTTCGCCGAGTACTACAAGCAGCACCCCGAGTGGGGCATCTTTCATGTCTCGCTCTCCGACGGAAACTACGAATTCGGCGCGAGCGACAACATCTTCGATGACAACGGCTTCCCCGAGGCGGTGCTCAACGAAGCCGCCGCGTGGTTCAACAAGCTGTCACCATCGCAGCGCCGACGCCTTGCCATGAAGGCGAAGGATCTTGCTCACTCGATCCGGAGGTCCGCATGAGTCCGCTCGACGAACGGCTCAAGCAGCAAGGCTTCGACCGCATCGGACGCATCGATGCTGTTGGTCGACGCAGCCTGTGGCTCAAGGTCAACCTGCGGCCTGCACCGCTCACGTACGTCTATAACGATGACGTGGAGAGCATTGAGCTTCGCGCGGGCCGCGAGGGCGACGACGTCAAGGCCAAGTTCGATCGCTCGAACATGAGCAAGGAAGCGTTCGACATGCTCGTCGACGCGCTCACGACCGCGCGGTTCGCCGCCGAGTGGGAAGACCCAAACGGCAATGCACTATTCACCGCCGAGGAGCGACGAGAGGCCGGGAGCGAATGAGTTACGACTTCGACGTCGTCTGGTTCGCACGCGACAAATGGCGCTACCGCCTCACGCAGATCGTACTGTGGCTCGCGTTCCCCGCATTCACGCTTATTTTCGATGTCACTGTCTATCGGCCGTACTCGATCATCGGCGCGGGAATCATCGGCATGGGTGTCGCGATCGTCAGCTGGCATCTGCACCTCGATCGTCAGCGCTGGCGCCACACCGCACGTAGGCTCAAGCACATGCTCGACGCGAAGATCGAGCAACAACGCAGGAGGCTCAATTGACCAAGCTCATCACCATCGTCGGAGCCGGAGCGCTCGGCTCGCACGTCGCAATGCTCCTGCGCAACGAAGGCAAGATCGCGATCATCGACTTCGATCGCGTCGAGTCCAAGAACACGCTCTCGCAGTTCCACGGCAAGCCGAACGTCGGCAAGCTCAAGGTCAGTTCGTTGATGAGCACGATGCAGTTCATCTGGGGCGTCAAGATCGACTGCCTCCCACAGCGCCTTGCCGCGGACAACATCAAGCAGCTGATCCATGGCGACAGCGATCTCGTGATCGACTGCGTCGACAACGGCGCCACTCGGCGGCTGATCCAACAGCACGTTCGCGATCATGGGCTGCCGTGCCTTCACGGTGCGCTTGCAGCGGACGGGGCGTTTGGCCGCGCGATCTGGGACGAGGACTTCAAGATCGACGACGAAGCCGGTGCGGGCGCTGCGACGTGCGAAGGCGGCGAGCATTTGCCCTTCATCGCGATCACGAGCGCGTATGTCGCTCGCATGGCGCAGGTGTTCTTGAAGACCGGTAGGAAGACCGGTGTTTCGATCTACGGCTACGGGGCAATGCCCACGTGAGCGACGCGTCCGACATCGCGCTGCAGATTCTCCAGACGGTGCGCCTCAGCGATGCCGAGGAAGAAACGCGGTGGCGCAGCGAGGTCGTCGATCGCTGCCACGTCTGGGGCGATTTCTACGGCCCTGCGACGTCACCGCACCTCGCACGCGCCATCGCGCATCGCTACCTCGACCGGCAAGGCGGCGATCATCAGCATCTTGCCAACGCGCTCGTGACGTACGGTGGCTTGCCGTACCACCTCGGGCTGCGCATCAAGCCGAAGGAATGAACATGACGTGGTGCCGCGACAAGCACGAGCCGTGTCACATCGAGCACCAAGACTACAGCCGCGCTTGCGGCGAAGAGTGCTGCATTCCGACGTGTGACGAACCGTGCTGCAAGATCAACGTGATCGTCGCCGACACATGGTGGCCGCTCTACCCGTATCCGAAGTACGTCTCATCGTACAGCTACGTCATCTACGAGACGAACGGCGTCGCGATCCGCTCGCGCGTCATCGAGATCATCCGGCTCGATCCACCGACCAAGAAGATCCGCCGGCTCCTACGCGCGATCGAATCGAAGATCCCGATCGCGAAAGTCGTGCGGCTTCGCGGCGTTGCCACTAAATGACACGCGAGTGGCAAATCGAAGTTGACAGATCGCGAGTCGCTGCGTAGAACAACACTCGTCCCGCGCTACCGAGTCGACCTGACAAGCTGCCGCAAGGCACCTTCCGCACATTCAGGAACAACAAGGTCGACGCACTCAGCGCGGGTCATCATGGTGGAATTGGCCTTGGAGGCCAGACGGTGTGAAAGCCGTTGTTCCGACGTTCGCCCTCGACGAGCACGCTCGTCACTCTTGATCGTCTACAAGTTGACTTGGTTCGATTCCAAGTTCCACCGCCGCCTGACAACCGAATAGCTGACGACGACGAAAACACTTCTCGGGGAAAAGCCGCGTGGGCGGCACTTGATATTGGATCAAGCATAAAAGCTTCGATGCTGCCTCTCGATCGACATGTCGATCACTCGACTGCATCTACACGACAGCTAGGTTCGACTCCTAGTTCCCCGACGAACGAAGCGGCCACACCGCCCAGCGAACACGCTAGGTCAATGGTAGACCGACAGCCTATGGAGCTGAATGTTACGGGTTCGAATCCCGTGCGCACCGCAAGGTGAACACTACGCTGTGCTCCTCGGCCGCTTCGATCATTTACGCGGGGTCTTGCCGGCCGGTGCTGGCGCTTTCCTTCCACGAAAGTCAAAAGACATTCCGATGCGCATCCTCGATCGGCACGCCGATCACCTCATACGCATCTACACGACGACAGGTTCGACTCCTGTACCCCGCTCCGAGAGCAGTCCCTACGTAGCGTGTACAAGCTAGCTCAATTGGTAGAGCGTCATCCTGATAAGATGAAAGTAACAGGTTCGAATCCTGTGCTCCTCGCAAGAGGTCACTCCACGCTGCTCCTCGACTGCTCCCGATTTTTCGCCGCGAAGATGTCCTGCTGCACGGCTCGACGAATTGCGGCTCTGTGGTCCGCTGGTACCAGCGCAGCCTCGGTAATTACTACTCGCGCCTAACCGCGCGAGCAGCTTCCGAACCGCCACGCGCCCAACTAGCCCGCGAGGATCTTCAAACGTCCAAGCGGTGTGGTCCGTCCGACACCAGTGCATCCCCAAATTGGGCTAAACCCCCAACAGGTCAGTCATGCGCGAACGCGGGCACGTACGTTTCAAACCGCGGTAGGCTTGCCCTATGGGCAAGAAGAAATCCTCCGCACCACCGTCGTCGTCGTCGGCTATTCCGTCGGAAGCTACGTCCGAGCCATCCGCGCCCGAGGCGTTCGATGTGAGCGACGAGCCCGGCCCCACCGAGGCGAACGAGATCGTCGTCGAGGCACCGTCGACGGCGCCTGAGACTGCGCCCGAGCCGCCGGCCACCGAATCTGCACCCGAGGCTGCCGTCGAAGCTGCTGCACCGGCTCCCGACGTGGTCAGTGAGCGCGATGTGAAGTGCGTTGCCGAGCGCCGGCACCTGCCGAGCTGTGGCTGCACAGGCGACGCTCGCACGCCCTTCTAGGTCCCGAACTAGCGTCTATCTGGCGATTCCTCCTCGGGGATTACACCCGGGTGGCATCCGATGTCAGCCCCGTCGATTAGGGTTGACGCATGACCAAATCGGCCGCCACCAGCTACGAGATCGCCAAAGACCTCTTCCTGATCCGCGAGGATCTATCGCAAGGCACCACGGCGCCCGCCGAGCCCCAGCCGACCAACCATGTGATGGTGATCGACTGCAGCGGCTCGATGACGAGCGACCTGCCTCGGATCCGTGATCAGCTCAAGAAGCGTGCGCCCAAGCTCCTCAAGGAGGGCGACACGCTCTCGATGATCTGGTTCTCCGGTCGCGGCGACTTCGGTGTGCTGCTCGAAGGCGAACCGGTGGCCACGCTCAAGGATCTGCAGCAGGTCAATCAGGTGATCGATCGCTGGCTGCGCCCCGTCGGTCTCACGGGCTTCAAGGAGCCCCTGCAGGAAGTCGCGGCGCTCGCGATGCGCCTGCACAAGAAGAACAAGAACCCGCTGTCGCTGTTCTTCATGAGCGATGGTTGCGACAACCAGTGGGCGAAGGCGGACATCTTCAAGGCGATCGACGCCGTCGACGCGGTCGTTACGTCGGCGACGTTCGTTGAGTATGGCTACTACGCCGATCGCGCCCTGCTCGCGACGATGGCCGAGAAGTGCGGCGGTTCGCTGATCTTCGCCGAGTCGTTCGACACGTTCGAGCCTATCCTCGAACAGAAGCTCGCCCAGCGCAGCGTCGACGGCAAGTGGGTCACCGTGAAGATCGACGGCGATGCGATCGGCGGCTTCGCGTTCGCGCTCGATCACGAGCACCACGAGATCACGACGTACGCCGTGATGGGTGGTGCGATCGACGTGCCCGACACGGTCAAGGAGGTCTTCTACCTCTCACCGACGAAGATCGGCGCAGGCGACCTGCTCTCGCGCTACGTGCGCCAGATGGCCTATGGCCAAGAGCCGAGCACGGTGCAAGCAAATGCCGCGTACGCCGCGATGTCGCTGTTCGCGATCCGCATGAAGCCAGACGTCGTGTACCCGATCCTCAAGGTGCTCGGCGACGTCGCGTTCATCGACGCGTTCGCAGGCTGCTTCGGCAAGCAGAAGTACACCGAGTTCATGCAGTCGGCGCGAACTGCCGCGTTCTACCCGGACGTGCGTCTGCTGTTCGGCTACGACCCCAAGAAGGTGCCGCGCGACGACGCGTTCACCGTGCTCGACCTGCTGCGCATCCTCACCGAGGACGACAACACGCGCCTCTTGCTCGATCACGAGACGTTCAAATACTCGAAGATCAGCCGTAGCCGCGTCGATGCCGACGAGAATTTCTACGTCGCCGAGCAGGAGAAGCTCGACGAGCTGAAGGCCAAGCTCGCGCTCGCCAAGAAGCCCGCCGAGGTCAAAGCGATCCAGGGCGAGATCGATGCGCTCATGGCGAACAAGCGCACGGCGCTCAAGTTTCTCGCCAAGCCTGCGCCCAATGGCTACGAGCTGTCGAATCTGACCTACAACGAGAAGCGCGCCAATATCTCGATGCTCGTCCGCAAGGAGGGCACGATCGATCTGTCGTCGCGCATTGCGACGGCACCGGCCTCGCTGATCAAGTTCCACGTGGACGGCTTCGACACGCACATCTGGCGCAACTTCTCGATCGTCGTCGACGGCCTCGTCAACATCGAGACGTTGCCGGTGACCGTGTCGAAAGAGACAACGGCGAGCCTGACGGCGATGGGCGTGAAGTTCCGCAAGCTCGGCGACAGCACGCTGCCGACGGACACGCTCCTGATCGACGTCAAGGCGCTGCCGGTCATCAACCGCAACATGGTGGGCGCCTGCAGCGCGCAGACGCTCATCGAGCAGCAGTACGAGCTGTGCGAGGCGAAGGCCTACCAGAAGGTCTACAACGCAGCCAGCAAGGCGCAGGGCACCAAGGGCGTGTCGACGGATCTACTCGCCGAGTACGGCCCCGAGGCGGTCGCGTGGCTCAAGGAGCAGGGCATCACGGACAACGGCTTCTCGCCGAAGTCGGCCGTCGCCGAGAGCACGGACTTCTACATCGGCAAGCAGCTCGAAGTGAAGCTCAAGGGCTTCAGCTCGCTGCCGAAGGTCGAAGACGCGAAGGCTGGCAAGGGCGGTCAGAACGGCGTCTGGATGAAGGCCGCGAGCGACGAGATCGAGAAGCACAAGAAGGCCAGCGACGACACCAAGCATGCACTGTTCGTCGCGGACCGTCAGCGCGAGATCGTCAAGCAGACCCGTGGGCTCATCCAGAAGATGGCGCGGCAGAAGTTCGCGATCATCGTTGGCCAGATCTGGCCTCGCGAGTTCTCCTCCGTCGACGAGAACAAGCTGAACGTGAAGATCGATGGCAAGGAGATCAGCGGCATCATCGAGATGTCCGAGATCGAGGTTCACATCTGATGATCGGGATCGGGGCGACGTTCGCGCGGGTCGAGAAGCTCTGCGACGAGGGCAGGATGCGGGTCGATGCGGTGCTGACCGCGATCACGCGTATCCTCGTGCAAGCGATCGTCGAAGAAACGAACCGCAGCCTGCAGCGAATCGAACGGCACCTCGGCGATTTGCACGCTCGTGTCAGCCGGCTCGAAGACGAGCGTAGGTTGAGTTAGATGCCCGCCATGACCAAGTACCTCGCGCTGATGGACGAGGTCATCAAGCACAGCCACGAACCAACCGCGCTCGACACGTGGCACCGTCTCAATGCGCTGTGGTGGGCGATGACCGACGAGCAACGTACCATCGTCGATCGCCGATTCATCTCGCACATCCCGAAAGGCCCCATGCCCAACCCACGTGAAGAGTCGTTCGTTCGCGAGTCCTATCCCGACATCACGATGATCACGCCGAACATCTTCGTCGGCGCCCATCCACCGATGGGGCTGCTCGATCAGGTGCACGACTACGCTGGCATTGGCGTGATCGTCAGCGTCGCGAAGGAGTGCCCGGTACACGCCGCACATCACCCAAATCGCGTCGTGTTCCATGCGCCGCTACAGGATGCCGGTGCACCGACGGAGCACGAGTACCGCATTGCGAACGTCGCGGCGCGGTTCGTCGCGGCCGAGGTCGCCAAGGGCCAGCAGGTCCTCGTGTGCTGCTTCGCCGGCATCAACCGTTCAGCGTGGGTTGCGGCGTGGGCGATGAAGCTCGCCGGCACCGACCCCGAGGACGCGATCACGCTGTTGCGCCACGCGCGTGGCAAGCATCTACTCAGCAACCAGTACTTCGAGGCGCTGATCCGCTCGGACAAACACTGATGCCTCGCGTGACGATCGAGGTGAACGTCGAGACGCGTGATCGGCTCCATGCGGAGGCCGAGGCGCGCGGGATGTCGCTATCGCGCTATACGAAGCTGCTGCTGCGACATGCATCGGGCTGCGCTACATGCGCTTCGCACATCAAACACATCCACAAGCACTGAGGTCCTGATGAAACACGACCTGATCAAGACCGGCGACCCCGACGCCACCTCGCACATCTACGACCGAAATGGCGAAGTCGTGCTCGCGTACTGCCGACGCTGCAAGCGAGGCGAGGGCGAGCTGGGTACAACGTGCGTCGATCCGCCGTCTGTCGAATGCCCGACCTGCCATGCCTGGGTCGGCTGGGCGTGCACCGGTAGTGGGTACGGCTATCACGCCGCTGGGTATCACCCGAGCCGCGTGACCGAGGCGATCCGCAAAAGTGATGCGGCCCGCACGACGTAAGCGGCGCATCATCGACGTGCTACGGCGCGAGCTGCCAGGCATGTGGCGGTACGATCGCGACATGAACGAGTGGGTCCGCGCTGACGGTGTGCATGTCTACGCGCGGTCGCACTGCTCGTTCGGCGAGAATGGCGGCGAGCGCTACTATTCGCGCTGGTACGCCGCGTGGCCTGTCTATGGACCGGTTACCCAGCCTCGTGGCTTCGCAGGCTCGTTCGAGCACTACCGTGAGTGGTGGGCGTTTGAATATGGCGCGATGCCCGACTACATCGAGGACATCTACTTCCTGCATTGAGGCCTACTATGATCGTCTTCGTCACGCCACGTCTGCCGGCCGTCAATGTCGACGAGTTCACGTATGGACGCGCGCCCGAGCTGAGCAAGCGCTTCTGCGTCGTCGAGTACCGCGACATCCACCGCGTTCTCAACTTCGAGGCGACGTGGGTGTTCCTGAGCCGCGACCTCTGCACGCCCGAGGAGCATCAGCATGCGCTCGACGCCGAGTGCAAGCTGATCGCGGCGGGTCGACGAATTCTGAACATGCCGTCACGTGTGTCGGGGCGCCTAGCGCTACTCGATCGGCTCCATCGCGCCGGCATCAACCCGTTCCGTGCGTTCGCGCTGCAGGACGTAGCCGCCGTGCGACTGCCGGTGATCGTGCGCTCGGTGCACCACACGGGCCGCGAGTCGCCCCTCGTCACCGACCTCACGCAGCTCAGCACGATCCGCGACGTGCTCGGGGCGCACCCCGACGCAATGGTCTCGGAGTTCTTCGACACCAAGCGCGCCGACGGGCTCTACGCGAAATACAGCGTGCTGCGCATCGGTGACCGCATCATCCCCCGCCACGTACTGTTCAGCGAGAGCTGGTGCGTGCGCAAGGCGGACACGATCACGCCCAAGCTGATCGAGGAAGAGGCCGCTTTCTTGAACGCGGAGGTGCCGCGTGAGGTCGTCACCGCGTTCGAGCTGGGCTCGATCGACTACGGGCGCATCGATTACAGCCTGCGCCCCGAGGGCGGCATCGTGGTCTGGGAGATCAACCTCGACCCGGTGCTCGTGCCCAACCCACAGCGCACGCATCCGCTGCGCGAGCCGTCGCACCAGCAGACCGCGATCCACGCGCTCAGTGCGTTCCGTGCACTCCTCTGACGTGGCTGTCAGCCCCGACGACTAGCCTGGCGTCGTGAACAGCCCGCTCATCATTCATGACGTGTTGACCCGCGACGAATGCGCGCTGCTGGCGCAGAAGCTCGACGCAACCTCGTGGTACGACGGCGCAAAGACCGCGGGTATGCATGGCGCGTCGGTCAAACGCAACGAGCAGGCTACCGAGCACGAGACCGAGGCCGAGCGCCGGATCGTCGCCAACGCGCTCCTACGCAATCCGCTGTTCGTCGCGGCAGCAATGCCACGTGACGTAGCGGTGATGTTCAGCCGCTACAAGGTGGGCGCGAGCTACGGCTCGCACATCGATAGCCCGCTCATCACGGGACCACAGCGGGTGCCGCTACGCCGTGACGTCAGCTTCACCGTGTTCTTGTCCGACCCGTTCAGCTACCAAGGCGGCGAGCTGGTGATCGAGGACAACGACGAGCGCCCGGTCAAGCTCTCGATGGGCGCCGTAGTTCTCTATCCGGCGACAACGCTTCATCGCGTCGAGCCTGTCGTGAGCGGCGTGCGCGTCGTCGCGGTGGGCTGGGTGCGCAGCCTCATTCGTGACGCGCACAAGCGCGAGCTGGTGTTCGAGCTGGACACCGCGAACGCCGTGCTCTTCGGCAAGCTCGGGAAGACCCGCGAGATGGACCTTCTGCAGCGCAGCGTGGTCAACCTCAAGCGGATGTGGGTCGACGACTAACGATCGTCGGTCACGAGGCCAAACGTCACGAGCGCTGTAACGATCGAGTCGATCTGATCCTGCGCGGTCGCGCCCGTGATGCTCTGCTTCGCCGTGATGGGACCTTCACCGAAGAAGCCAATACCGTCGGGGATATTGATGCCGGTCGGCTGCGCGATGAACTTGTCGTTGCCGTTGATGGCCATCGAGATCGTGCCCGACGAGTTGACGCGGAATAGGCAGGTGTTGCCGCCATCCTGACCCTGCAGGATGTGGTTGCCGGTGCCTTCGGGTGTCGTCGCGGTGAGCGAGCCGCCGTTGACACTGGCGTTGCCGTTGACGGCCAGGGTCTGCTGAACGACAACAGCGCCGCCTTCGCTGTCGACTTCGATCGGCGAGTCGCCAAGCGTCGTACCGTTGGGCGTCCACAGCGGAACCTTGTTTTGCGTACCGCCACCACCGATGCTGCCGCCACCGCCGCCGCCACTGGCTGCGATGAACGGGCGTGGCGAGAGGTCCGCGACGCCGCCGCCAAGCTGACGTGCGATCGAGTGCTTCAGCTCCAACCACACGTTGATCGTCGCGGCATCCTCACCGCTGTTGGTGACGGTTACCGCGCTGGCGCTGACGCTGACGCTGAAGCCGCCGACGTCGGTCGCGACAAAATCGGGTGCCGTCGCGGTGCCGTTGAGATTGATGTGGTGGGGCAACTCGACCGTGTCGCCGCCGGGGACGTCCGTGAAGGAAACAACCTCGATTAGCCGAGTCATGACCTAGGGAGTATCACACACCCTATTTCCGGGGTGTCGCTGAAGATCTCCGCTTAACAATAGGCCGCTACTTGCGACGGCCGAGCTGCTGCGTCGCGGTCTGCGGGAACGTTCGATTGTTCTGCTCCCACGCGTCGCACATGCGCTTGGCCTCGGCGGTTGCTTCTGCCGGTGAGCCAACGTTGATGCGAATGCCCGCCTTCTTCTCGGTCGTGCAGAAGCGTAGGAATGGCTGGCCCTTGTCGAACGCGAGCTGCACCGGGCAGCCCTTGCGATCGAGGGCGCCGAGGCACGGCTTGTTCTTCTTAGGCGTCGAGACGCTCTTGCTCGTCGCACCGAATTCTTTGCCGAGGTGGAATTTGCCGGCGCCACCACGGCTCTCGCCGACGATCTTGCAGCCCGTGGCGTCAGCGCCGCCAGCCTCGCCCTTCTTGCCGCCGACGACGACACGGAGGCACGGCACGTTGGGCTTCTCGGCAGGCTGTTTCTTCTTCGCCATGACGACTCCTATTCTACTTGCGGCCCACGCGCTGCGCGACGTTGACGCGGTTGCTGAGCACGCTCGTGTACCCCCCGCCCGTGCGCTCGACCCGCGGCAGGTGTTCGTCGATGACGACGTTGATCTTGGAGTCGCCGCGCTGCACCGCTTCGACGACGCGGTGATGCCCGTCGACGATCCAGAAGCCGCCGCGTGGCGTATCGAGCTGCGACACCACGATAGGCTGATCCGTGCTTCGTGAAGTGCGGCCCTCTTCGACGTCGACGATCGTCTCGTCGACCTTCGGCGCCCACGCGAAGATCTTCTTCACGTCGATCGAGCGCGGCCCTGCCGGCAGCTTCCGCCCGCGCAAGCCTCGGGACATGTGCGACCAGTGCCGCTCGCGTTGTTCGAGTCGCGCCTCACGAGCCTCACGAATGAGCCGCGCCGTTGTTGCTGGACTCGCGCCTCGGTAGGCCTTCGCGAGCGCGGTGATCGATGCCGGCGTCGCCTCCGCAGCGTTCCACGCTTCGACCCGGCGTGCGTACTCCTGCGGGCTCTTGGCCTCGCTCGCGATCGTCTTGATCATCGATGGGCCGCGGAGCTGCCGGCGTGGCGGACGCAGCGCGAGTGCGGCGGCCCCGAGCACGAGGCCACCGACACCAACCATGTAGAGCGCTGCGCGGTTCATTAGTGGAGCGAGTAGTTGACGATCTCGGTGGGTGCAATCCAGCACGCACGGCAGCCCTTGCCAGTGACGCTGTCACCGAGGCCGGGAGGTGCGACAGCCTTGCGGCACGTGTGCTTCGCGTCGTCGGTGGCGTACGCGCGGCAGTCCCATGTGTAGCGCGGGTCGGTGCCGCCGCGTGCTTCGTTCTTCTGCTCGCGCTGCGCGACGTACTGCTCGCGATCGGGCGACATACCGAGGTTCTGCTTCACATCGATCACCGTCGTGGGGCCAGCCCAGCCAGGCCCGAGATCGCGTGGACCGGGCTCGTTCACCTCGTAGGCGCTCGGTCGGATGATGAGGTTGCTCGGGCCCGCGTTGATCTCGTTGACGGCTTCGGTGCCCCAGCTCGTTGCCCAGATGCGCGACGGCGCCCAGAACGTGATGTCCGGAAGCCGATCCGCGATCATCTTCCACTGGCGCAGGTACTCGGCTTCGAAGAAATCGCCCGAGTCGTGAATGCGGAAGAACCGCTTGCCCGTCGGCTCGGGAGGCAAGTCGGTGCCGCCACGCAGCTTGAAGTCGGCGTTGTCGATCGCGTAGACCATCGTCTCGACGAATGCCGTCGACGCGACGCCGTTGGGGCCCATCGCGGGCGTGTGGATAGCCTGGCGCGCCCACAGAAACCGCAGCTCCTGCGCGAACTGCACCTGACCCGTCGAGTACTGGCCACCGGTCGCGTAGCAATGCTCGCAGATCGCAGCAGCGAGGCGTGGCGGCGTTTCTTCGGGAAGCCCAAGGCCGATGTTGACGTGGCGCCGCGCAGCGACCAGCGCCTGCGGCGGCACGATCGACTGCCCCGCGACCGCGCCGGGGCACGCGCCACCGATCTGCGGCGCGCCGGCCGGGATCGACCAACTCGGCGCGTTCATCTTCGACGTCCAGCTGAGTAGCGCGTACTGGTTGACGTCGGGGTTGGTCGCTGGGTTCCAGGCCGGACCGGGCCCGATCGGCTGGTCGAGGACGATGTAGACCGTCTTGAGGTCTTTTCCCTCTTTGTTCCCGGGCTTTACGATGAATTGCTTGCCCTGCAGGCTCGTGAAGACCGCGTCACGGACGAACGTCATCGTGAGCAGCCCCGCGTGGGCATCGGCGACGACAGCGTCGGGGGACGGACACGCCGGGTGCCCTTCGCCGAGGTCGGGGCCGCTCAGCGACGACGCGCAGCTGTCATACGCGCGCTCGACGTCTGACATCTCGTTGGGCTCTGCCAGATGGGGGAGGATCGCTGCCACGCCCCCGAGCCTACCAGAGCCGAATGCCGACCGTTCAGCGAACGCACTGCCGCTTGAAGCGACTCAGCTCGGCGTCGTAGTTGCCGCGATCGTCGGCGGTCAGTGGCGCCGAACGACCGATCACGCGCTCGGTGTGCTTCACGATCGCGAAGGCATCGAGGCAGCGGTTCTTGTCGAGCGCGGCGCGGACACCTTTGATGCCGTCGCGGATCGATAGGTACTGCCGAATGTTCGGCCCGAAGTCGGCGAGCTGCTTCTTACGTCGACGCGCCATCTAGTACCCCGGACGGCCGCGCTTCTGCTGGCGACGGCGGTAGCGCATTTGATAGGGCTTGCAGAGCGCCTGATACATGCGGCCGATCGGGATCTCACGACCACCGTGATCGATGAAGATGCGGTGCTTGCCCGTGCCGCGCTGGCCTGCCTCGTGGCGCTTCACGATGACCGTGTAGCCATCGACCTTGAATCGGCCGTGCATGTTCTTCGGGATCTTGTCGGCCTTGAGCCCGAGCGCCTGGCGAATGCGGTAGCTCGCGCTCTGGCTCCACTTGCAGGCGCTCTTCGGGAGGGGCGGGTATTCACGTGCCATCGTCGTTACCTCGTCTTGCAGCGAACACGGACGATGTTGGAGTCGCTCGCGATGCCCGGCGTGCCGTGTTTGCCACCGAGGTTGAGCACCCAGCCATGCGGACCGCGCATCACCGCGCGACCCGTACGCTGCTGGCCGTGCGGCGTCACAATCGTGACGATGCAGCCAGGCCTGATCGTGTCGACGAGTCCGCCGAGTCCACTACGTCGTTTGTGTCGTTTCGCCATTAGCGCTTCCTCCGCGTGCCCTTCGAGGTCAGGCCGAAGTCAACATTGCACGCGCTATCGCCGAGCTTCTTGCCCTTGCGCGTGAGGTAGTAGAAGGCTCCACCCGCGGGCTTGATGTGCCCGTGCTTCTCCAACCATGGACGCATGCCGCGCCCGCCGTAATAGCTGAGATCGCTGGTGTGAATGCGTCCGCCTGAATCAGCGGTCACCGCCATGCAGATCTGTTTAGCTGACGGCTTGAAGCGCTTCTTGGCCATGCCCCGAGCCTATCAGAGCCCTATTTCGGGCAGCAGATGATCTTGCGGATTCCGGTCTTGCCCATCGGGATCGATGCGTACTGCCCCGCCTTGCAGCGCGACGGTGAGAACTGGCGGAACCGCAGCTGCGTTGCGTTGCGATCGATCTTCTTGATCGTCAGCCGATGATCGCGCAGCCACTGCTTGGCCCGCTTCTCGGAGTACCTCGCCGTCGAGAACACGACCGACTGCGCCTGCATGCCGACCTTGCACTTCTTGAACACGCCCCGCTTGCGGGGCTTGCCGCCCGGTCGCTTGCACGTGCGGTTGAACGCTGCGAACGTGACAAGCCCACGATCGTGGGCCCGACGGCGAGCGCGGGCAGAGCAGTCCTTCGCCATGGCTAGTTCACGAAGGCGGCAACAACAACCCACGTATCGACGCCGTCCGAGACGTAGAGGCCCGATGATCGCGCGGGGATGTAATTAACGTCGCCGCTGATCGTGTCGCCACCCGACGGCGCAACGGCGACGCTCGATTCACCCGCGTCACCAAGGAACTTCTTGACCACGCACCAATCGCCGTTGCTGACGCTCGCGGCGGGCGGCAATGTCACCGTCGGATTCACGAGCAGCGTCGAGACGAGATTCACGAACAACGCGGTCGCCGTGAAGTCTCCGTCGTGCACCGTCGGATCGATGGGAAACAGCGGGGAGCCACCGCCGCCCCCGCCGGTACCGCCACCCGACGCGACGAACGGGCGTGGGCTCAGGCTCGTGTTCTGCGCACCACCGAATGCGCGCTGGATCGAATGCTTCAATTCGAGCCACACGCTCACGTTTGCTGGCGCGTCGTTGTTGTTGGTGACCGTGACCTCGGTCGAGCTTGCGGTGACTGTGAAGCCCGCCGTATTCGCTGCGACGAAATCCGGTGTCTGCGGGACACCCGCGATGTTGATATTGTGTGGCAGCGACACCGTGCCCGCTGCAGCCACCGACGTAAACGCGACCACCTGAATCAGCTGATCGGCCATGACTATTTCCTCCGTTTCTTCGCACGACGGCCATCGAGCTGCCCCGGCGGATCCTGATAGGTCGCCTTCCAATCCCACGGTGCCAACTCGATGCGGCGGCAGTGAGAATTGGTGACGGTGCGGCCCTTCTCGGTGAGCGCAAGCGTGCCCTTGCGGGGCTTCGTCACGAGGCCACCCTTGACGAGCTGGCGCTCGGCCTTGTCGAGATCGCGCGGGCTGATGCCTTGCTTACGAGCGACGTGGCGCACGCCTCTGCGTAGCGTCGGCGTCAGGCTTGGTTTGCCCTGACCGGCGCCGCTCCAGAAGCGAAGTGCGCACAGCAGGATGGTTTCGGGATCGCGCGACATGCTTATTTCCTCCGACGCTTGCGACGGGCGCGGCCAAGACCGGGGAGTGGACGCGTCTTGCGGAAGAGGTCACCACAGCGGCGCTGATTCGCGCTGTCATTCGAGAGCGCCCACAGCGTCGCCTGCGCCTGCCGCGCGTCCTGGCTGCCCCAATTCACAACGGCCGGCTTGCCGTTGACGTGTGCGACGTAGACGCTGCCGCGATCCTCGATGCACGCGTTCTTCGGGATCGCCTTCCAGTGGATGTTGGCCTTGGGAAGCTTCGACACGACTAGTGACCCTTCCTGCTACGAGGGCATTTCCCCGTCGCCAAGAACTTCTTTGCGGCCTTGAGGCCGAGTGCGGTGCAGACACCGTTGTCCGGCCCGAAGTAGGTGTTGTCCGGCTTGTCGAAAAATCGATAGCGCGTGATGCCATCACCTGGCGAATACTTCGCGACGTAGAGGCCTTTGCCTCGCGCGTCCTCGGAGAGTTGCCGGAACCTCGTCTTCTTCGCCATGCCACCGAGCTTACACGGCTCGAATGCTGGTGTTAATCGAGGAAGATGAACTCGTACCCTGCGGTCTGGATGAACCAGCACCGCTCGGGGCCCCACCACGACCGGAATGCGCCCGTCGTTGGATCCGATTGCCGCGCGTTCGCGAGCCATTCTCGCTCGGTCTCGCCGTCGTCGAGTAGTGGCGAGATATCGATGTTGTCGAGTAGCTCACCGAACGACACAGGCTCGGCGCAGCCCATCATGGCCTGCCACTTGGTCTCGTTGTCCGCGCCTTTGCGTCGAACGAGATCGCACTGCCCGACGTATTTGCGACGCCGCGCCACTACCGACGGCGACGGCGAGCGCCGCTGAGCGGCTTCTGGACCATCGGGATGATGCCGCGCCGGCAGGCTTCGACCGCACCGCGTTGTGCACGAGTGGCTGTGCTCGCGAGTTTGGAAGCACGCGTCGCGACGCCGTTGACGCCAGCTTCGGCGGCCAGGGCTTCGGCGGCAGTCGCTTCGGCGGCGACGTCCGTGTAGTGACCGATCAGCGAGCAGGGGTTCGAGCGGCGTTTGCGGCCGAGGATGCTCGCGAAGTTTTTCTCAGCTGAGCGTAGCCAATCGTCGTGACGTGCCATGATCATTTCCTTCGTCGACGGCGCGAGGCGCCTGTGAGGCTGCCCGTCTTGCGCGGGTCGCCGACCTTGTAGTCTTTGCGCACGCACGAACCCGCGTAGTAGAGCAGCGTGCCCGGCGGATGACCACGGCCCGCCTTGACGCGCGAGCGCTCGTGGTACCACTTCGTCACCTTGGCCTCGACCTTCATCGAGCAGGGCGCGTAGCACTGGACGTCACCACCGACGGCGCGACAGCTGACCGTGTTGATGCCTCGACGTGAAGCCGCGCGCCGCGCGCTCTTCACAGGGCCTTTGACGATCAGCGAAACGTGATCACGCGCCATGACTAGCGCCTCCGTCGGCGCGGGCCGTGGAGCGACTTCGCGCGAGCGTGGGACATGCGTTGTTCGCCCCATGCGCTGGGAACGAGCGGCTTACCCTCACTGCGGCGATCGGCGATGTAACCGCCGATGCCGAGTGCGAGGATGACGAGCAGCGGGTGTGCTTTGATGATGTCGCCTGCGCCGTGAAGACCGGCGAGCGTCGTCGCGCGGAGCGGCGCGGACACACCGATGCCACGGATGCCCATCAGCGATGGGCCGCCGCGGTATCCCGAGAGGCCCATGATGAGCGCCACGAGCTATCGCCTCCGCGACAGCTCAGCGCAGCCGCGCATCAGCCTGCTACGGGCTTCGCGCTTCTTCGCGGGCGTGAACTGCGTGTCGCGCGGATAGTTGATCGCGTTGATCGCGCGACCATCCTTCGAGTAGAGGATGGCCGCTGGGCCGCCCCTGCCCGTGATGAATTCGACGGAGCACTTGGCCTTGGCCACGACTAGCGCCTCCGACGACGAGCGCCCGAGAGGCCGAGCTTCTGCTTGATCGGCGCGCCGAATTTGCTCCAGCCGAAGTAGCCGATGCCGACAGCGCTCGCGGCGATGATGCCGAGCTGCGCCCACGACGGAAGGCCCGTCCAGCCTCCGGTGCCGAGGCCCTTGAGCTGCGCATCTGACGGCGACGTCTTCCAGTAGAAGGAGCCGTAGCCGCCGGGGATGCCCGTGTAGACCTCGCGCATGCGGATCGACGGGTCCGTCGGATCCCAAACGCCGACCTGATCGTAGTTTTTCAGAACATGCATCGAAGCCTCGCGGTCAGTGGTGGTAGTGCGTAGAAACGAAATCGCCGTCGAGCGCTACCTCACGGGAGATGCTCTCGACGGCGATCATCGCGTTCGGTTAGCGACGCTTGCGGGCGCGCTTGCTCTTGAGGCACTGACCCTTGCGCTTGCCGCGCTTCGCAACACCGAACTTGCACTTACGCTTTGCCATCTGATTTCTCCCGTGGTGGGTGGTTGTGAAGGAAGCGTCCCATAGCGGAATCTCAGCGTCAAGCAAGCGCGTGGACGCGGCGAGCGATGCAGAGCGCGTGGCAGCGCATCGGCAGGCAGTGACAGCCAAGCACTTTGCCTCGCAGCGTCGGCAATTGCGCGAGGAGCTGTGGTTGTGCCGACAGCCACTCGTCGTATCGCGCAATCGCTTCCTCGCGCGTGCCGACTCGATACTTCGCGAGCGTGCCCATCTTGTGGGAGAACGGATTGCCCCAGATCGACGAGCGGTCGACCATCACGAGGCGGCCCTGCTGTTTCGCCAGCTCGACGACATCAAGTGAACGGTGGACGTTCACGACAATCGTCGGAAATGCGAGCGCTAGGGAACGATCGCCCACGTCGGTCCACCCGCGCACTTGTACTCGTCGCCCGTCGAGGTATCGATGAGACGGAAGCCCTGCTCGGCTTGCACGAGCAGGTTGGGATCACCCTGATTCCACCACCACACCGGCACCGACTGATAGATCAAGATCGTACCCGCCATTGCACCCTGACTAACCAGCTGCACGGCTGCGTCGACTACTTGCAGATTGACGCCCGTCGTCGCATCGCCACCAATGGCGCCGCTGCTGATGGCGCCACCGTTGAGGTACATCACGATCGTATTGTTGGGGGCGATCAGCAACGCACCGCCATTGAGCGTAGTCTGAGGCCCGATACGCAACGCGCAGTTCCCTGCCATAGGCACCGGAAGAGAGATGACCTCCGCGCCGGCACTGCCGCAGTTGCCGCCCGTGATCGTCGAGGCCTCGATCGCGAGGATGCCGTTGCTGTTGACGATGATCGGTGGTGTGCCCGAGACGTCTTCCTTGAACAGGTTGAGCCCGCAGATGCTCATGAGGTTCGTGATCGCCGCCTCGTTGGTGATAGTGACTGTCACGAGATCGAGTAGCGCGGGCCCGTTCGCGCCGACCCACGAGACGCCCTCCATGTTGTAGGCGTTCCCAGGAATCACGCAGGGCTCAAAGGTGTCGTTGAAGACGATCGTGAAGAAGCCACTTTGCGTCGCGCGGACCGCGGCGAGCGCGGCGTACAGATCATCGAAGTCGGCGAACACGAACGGCGGGCCGCCACCGCCACCGGGCAGGAACGTAAAGACGGTGGTCTCGCCACCGCCACCGCTGCCGCCGCCGCCAGCTACGGAGTAGAACGGTTGTGGGACGAGGTTCGTGTTCTGGACGCCTCCGAAGGCGCGCTGCGACGAGTGCTTCCGTTCCAGCCACACGAAGCACGATGCAGTGTCTTCACCGTTGTTGGTGACCGTACAGGTCGTATCAGTCACCACGGCAGAGAAGCCCGCCGCGGTGAACGCGACGAAGTCGGGCTTCACCTGCAAGCCTTCCAGGTTGATGTTGTGCGCCTGCGCCGAGGAGCCGGACACGGGCACGTTGGTGAATTCCAAGACCTGGATCAGCTGAGAGGCCATGTGGTGACACTACCACTATCGAATTCAGCTAATCGACCGTTCCTGGATTGAGCGAGAAGTGCGTGTGGACCGCGAGCCATGACTCGCCGCGTGGCTTGAGCAGAATCGAGGCACGGCCGGCACGCACGCCACCGCCAACGCGCAACGATTTCCACTGCGTGAGCGCGAGCATGAACCCGTAATCCTGCGACAGCTTGCGTGCCGACGTGAACGTGAAGTCCGTCGTCATTGGCCATGTCCTGCGCCACTGCTCGGCTTCGAGTGCATCGAGTCCGAGCATGATGACTCCTGTCGTACCGAAGCCGATGACGTGCGGATGAAACATCAGCCGTGCTCGCGCGTAGTCGCGGTCGCGCACGCACTCCTCGAAGTCGAGTAGCCAGTCGTCGACGATCATCGACGGACCGGCTTGATGTTCTCGGCGAACAGCCGCTCCTCGCTACCCTTCTCAAGGGCCGCCTTGACCTCGTCTTCGGTCATCGGTCGGAGCACACGTTCCTGCATTTGCTTCTGCAGCTGCTGATGCAACGTTGCCAGGTTCGCGAGCTTGGCTTCGACGTCTACAAGCTTGCGCTCGAACATGAGCAACTCACCACGCAGCGCCTCGTCCGTCGGCGGCTTGAGCAGGGTCACCCGATAGAAATGGTTGAGCTTGAACGGCTGATCGGTCGCACCGATCACGTGCGGCACGCAGCGGCAGCGCCCCGCGTCACGCAGCAGCTCGATCGTCGGCTCAGCGGCCTCAATCGCGGCCTGCTCGTTCCGCGCGTCGACGACCGCGAACGCGACATTCGGCTCGCCCTGCATCTCCTTGTCGCGGATTGCGACGAGCCAGAGGTTCATAGGATGCCATCCTCTTTCTTCTTGCGACGCTCAGCGAACGCCGAAGACAGCGCATCACCGAGCCAGAAGATCCACCCGAGCACGATCAGCACCGCCGTGATGACGAATTCCAGCGCGTGTGCCTGCCACCAAGCCTGAACCATGACGACCTCCCGAGTGATGGGTGGTAACGACGTGCTCATCAATCGTGCTTGGGGCAAGGTGTGTGCTCGTCGTGGACGAGTGATCCCGTGCAGATCGGTGGCGGGTCGGTGGGGCGTTCGGTGCGTTTGGGATGCGTCTGTTCGCGATGCCACTTCTCGAACAGCGCGAGCTTCATATCGGCGCGTTGCGCCACGAGGCGCGGGTCGAGATCGCAGTACGCAGTAACGAACTGGATCGCGGCGAGCACGTCACCCATCTCATTGATCAGCTCGTCCTGCAGGTTCGAGCCGTCCCAGTGCTCGACTTCTCCCTGCGCGCCCATAAGCTTGCCGCAGACCTGTCCAACCTCGCCGATCTCCTCGACGAGCTTGCTGATGCCGGGCCATTCCTTCGCACCGATGAAGAACATCTACGGCTCCTTGTGCTGATGATCGCGCTGAAACGTTTCGAGATCGACAAACATCCGCTCGTCACCCTCCGCGCTCAGTTCCATCTTCGTATCGAGCTGTGCTCCACACTTCGTGCAGTGCTGCGTCATCAGCCGGCCGTCCGCGCTGAGCTGCATGCCGATGTGGCTGGTCGCGTTTGCCATGAGCTTGCGCAGCCGCTCCAGCCCCTCGTTGATCGTCATGCTGCTTTTTGTAGCTCGAACCTACGACAGTACGAAAACTCGTGCGACGCCCACGATCCTTGCTCGGTCATCTGCAGGTACTCGGCGGCGGAATAGGCCTTTGCGGTGACGCCGTGGTAGTAGACGTACTCGTTGAACTGCGAATGCTCGCGGGCAAGAAACTGTCCCGTCGTCAGCGAGAGGTAGCAAACCAGCGTGCGGCCTTCGTCGGGCCCGTTCGTCGAGTCACGCATCGTGAAGAGCACACGGTATTCCCCGCCACCGCAGTGACGGTAGATGCCGAGGGGCTGATGCAACGGTGGCGGAAGTGGTGGCTTGCTCATCGGCGGTCTTTCATGGCTGCCGCAAGTGCAATGCACTGTGCGGCGTGCTCTTCGAGCTGTCGTGGCGTCAGAAAGATGGACACTTTGACGATACCAGCCCTATCCTTGCCCTGGCGCTCGCGGATGCGGATGCGGCCGTAGAGGCCGTGCTTCTCGTCGACGACTTCGATCTCGTCGTCTGGGTCGATGTCGGACTTCACGGGACCTTATAGCCGGTGATGATCAGTTCCTTCACCTTGCCGCGAGCCGTCGCCTTGCTGTTGATCGCACGCGGCGCTTCGACTTCGTGAAGATGGAACCCCTCGTACAGCTCGCGGACGATCTGCGTGTTGCTGTTCGAGAGCATGACGTTGACGCCACGACGCGCGAGTACACGGGCGTGATCAGCGAGCTTGGCTTGCTCGGTGACACCGAATCCGCCCTCGTTGTACGTCGTGAAATTGGCGGTCTTGCTCACCGGTACGTAAGGCGGATCGAAGTAGACGAAGTCGCCCTTGACCGCGTAATTCGTCGCGTCCACGAAGTCGCCTGCATGGATCTGCGCACCCGATAGTGCCACCGCAGCCTCGCGGAGCAGCTTCTCGTTGCAGATGCCGGGGTTCTTGTACTTGCCCTTGGGCACGTTGAACTTGCCGTCGAGGTTGACGCGATAGAGCCCATTGAAGCAGGTCTTGTTGAGGTAGATGAACGCGCCCGCTCGCATGATCGGCGTGACGTCGTAGTCGCCGTCGTTCCAACGCGAGCGCGTGCGGTTGTAGTACTCCTCGTCGAGCTTGTGCAGC